AGCGCGTCGCGCGTCCTCCTGCGGCCCTCAGCGCCGGGGTGGCGGAGCATCAGCCGGCGTCGAGCTCGAGGGCCTTCGGCGGCGTGGCCAGGTGCCTAGAGGGCTATGTGCCTTTAGTCCTACCGAGCGGCGCCACCGGCTCTGCCACCATGAGGTACTCGCGCCCCTCCGTCTTCGGATACACCGTGGCCTCGCTCAACGGCGGAAGGCCGCGCACGATCTTCATCGTCTCGAGGCTCACGGTGATCACGCGGAGTAACAGCGAGAGCGGGTAGCGCGGGTCGCCGACGGTCTCCGTCGCCCAAGCGTTCGCATCCTTCACGATGCCGCTCGGGTCCTCGGTCAAGACGCACTGCCGCTCCCGCACCCATTCGATCGCCGACTTGCCGTTCACAACGTACTCGTAGGCCTCGAGCGGGATCTCGCGGACGGTGATGATCTCGTTGTAGTGAATGATCGTCTTGTCCTTGCCCTTCCCGAACGCCATTTTCTCGACGCGGTACTGCGCTCCCGTCGGCTTCTTCGGTCCCTCGATCGTGACGCCCTGATACTCGGGCACGCGCTCATAGCCGACGTGCAGATCCGCCAGCGCGCGCCCCGCCTTGCTGAACGCCCAGAAATCCACCGCCGTCTTCATGCACGGGATGCGTGGGAGCTCCTTGCCGAGATTGTCGGCGTAGCGCTCGCGGTACTGGGTCGAGTGGAGGACGCCGTAGACGTAGTAGAAGACGTGCTCCTTCGTGATCCTCTCGCCGGGGTACGCGTCCCGGAAGTGCGCCAGGCCAGCGTCGGTGATCGCGTCACGGCGCGTGGGAGCAGCACTCTTCTTGCTCTTCGTTGACGCGAACAGGTCGGCGCCGGATCCATCGTCGTCCGCCTCGTACACGTAGAGCGGGAAAAACTGCGAGCCAACCATGTCCGCGGCGTGAAGGCTGGGAACGACGTCGGCCATTAGGGCCGAAAATCCCGACCGCGACTCGCCAGCGGACACGCCGATGACCCTGTTCGTCGTCTTCGACGACGGAAACAAGCGGGGCATCTGGAGCACGCGCTCGTTCAGCTTTCGATCGAAGTACAACCATTCCTTCGAAAACGGTCGATAGAGGCTCGGCACGATGCGCGTTGCATCGAACGCAAGCTTCGTGTCCCGCGCGAGATCGCTCTTCAGGTTCACGGTCCAGCTGATCCTCGTGGGATCCGTGTCCACGAAGTCATCGACGCGCGCAGCGCGGGCCTTCTTATCCAGCGCTCGGTGTTGAGCGTTGAACCGCGCGCGTTCAGCCTCGTAGAACCGGATCATCTTGGCGACATTCGCAGAAAGGCCGGTCTCTGAGGGGCTGCGCACCCAGGCGTCGCGGTTCGTGTTCACGCCCAGGGAGAAGACGTCGAACACGGCGGGCTCCGCCCCGCTCCTGTCGCCCAGGACGATGTGGCGACCGAAACTCTCGTCCCGCTGCTTCAACCAGTCGCCATGCGCGTCGGGCGTGATGGCCGTCCAGCCATTCCCTTTGGTGACCCCCTCCACGCTCCCGAACTCCTTCACCGTCGCGAGTTTCTGCTCGCGCGTAAGGTAGTCGCCGACGTCGCGGAAAAATATTCGGCCCCGCCGCGCCGCGTTGGGGTTCTTAACCAGCAACGAGATCGCCACCGGCGCACGGCTTCCGCTGCCGAAGATTTTGCCCCCCTCCTTCCTCGATCGCTCGCCCGCGGTGCGTTGGTTGCCTCGCAGGTGAAACATGTAGAGGTCGCTGAACTCTTCGGCGAGGCACTTGCGGAGGCCGTCCGTCGTGTTCGCCTCGATGAAGTTTGCGTTCGTGACGAAGCCGATGACCCCGCGGTCGCCGATACGGTCGCTCGCCCATCGGATGGCGCGCACGTAGCTGTCGTAGAGTCCCTTCGCGAGCTTCGCGCTGGTGCGCGCGGCGTAAGTCTCTGCGATGCGTCCGTCGAGGTGTTCGTACTCGACGTTCGCGTTGTTGTCGTTCTCGCTTTCCTGCCCGATCGAGTACGGCGGGTTCGACACGATGACGCGAATGTCGAGCTTCTTCTGCCGCGTCCGGCGCGCGCTGTTGTCCACGAGCACACGCGAGATGAGGTCGTCCTTCTCATGGAGCTGAAAGGTGTCCGTGAGGCAGATCCCCTCGAACGGCGCGTACTCGCCCCCCACGACGTCGTGGTACGCGGCCTCGATGTTGATCGCCGCGATGTAATAGGCGAGCAACACGATCTCGTTCGCGTGGATCTCGTCCCGGTATTTACGCGCGAGCTCCTCTTTCGAGAGGAGCCCAGTCTGCATCAGGCGCGTGATGAACGTGCCAGTGCCCGTGAACGGGTCGAGGATGTGCACGCCCTTGGCGCCAAGCGTCTGCCCGAACTCCGTGCGCAGCAGGTGATCGACGCTCTTCAAAATGAAGTCCACGATCTCGACCGGCGTGTACACGATGCCGAGCCGGTCGCTCATCTTCTTGAACGCGTGGCTGAAGAACTTGTCGTACAGCTCGAGCACGATTTTCTGCTTGCCCTCGGCGTTCGTGATTCCCTCCGCGCGCAGCTTCACCGAGTCGTAGAACGCCTTCAGGGTGCTCGACTCCTTCTCGAGATGGTGCTCGTGCAGCACGTCGAGGACGCTCTGCATGGCGCGCGACATCGAGTTCTCGGTGGCGAAGCTGTGGCCGGCGAAGAGCGCGTCGAAGACGGGCTTCGTCACCATGTGCTGCGCCAGCATTTCGATGACGTCGTCGTCGCTGATGCTGGGGTTTAAGTCGTCGCGGAGCTCGTCGCGGAAGCTCTCGAACGCATCGATCTCACGCCTGTTCTTCTTGTTCTCGAGGATGCCCTTGATCCGATCGATGTGCGTGGCGGCGATCTCAGCGATGTCCTTCGCCCACTCCTCCCAGTGGCGGCGGTTGCCGACCTTGTCGACGAGCTTCGCGTAGATCGCGCGCTCGATCTCGCCGATGTTGAACTCCAAGGTCGCTTGCGCAGCAGGTGCGTCCGCATCCCCACCCGGACCGGCGACGCCGATCGTGTTTCCGCCTACGGCGCTTCGCTTCCGCGCGGCGATTCGCGTGCCCTCGGAACCGCCTCGCGAGCGCGGCCGACGTGCGATCTTGTCGGAGATCGCGATGACCTCCATCTTCGTCGTGTCCTGGCCGATGAGGGAGAGCTTATTGACCATCGCGTCGAAGCGATCGTCGTGTGCGCGGAGCGCGTTCAGCACCTGCCACACGACGCGATAGGTCTCGTTGTCGTTGAGCGCTTCGTGCGGCTCCTTCCCGGCGGGGATGACGACCGGAAGCACGACGTACCCGCGCTTCTTGCCGTCGATCTTGCGCATCACGCGCCCGACGGATTGGACGACGTCAATCTGCGAGTTACGCGGCGTCAAGAAGAGGACCGCGTCGAGCGCCGGCACGTCTACGCCTTCGGAGAGGCAGCGGACGTTGCTGAGGATGCGGCACGTGTCCTCGGGCGTCTCCGCCTTGAGCCAGTCGATCTTCTCCTCCTTCTGCGTCGCGTTCATGCTGCCGTCCACGTGCGCGGCCTCGCAGCGGAGCCGCTTCGCGGTGTCACCGTCTTCGGTGGGCTCGCTCTCCTGGTACGCCTTGACGACGGCCTCAAAGATCTCCGCGATCTCCTTCGAGCTGACCTTGTGCACCCTCGCATTGGGCTGGCGCTCGATGACCTGGCAGAAGGCGACGGCGCGTTTCATCGGCGTACCGTCGCCGTGCAATCCCTCGACGATGCCCTGCTTGGAGAGCGCCTTCCAGCAGCCGATGATCTTCGACGCGTCGTCGACGCGGAGCGTATTGTCGGGCGACTTCAGCAGCTCCTGGATGCGGCGGCTCACGTGCGCCTCGTCGACGGCGAGGACGATGACCTTGTAATCGACGAGCAACCCCGCGGTGACCGCCTTGTTGAACGTGAGGACGTGGAGGTTCTTGCCGTACTGCTCCTCCTTGTCCATCGAGCAGAGCTCGACGCTGTCCTGCTCCGCCTTCGCCTTCGCGAGGTTGCCGAAGATGCGCGGCGTCGCCGTCATGTAGAGGCGCTTCTTCGCGCGGATGTACTTGGCGTCGTGCACGCGCACGAACGGGCTCTCATCCTCGCCGTCGAACGTGGCGCCGGTGGTCCGGTGCGCCTCGTCGCAGACGATGAGATCGAAGGCAGGGAGACCCTGCTCCTGCTGGGCGCGATGCACGACCTCGATAGAGTGGTACGTCGCGTAGACGACGCTCATGTGCTTCGCGTCGTGCCGCGCCTTCATCTCGGCGGCGAGGCGCTTCGCGTCCGTCGTCGCCGGGTACTGGAGCTCGTGCACGAACGTTTGCACGGTGTCGTCATCTTTCTTGCGCTTCTTCCCGACGTCGCTGTCAGAACAGACCGCGAAGCTTTGGAGCTTCGTGTCACTCTCCTGCGTCCACTCGGTGAGCGTCTGCGAGAGCAGCGCGAGGCTCGGGACGAGGAAGAGCACGCGCTTTCCTGCCCCCGCGAGCTCCTCGGCGATCTTCAGGCTCGTGAAGGTCTTCCCGGTGCCGCACGCCATGATCAGCTTCCCGCGGTCGGCGTCCTGGAGGCCCGCGCGAACAGCGGCAAGCGCGTCGCGCTGGTGAAGGCGAGGCGTCTTCTTCGCCTTGAGGACGACCGGCTCGCGGGGCGTGAAACTGGACCAATCGATCGCGCTGATCTCGAGCGCGTTGAGGTCGACCTTGGTGACTGGGATGTGCTGACCGCGGAGAGCATCCTCCGCGTGCTCGGACCAGTGGCTCGTCGTCGCGAAGATGATCCGGTGCGTGAACGGCTTCTTGCCGGATGCGGTGAAGAAGCTGTCGATGTCGGATTTCCTGACCTCGTAGTCCGCCGCGTACAGCTTGCACTGGATCGCGTGGGCCTCGTTGGTGAACGTCTCGGCGACGAGGTCGATACCGGCGTCGCGCTTGTCGAGCCCCTGTCGCTCGGCCCACACGGCGTAGGGCTCGACGCTCCGATAGAGCTCGCGGTACACGGGCTCGTTCTTCAGGTACGCGACGGTCAGCTCCTCGAAATACGTGCCTGACTCGCGGTGGGTCGCCGCGGCGGAGCGGAAACGGTCGAGGAGATCGTGAAGGGCGCTCACGAGGCGGCCTCGCACGGCTCGCCGGGGGAAGCGAGGCGCCGCGCGATGACGGACCGGATGAAGGGGGGGATGGAGGAGAGGTTCGGGTAGAGCATGGGCGAGGGGGAGCAGTGAAAGTGCCCCCGATTGGCGCCGGATGATACGCGAGCTACGCGGGCTTTAGAGAGGCCGTCGTCGGGGAGGCACCCACCCCCCCAGGCGCCTCGCGATCGCGCGTCAGCGGGCCGTTTACGAGGGCACTTTTTCCATCGCCCCCCTAGAACGGCACCTCCGCGAGCTGCTCGGGGCTGTACTGCGGGCGGCGAGGGGCCGGCCGGCGAAGCGAACGACGCGCCTCCTTGTGCTGGGCTTCGAGCTCGCGGATCAAGGCGTCGGTCTTGTCGTCCATGGAGTCGAGCACGTCGGCCGGGTTCTCCTCCGCGTAATGGAGAAACGCTTCGGTGCGCGACATGCGCGGCGAAGCCTTGATCCCACGCTTCACACGCTCGAAGAGGGCCACGAGCTCGGGCGGGATGTTCGCGCGGACCTCGTCGTCGCTCTCCGACTGGCGCTCGATGCGCGTCACCCGCGGGGCCTCTTGGCGACGCTTGCGGTTCGAGCGCTCGATGCGCCGTAGGTCCGCCTCGAATTTCTTCTCCGCCTGGAGCTCGGCGCGAGCTCGCAAAATGGAGTCCTTGATCCCACGGGCTTCGCCGAGGCGCACCGTGCACGCCTGGCGCGCGCCCAGGCGCTCGGCGCGCATCGACTCGCGGAGCTCCTCGAGCACGCGCAAGCGCATCGCGCGGGCCCTCTCGCGCGCGGCGATGCGCTCGGCGCGGCAACGTTCCTTCGCCTCGCGGAGCGCGACCTTTCGGCGTTGTCGTGCCTCGCGGAGCTGCGCGGCGAGGCTCGCGATCTTCTCGCGCGCCTTCTTCTTCCGATCGCGTTCGAGCTCACGAAGAAGCCACTTTTTGTCGAGCGCCTTGGCTACCGGCATGGATCACCCCGTCTCTACGCGAGCCGCGCGGCGCGGTAGTGCGTCGCGGCGGCGATGAAAGCCAACGTTCCACCCGCCACGAGCGCGACGAGCGCGGCCGGCGCATCGCGCCGCAGGTGGCCGAGCAAGTCGCACTCCGGGTGCACCTGGTCGAGGTGCGCTTCCCAGTGATCGCCGAACGCCTGCACGTGCAGGCCACGGCACGAAGCATCGGGGGCAAATCGCAGATCGGCCCCCTGGCCACGGGGAAGCCCGATGCTCGCGCGAGCTCCCAGCGCGCGAGGATCGGGGAGAGCGTCGCGCGCCAGCGTGACCACCGTTCGCGGCGGCCGACGCGCGAGCTCGTCGTGCACGGCTTGCCACGTCAGCACGACGCGCACGCTTTCCGCGGCGAGCACTCGACGGCATCGATCCCCTGGTGCCAGTCGTGGATGTTCGGTGGGTGCATAGCCCGCCGGAACCTGTAGATCCGCCCCTGCACTTCCTCGACGTACTGGCGCTTATCGGCGACCGTTCTCGTAGGCGTAGAGATCGGAGTGGATGCGGCTCACGGGCTGGCACTCGCGCTCGATGAGCCCGGGCCCCGCGAGAAAGGTCGGCGAGGGCGCGTCGGTCGCAGCGACCTTCACGCCGTCGACGATGACGATCGCGGTCTCGATCTCTCCGAGGTACGCGGGGCGCAGCCCGAGCGCAGCGCAGGCGGCACGCACGACGTCGAGGCGGTCGGTCTTCACGAGGCGGCCTCGACAGACTGCACGGCGGGAGAAAAGACGCCGCACGAGTAATGCAGGCTGCGCTCGACGCGGTCGGGGGTGAGAGCGACGAGAGCGAGAGCAGCGAAGGGGGACAGCGAGATCATGGTCAGCACTCCTCAGTGTTTGCGCTCGCGCGCGTCATCGTGTCGAGCATACACCCCACCCGGGGCGCAATATCTTTGCCTGCTGTCGATGGGCTTTTCCATTCCTATGTTCAGTGCTCGGGTGCGTGTCCATGTCGCACTCCCGCGCGATCGTGGCGGTTCCCCGGAAAAGCCAGGGCAAGCGCGCAGCGCGAGGCGAACGGCTCGGGAACGGTCGGGAGCTGGTGCCCCTGGTCGCACCGTTGCCCGAGATCGGTCGAGCCAAGAGCACGCTCGCTCGCGCGGAAGCACTGAACGTATGAATGGAAAAGCCCATCGACAGCAGGCAAAGATATTGCACCCCGGGTGGGGTGCGTTATTGTGTATCTCGTGATGACGACGAACGCGCGAGCACGCAAGCCGGGGCAGGGGTCGAAGTGGCTGCGTCGCTCGACGCGCCTTGCGCTGTACGCGCGCGACGGCTTTTGCTGCGTCTACTGTCGCGCGAGCGCGAAGCGCGGGGCCGTTCTGACGATCGACCACGTTCTGCCGTGCGAGCTCGGGGGGACGAACGACCACGCGAACCTCGTAACCGCGTGTCTCAGCTGCAACAGCGCGAAGCGCGCGCTGTCGCTTCGCGCGTTCCTCGCATTCTTGCGCATGCGTCACGTCGACACGACGGGTGTCGCCGCGCGCGTGCGTCGTCTGACGCGCGCCCCCCTCAATCGCCAACTGGGCCGCATGCTCGCGGCTGCATGACAACAAGGAGACCGAATCATTATGGCTCACATGCTCGAAAGCGCTCGCTCGATGATCTACGTTGGCAAGACCCCGTGGCACAAGCTCGGGATCAAGCTCGACGCGCCACCCACGACTGCCGAAGCGATGAAGTGCGCGGGGATGGACTGGGAAGTCGGCCTGAAGGCTCTGCAGACGAGCGACGGGGAGCCCGTCAGCCACAAGGCCTGCTACCGAAAGAGCGACGGGAAGATCTTCGGCGTTGTCGGCCCCGCGTGGACGCCCCTGCAGAACGCCGAGGCGTTTTCTTGGTTCGACCCGTTCCTCGAGGCGAAGGAAGCCAGCATCGAGACCGCGGGATCGCTCTTCGGGGGCTCACGCATCTGGGTGCTTGCGAAGCTGAACCGAGACCCCATGACCATCGTCAAGGGGGACGACGTGCTGAAGTACGTCATCCTGTCGAACGCCCACGATGGCAAGTTCGCCGTGCGCGTCGGGTTCACGCCTGTTCGCGTCGTCTGCGCCAACACGCTCTCGATGGCCACCAACAGCAAGCTCATTCGCGTCCGCCACACGCGCAACGTCGAGGACGTGCTCGTCGCCGTGCGCGACGCGATGAACCTCGCCAACGCCCAGTTCGAAGCGACCGCCGAGCGGTATCGCTTCCTCGCCCGCGTGAAGTGCACGGGCGACGATCTCGCGAAGTACGTCAACGTGGTGTTCAAGCGCCCCGCGCCCGTCGGGAAGAAGGCGAAGGCCCCCGAGACGTCGAGCGAGCTTGTCAACGCCATCCTCGACGACGCGACCGCCGCGACGAGCGAAAACGACTTCTCCTCCCGCTGCGTCGACGCCATCCGCGAGAACTTCGAGAGCGGCAAGGGCAACACGATGCGAGGCGTGAAGGGCACGTGGTGGGCCGCGTACAACGCCGCCACCGAGTACCTCACCCACCAGCGCGGCAAGACCGACGAGAACCGCCTCGCCGCGCAGTTCAACGACGCCATGCAGTACAACCGCCAGTTTCTCTCGACCGCCTGCGCGATGGCCGCTGCCGCGTAGCTCGCGTCGCGACCCCCTGCCCCTCTCGACGTGAGGGGGGCAGACGTCGCGACACTGAGTCGCCCACAAGGAGTCACCGATGAACGCCGCCATGGCCCGCCAGTTCACCCGCGAGATCCCGCCGCGCCTGCTGCGTAGCGCGAAGCCGATCACCGCGATCGTCTCGCCCGACTACGAGCGAGGGGCCCCGTACAACCGCCCGGGGCGCAGCTGCGCGGGGGGCAGCGGCTACTGCCGCTCGCGCGAGCCCAGAACGAGCACGCGTCGAGCGCCTACACCGGGCGCTCGCCGAGCCGTGGGCTGACCGCAAACTACGCCGAGAGCCACCCCAACGAAGTCGTCGCCGCGCTGCAGGACGCAGCCGACGAGAAGATCGCTACCATGATTGAACCGCCGAGGAGCCGCCTGATGCGCCAGTCGATACTGAACGAAGGGGCCGCGCCGCTCGTGCTCGCGCCGTCCCCTGGGGAGCCCGAGTTGCCGGGGATGGCCGAGTGGCGCGCGAAGCAGAAGCTCGCCGCCGCCGCCGATCTGCTGAAGCGCGAGTTGGCGAGTTTCGCGCCTGCTGCGAGGGAGGACGGACGATGAACAAGACAACGATCGAAAACTGCGGCCTCAGCGGGTTGCCGCTGACGCTCGCCGACGTCGCGCGCGTGTCGCGCTCAAGGCGCGTGGTCACGCTGCGCCACGTGTGGCCCGAGAACGTGGACGCCCGTATCTGGTCCGGGGTGCGTCGCGCGTACGCGCTCGGGGCTCAGGCGCTCGCCAACAAGATAGGCAAGAGCGTCGAAGTCTACGCGCGGGACGGCTACATGCTCGCCTGCTTCGAGTACGAGGAGGGAGGCGCCACATGCGTGCCCTGATGGTCAAGCACCCGTGGTCGGGGCTCATCTCGTGGGGGCTCAAGCCCTACGAGATCCGAACGTGGCGGACGAAGATGCGCGGGCAGCTGCTCATCTGCTCCAGCGCTTCGCCCTCGCGCGACGTCGACGCGAGCCGCATCGAGATCGAGGGCCCGCCCGCGCTCGGGGTGACCATGTGCATCGTCGATCTCGTCGACTGCCGCCCGTTCGAGGCGAGCGACGCTGACGGGGCGTGGTGCTCACCCTCGACGTGCCTGCGCGGGGACGCGCAAGACGGGCTGCATGAGTGGGACGGCAGGGGCAAGGAGCGCTGCCTGCGCTGCCAGCTGCCGCGTGAGTACGTCTGGGAGCTGCGCAGCGTGCGCACCGTCGAGCGCGTGCCCGTCAAGGGGCGCCTGAACTTCTTCGACTTCGAGGGCGCGCTCGTGAGGCCAGGGGTCGCCCCGCTGCCGCACATCAGGAGGCGATGAGCATGTGTACGACAACAGATGCCGGGCACGGAGCCCGGACGGAGGATGAGACGATGACCGCCGAGAAGCTTGCCAAGAGCCTGTTCGCTGATGACATGGGCCGCGCCGATTCCTATGTTCAGTGCCTCCGCGCGAGCGAGCGTGCTCTTGGCTCGACCGATCTCGGGCAACGGTGCGACCAGGGGCACCAGCTCCCGACCGTTCCCGAGCCGTTCGCCTCGCGCTGCGCGCTTGCCTGCGCCCCATGTCTCGGAACGCCACCGGAGTTGCCGATGCCTCCCGTCGGAGCTCGGGCGGTCGAGTGTTGCCGACATAGTACAGCCACGTGCGCTTGCGTGCCGCGTGCCCGTAGGCGCTCTGCCAGACCTCGCAGGTCCACTCGTTCGGTCGTGCCGTCAGACTCCAGCCGGGCCCGATGGGTCGACCACCACCGGGTGAGGCCCGGCGTACAGCCGCGCGTCCCTCATGGCGTCCCACGGGTCAACTCCGGGCAGACCGAAGTAGCAGCCGCCCGTGGCGACGAATAGGGCGGCGACCGTCTTCACGTCTGGCTCTTGCTGCCGATCGGGTACCCACACGCCAGCAGCGTCCTGGTCTGCTCCAGCAGCTCCGTACAGCGCCGCTGCGTGCTGCCCATGTTCTCGACGAGCTGCGCGTTGCTCGCCGTCACTCGCGCAAGCACGGCGTCGGTCTGGGCGATGTCGGCCTGCAGTTGACGGACGCGCGCGACCAGTAGCGCGATCCTGGATTCAAGGACGTCGCGGCCGACGCCTGCGGTGACGGAGATGTCGTCGAGGTTCATGGCGTGATGAGCCCCTTCACAGGCAGAACCAGGTCGCCTGGGTCCACGTGCTCTACGAGCTTCGACAGTTGCTCGACGACGACCTGTCGACCTTCAGCCACCGGCATCGTGTTGGTCTCGCCGTGCGAGCGGCCGGCGTTGTAAGCTCATGATGAGCAGGGCCTCGAAGATCGATTGCTCCTTTGCGCTCACGGTCTCTCCTTTCCGCACGCGCGGCATGCTTGGTGGTTTTCTTTCGCGGTCCCGGTGAACACGCCGCATGCGCCGCACATGAACCCCGGCGTCAGGTTCGCCCGCAGCAGCGCGCGAGCTTCCTCCACCGCCTGCCGCTCCTCGAAGAAGCTGCCGCCCGTGACCCGTTCGGCCACGTCGAGCATCTTGATGACGTGGTGCAGGCGTTCGTCGAGCGTCACGGCTAGGCTCCGCACACGTGAATGCCGCTAGGCACGTACGCGCTGTCGGCGTACCCACACTTCTCGCACACCTTCGGCTCCAGCTCCTTCAGCCTCGCCCTCGCCTCCCGGATCGCCGCGATCGCGATGCGCCCGTGGAGCTGGAATGGCGAGATGATGTCCTCGGCGATGGCGAGTCGGTCGTCGAGGCTCATCGCTTGTTCCGAAGCAGGTGGACGATTTCTCGAAGGCTGAGATTGCGCACGCTCTTCCACGGTAGATCAAGACGCTCAGCGATGCGAAACCACGTGCTGCCCGTCCTGCGGCCGACGTCACCGTCACCTGTTGGTGCCCGAAGAACCAGCCACGATCTCGTGAGGTTGGGTGGACGACAGATCCCTCTTGGCGTACAAGATGCAGTAGCGGTAGCGAGCTGGACTCGCTGGCGCCAAGGAGCGGGTCACATGGCGATTGCCTTCGACGTGAACGACCTGGAGGCCGGGTCGGCTGTTCGCAGCAAGGGGGTACGACAGCGGGTCGTCCGCGCTGTCGGAGGGACACGGGGGACGGAGAGCTTCGAGGGGAGGCAGAAGCCCGCGCAGCGTCGGCGGTTCGACCGCCTGAATCGCGTGGAGCTCGACGAGTTGAATGACCTCTGGGGCATGTACGACTCCAGCATCGGCCAGCGCAGCGTGCACGGCGCCGTCGAGGCGCGCCTGCTTCGCGCTCCCCCTCGCGACGAGGTACGGAGCGACATCCTCGACGAGCTTCTGCGCGCCGGTGGTCGGATGCCTGAAGGCGCGCTGCTTCGCATCGTCGCGGCGCAGAAGGGCAAGGCGACGGTCTACGAGGCTCGCCGCGCCCTCAAGATGCTCCAGGTCTACGGCAAGGTGGAGCGGGTAGCCGTCGATGTGCCGCCCATGCCGGACGCGATCAAGATGGAGCGATCCTCGAAGACACCTCCCGGCGACGGGACCGGCATCGTGTCGATGACGATGACCTTCGCGCCAGATCGCCTCACCGATGCCCAGCGGGAGTGGACGGGCTACGAGGTGAGGATCGTGCGCAGGCCCGAGGACGAAGCTCTGTCGCCGGCGGAAGATCCCGCGCGCGAGCGCGGCGACCTTACGATGTCCACGCTCGCTCGCGTGCGCTCGACCATTCACGAGCGGCGCCTCGCCCTCAAGATGGATCAGTGGCGCAAGCAGGACGAGGCGCTCGAAGCGGAACTCCACCAGTGCTACTGCTCCGACAACCAGGCGGGCCATTACGCCACGAGCGACGGGCACGATGGCGTTTCGTCGCGACAGCGCGCAGGCATGGAGCGTGCGGGATCGGCGCTCTCGCTCATCATGCCGACCCACCGGCGCATCCTGCGCCGCTTCTACTTCGAGCGCGGGCCGAGCTTCCTCGCATGCGTCCAGAAAGGCTGGCAGGCAGACTGGCTGCACGCCACCGACGAGCTTCTATGTGTCGCGGAGTTTACGGAGAGGGCGCAGGTCGCGACCAAGGCGGTCGGTGCCCCCACCGTGGTCACCCTGCTGCGCTCGCGCGAGCACGACGAGTCGTGGCTGGACCAGCTGCGTCGATCGTGCGATGAAGTCGTCGGCGAGTCGTCGCTCGCCTACAAGGAAGCGCGAAGGTCAGTCGCGCCGTCCTGAAGCCAAGGATGGCTCCCATGAATGCGAACGCGGCACTGGTCCTGCTGCGCGACGCCATCCGCATCGCGCGTAGGTTCTGGACGAAGGTCGACAAGGCGGGGCCCGTGGTCCGCCACGAGTTGGGCCCCTGCTGGCTCTGGACCGCGGGCGTCTTCAAGAGGCGCGGCGGGTATGGCGCCTTCGGCGTGCGCTGGTGCGATTCGAGCGGCGAGGCAGTACCCCCTCCGAACTCGGCGCCCGCGACCACGCCCGCCCCAACCCCGCGACCGACGCTCCTCGACGAGACCTTCGCCCAGGCCGTGCGACGTCGGCTCGAAGCCCGTGGCATCCACCTGCGCGAGAGCATCGAGAGCCCGGGCGGCATCCTGACCATCGTCGCCGAGCGTCTCGGCCGGCGACAGGTCCTCGCCGTGCGCCCCATCGGCGCCCACTACGCGCTCTCCCTCGCGGGCTCCACGCTCGCCATCGGCGACGTTGTGCAGCGGCTCGCCGAGCCGTGGACCCAGCGCCGCTCGAAGGGACGAACCCGTGCCGCCTGAACGAAGGTCGACGCGCGGTGGCTGATGCCCTCGACACGCAGGATCTCGGCGTTCGTCAGCGCCCTCGCCGCAAGGTCCGCATGACCATCGCGGAGGTCGCCCGAATGAGGGGGACCACCAAGGTGGCCGCGAACGAATGGCTGTTGCGGAACGCCAAGGCGCACATGCTCAAGGTCGACGGCGTGTGGACGGTGCCCACTGCGGTCGTGACGCGCCTCGTGCAGGTCACGCACACCGAGAAATTGCTGAGCCGTATCCAAGCCTTGGAAGAACGCGTCGACCTGATGGAGCGGCGCCTCAACGTGCTCGCGCAGGGCCATCGCTGAAAACGGCCGACGACGCCATGGGCGTGGATCTCTCAAGGAGGGGGCGCCCGGTCGGCTTCCAGCCTCTGCCACCAAGGCATGTTGGGGGCAGCCGCATCAATAGGACGAAGGGCACGAGACGCAGGAACGGGGCAGCGAACGCGGTGTGCCGCTGACGCGCAGACAGCCCTCCTTGTGGTGTGACGGTGGCGTGGAACTGACCCTCCACCCGCGAGACGCCGCCCAGGCCGCGCGCTCGGGCTCTTCACTCTCGCCCCCGAGCACGACATCGGGATGGACGCCGGCAGTCGACGACCGCCACTTCCAGTCTTGAGACCACGGGGGGTGGGAGAGACGAGTCTCTGAGGTCGACCGCCTCCCCGGACTGCAGGGGGGCGGTGGACCAGGGCCCCGCCGATTCGACAGCGACCGGCACCTGCTGGTATCACCGTTGGGCATGGCAGGGACATCGCGAGGGAGAGGTAACTACGCGACCTCTCGCGGGTGGTTTTCGCTTGGCCCGGAAGGCGACGAGTTTGACCGGCGTCGCCTCGTGAAGGCGCTCGATGCGGTGCGGGACGAGATGGTGCGAAAGTCGGCGAGTACATGATCGCGGCCCTCTTCGTCGCGACCGGCGGCTGCTACTTCGGACTGCCCGACGTGGACCCGTGGGACGAGAAGCGCGACGCGCGGAAGTACGCCGGGCCGTGGCCGGTCGTCGCGCATCCGCCGTGCCAGCTCTGGGTGAACTTCGCCGCGCTCAACTTCAAGCGATGGGGTGGGGAGCACAACCGGCCGGGGAACGATGGCGGCTGCTTCGCATCGGCGCTTGCCTCCGTGCGGAAGTGGGGAGGCGTGCTGGAGCACCCCGCGCACTCCAGGGCGTGGGAGAGGTTCGGCTTGCACCCTCCGCAAGAGGGTATGTGGCTGCCTTGGATGGGCGGGTGGGTCGCCGAGGTGTGGCAAAGTGCCTATGGGCACAAGGCCCGCAAGAGGACGTGGCTCTATGCAGTCACAACACCGCACGACGCCCTGAAGCTCGTTCGGCCACCCGAGCTCCGATGGGATCGACGTCCAGGCGTCGCGCAGGTTGGATGGTTCGACCGCATCAAGCCAACCCTCTCGAAACGGGAGGCGATGGCAACTCCGGTGGCGTTCCGCGACATGCTGCTCGACCTAGCTCGAGCTTCGCAACGCACCCAAAACGCCCGAGCGGAGCACTGATCGTGGCCCTCACCGACCGGAACGGTGAGTGGGCGGGCGCCCACCGCGTGGAGGTCCGCTCGGGCCTCCGGTCCGATCTCTACGAGGCCGGCTACCGCTCGGCTTCCGTCTCGGCCCTCGCCCACGGCGGACGCCTGGAGTCCTACCGTGCCCTCTGAGGATGCCGCCTTGAGGCGGTGCCACCTGCACGTTGTAGTGGACGATGCCGGGCTTGTCGTCGAAGTCTTCAACGCGTTCCTGTACCCCGATGGCCAAGGATAGACTCCATGGGCGCGAGACAATCCGCCGCGAAGGCGCATACGACGTTGGCCGACGCTGCTCCGACGCTGACGCCCGCCACGCAACGCCCCCGCACCATCCCGCAGCACCCGCAGCCCGAGGGCTACGAGGCAGCTGCCGTGCTCGTGCCCATCGACGAGCTTGTGCGCTGGGCAGGCAACCCGCGCGACAACACCGCGAGCGTCCGCAAGGCGATGCGGTCCATCCGCACGTACGGATTCGGCGCCCCGCTGCTCGCGCGCATCGACAATCGCGAGTTGATTGCCGGCGACACGCGCATCCAGGCCGCGATGCTTCTTCGGAAGCGCGGGATGCATGGGCTCGACAAGCTGCCCGTGCGGTACATGAGCCTCGACGAGTTGAAGGCTCACGGTCTCGCCATCGCCGACAACCGCGTGGGCGAGGACAGCGAGTGGGTCGAGGAGAAGCGCGACGCGATCGTCCGCGACCTCGACGCCGCGGACGAGGACCTCGCCGCGACGGGGCTCGACGAGGAAGAGATCGACGCCTCGCTGGGCATCGACGAGGACGGCGACACCCCCTCGCCCAACGAGGAGGCCGACATCGAGGAGACCTATCAGGTCATCATCGAGTGCACGACCGAGGGGCAGCAGGCCGAGTTGATCGAGCGGCTCATGGCCGAGGGTCTGAAGTGTAGAGCGCTCGTCGGATGAGCGCGCGAGTGCCCCGCGACGTGTTCGTCGGCTACAGCGAGGGCCCCGAAGGGGAGCCCGGGCAGGTGCAGGTCGCGAAGTCGATCGCGCCTCTGGCGCCGCCGAAGCTGACGCTCTTGGCGCTGCCGCGCGGCCTCTTCGGTCTGCTGCCGAAGCGCAGTGGGGCGCCATCGTGAAGGCCGAGATCACCGTCTCGTCCGACGTCGTGCGCAGCCCGCGCGTGGCGCAGGTCGAGGGGCTCTTCGACGTGCCGCCGGCGGAGCGCTCGGAGCTGCGCTGGAGCGCCGACCTGCCCATCGAGGACAAGCCCTGGAACGTGGGCCTCATCGTCGGGCCGAGCGGCTGCGGCAAGTCGACCGTCGCCCGCCACTTCTTCAAAGAGCCGATGGCTCGCACGTTCGACTGGCCCGCCGACCGCAGCCTGCTCGATGCCTTCCCGAAGGCGATGGGGGTGAAGGACGTCGTCGAGCTTCTCTGCTCCGTCGGCTTCTCGTCGCCGCCCTCATGGGTGCGACCCTTCCACGTGCTCTCCAACGGGGAGCAGTTTCGAGTATCCCTCGCGCGGCTGCTCGCCGAGCTTCCCGATCTCGCCGTCGTCGACGAGTTCACCTCGGTGGTCGATCGCACCGTGGCGCAGATCGGCAGCTCGGCCCTGGCGAAGACCGTTCGTCGCCGCGGGCAGAAGTTCGTCGCGGTCACGTGCCACGCCGACGTCGAGGAGTGGCTGCAGCCTGACTGGGTGTACCTCCCAAGCGAGCAGCGGTTCGCATGGAGGTCGCTTCAACGGCGCCCAGCGATCGACCTCGAAATCCGGCGCGTCCATCACTCGGCATGGCGGCACTTCGGTCGTCATCACTATTTGAGCGCCGAGTGCTCCCACGCGGCCGTGTGCTTCGTTGCCTTCTGGCGCGGGGTGCCCGTCGCCTTCGACGCGTGGCTGCCGTTCGTCGGGCGGCTGAAGGACAGCCGCGGCGGCAAGCGCAGTCACCGCACGGTGTGCCTGCCCGACTACCAGGGCGCCGGCATCGGCAACGCCCTCATCGAGTTCTCGGCCTCGCTCTGGAAGGGGCAGGGCTTCCGCGCATTCGCCACGGCGGGGCACCCGGCCATCATCCGAGCTCGGGCGAGGTCGCCGCGGTGGAAGATGACGCGGCAGCCGAGCATGGGCGCGAAGGACTCGCGCGGGCGCACGGGCTACGCGAAGCACGACACGCGGGCGTTCGACCGGCTCACGGCGTCCTTCGAGTACGTCGGCCCCGCCCTCGACGCAGCCACTGGACGCGCGGTGCTCGGCACGGCAGCATGAGCAGCATGAGCGGCATGGGTCAAAGCAGGTTGCTCACCGGCCCCGCGAGCGCGGGCACGGTCCTCACGGTCACCGTCCGGCAGCGCGACGCCGTCGACGGGCACGTGATCGCCGAGGAGGAGGTGCCGCTCCCCGAGTTGCTCGACATGCTCCGCGCCGCCGAGACGAACGCCATCGCTGCCGGCTACGCTCTGCCGCTCGACACCGGCTCTACGCGCCCACCTACCCCGTCTCCAGACGGACGGTGATGCATGAGTCACGGAGACCCGTACCGCCCCCCTGGTGAGGCCAGGCAGCACTCCGACCCCAAGACAGACGCGCGCATCGCGCTGTCCCGCGAACGAACGAAGCTCGTCGTCGCCGCGCGCGTGCGTGGGCTCTCGTGGGCGCAGGTTGGCCTTGAGGTCGGCATCTCTCGCGCCCAGGCGCACAAGCTCTGGAAGTCGGAGATGGAAGACCGGCCCATCGAGGGCCTCGAAGAGAAGCGCGCCCTGCTGCTCGACAAGCTCGAGCGGCGCGAGCGTGACGCCCGGGTCGAGATCGCCGAGGCGCGGCAGGCCCGCAAGCGGCTCGGCGACGTCACCCGCAAGAACCTCCCGCAGCACGAGCACGAGCGAAAGCGCATTCACGACGCCCGCGCGGAACTCGATCGCGTGCACGAGATGCAGGCGAAGATTCAGGGAACCTTCGCCCCGACCAAGCATCAGGTCATGGGCGGGGACGACGGCGGCGGCATCCAGGTCGAGATCGTTACCGTGAACGACGTGCTCGCGCGCATCGCAGCGGTGGCCGGCGAGAAGAGTCAGCCCGTCGCGGTACCTGCAGCCGTCGAGCCCACGGCAGCCACGGACACGGAAGCGCCCGAGGGCGCCAACGGCGCCGTCCCCCTCCCGGGCGAATCGGACGATCTCGACGACGAGCCGATCGTCCCGCTTGAGCACGATGACCTCGACGAGGAGGGGGCGCCCCCTCCGAGTTCGGCGCCATGAGCGCGGCCCTCGCGTTCCCGGCCGGCTTCCCGACCGTCCACGATCTCGCGCGACTGCCACACGAGGAGCGCGCGCGCATCATCGGCGCCCTCAGTCCGGCGCAGCTGCGACACCTGAAGTACGCGTGGCGCTTCTGGGCGCGACCGAAGCAGCTTCCTCCCGAGGGGCGCTGGATCATCTGGCTCCTGCTCGCCGGGCGAGGCTTCGGCAAGACCCGCACGGGCGCGGAGTTCATCCATCAGCGGGCGATGGAGAAGCGTCGGCACATCATCCTCGCTGGCGCGACCGCGGGAGACATCCGCGACACGATGATCGAGGGCGACAGCGGGCTCCTCGTTTGCGCGCCCCCTGGCGAGCGCCCGATCTACAACCCGTCCAAGGCGCGCGTCACGTGGAAGAACGGCTCGTGGGCGCGCCTCATCTCGGCCGACAAGCCCGACAAGTTCCGCGGCCCGAACTGCGACACCTTCTGGGCAGACGAGCTGGCAGCGTGGCGCTACGCCCAGGCGGCGTGGGACCAGCTGATGATGAGCTTCCGCGTGGGCGACGACCTGCGCGGGGTCATCTCGACGACGCCGCGCCCTACCCCGCTCATCAGGTGGCTCGTCTCGCGAGCGCCGACCCACGTGCGCGTCATCAAGGGGTCGAGCTACGAGAACGTGGCGAACCTCAACGAGCAGTGGTTCGAGACGGTCATCAAGCCGCACGAGGGCACACGCCTCGGCCGCCAAGAGCTCGAAGCGGACATCCTCGACGACGCGCCAAGCGCGCTCTGGAAGCGCCAGCAGCTGGACGAAGACCGCGTCCTCGAAGCGCCCATCGACATCGCGCGCACCGCGGTCGCCGTCGACCACGCAACGAGCACCTCGCAGCAGTCGCAGCAGACAACGAAGGCGCGCGCGGCGAACCTCAGCGACCGCCGCCCGAACAAGACCGCGATCGTCGCGGGCTGCACGGCCCCCCCGCCGGCCGGCGTGAAGGACAAGCGCCTGCACGGCTACGTCCTTGAGGCCATCCAGGGCGAGTGGAGCCCGGAGCAGTGGGCGAAGAAGGCCTTCGAGGTCTTCGACGCCGTCCAGGCCGATTACTTCGTCATCGAGCGCAACCAGGGTGGCGATCTCGTCGCGGCCAACCTGCGCACCATTCGGCGCGAGGTGAAGATCGTCGAGGTCACCGCGTCGAAGGGCAAGGTCACCCGCGCCGAGCCCATCGCCTCGCTCGACGAGCAGCATCGCATCCACCACGTGGGCGCCCTCGGGGAACTGGAAGACCAACTCTGCGTCTGGGAGCCGGACCTCGGGATGGACTCGCCGGACCTTCTGGACGCGCGGGTCTGGCTCTTTACCGACCTGATGATCGACCGCAATCCGAAGCCGCCACATGGCGGTGGCCGCATCCGCCCCGGCACCCAACTCGAGGACCAGCCGATGGGCTACGGCTGAGAGACGGCAGCGGAATCACTTCGGCCCCACTGGACGGATCAGGATGCCGCCAGATCCGCGCTCGTCGTCCGGCAGCGGCACAGCGGTGAAATACGGGAAGCCCTTCTCCTCGTCGGGCTGGATGCTCGCGACGTCGATGCCCCTGGCCCGCGCGATGTTGCGCCACGCCGCATCGCCCATGAAGACCACGTGCCGGGCGCCGATCTCGGGCCCCATCGGGCCGGTGAACTGGCGCGCGCGCACCTCGTCGACGAGGATCCGGTCGTCCTCGACCTTCACGGGCGCAGCCATCGAGGCGCGACGCACCGCTGCCTGCACCTGGGCGATCTCGTCGGGGCGCAACTCGTACCGCTTCCTCTCCGGCATCCTGCCGAACGAACCTCGCAGCCCAATGCGCACGCCGAACACCTTCTCGATGTAGCCGGCGAGGTTGCTTCGAATCTTCATACCCCTCTGAGCCTCCTTGGGAGGCCCAGCCTACCGCAGAAGGCATCCGGAACCACACCCATGGCCGCACGACATCAGACAAGGGCGCGCGCGGCGGCCAAGAAGCCGAAGGCCGTAACGATGCGGGCGAACCTCGTGCCCCCGCCTCGTCGAAGCACCGGCAAGGTCACGGGAACGGACTTCCCCTCGCCCGCCGGCGCTACGCCCGCGGTGCCGCCCATCGAGACCCGCAGGGACCAGCGCGCAGTTGCGCCCTGGCCGCTGATCGACCGCTACCCCTTCATCATCGGGGTATCGCTCACCACGGGCTACCTCGCATCCTGCATGCGGCTGGCCATCACCGGCTACCGCCAGCAGCTGGTCGACCTCCTCGACGAGTTGCTGGAGATGGACGGGCACTGCTTCTCCGTCATGGAGAAGCGAATCGTCGCCACCGCGAACGGTCGCATCGACGTGCGTCCTCTGCGTTTGCCAGAGGAGCATCCAGACCGCGAGCTCGCCGAGAAGGCGGCGGTGATGGTGCAGGCCGAGATCGACCGGATCCCGAACCTGACACAGACGGTCGCGACGCTGTTGTGGGGCGTGTACTACGGCCCGACGGCGGCCGAGATCTTCTGGACGAAGGACAGCGACGGCTGGCACATCGATCGCTTCGACTTCATCCACTCGCGGCGAATCGCCTACCCCGACATGCAGAGTTACTCGCTCTACATTTGGGACCAGGGGCAGGTCCTCGGAAACGATTCCTTCGGGACTTCGCCCACGAACATCTCGACCTTTGGCACGAGGATCGCGGACTGGCCGGGGAAGTTCATCGTGTACGCGCCGCAGCTGAGAGGCGACTATCCGACGCGCGAGGGCATCGGTCGCCAGATGGCGATCTGGTCGCTGTTCAAGCGCGCTGGCGTCCGTGGCGGCATGAAGTACCTCGAGCGATTCGCCACGGGCTTTCTGCTCGGCACCTACTCGACGCAGGACGACGGCAAGCCCCGCGAAGCCAGCCCCGAGGACGAGGCGGTGCTTGCGCAGGCCCTCGCGCAGGTCGGACCCGGGAGCGGCTCGTATGCGATGCTGCCCGACAGTACCAGCATCAAGGCGATCGGCTACGACGGCACGGGTACGTCGAAGGTCACGTACCTCGAATGGAGCGCCTTCTGCAACTCCGAGATGAGCAAGATCGCCCTGGGCGGTACGCTCAGCACCGACCATGCTGGGTCTGGCGGACTGGGAGGCTCGGGCACCGCCGAGGTTCAAGAACGTAGCGAGGTCGATCTCCAACAGTACGACGCGACGTCCTTCGCCGAGAGCTTCCGCAGGGACGTCGTTTACTGGCTGGTGAAGCAGAACATGCCCGACGCGCTGCGGGTGCTTCCGCACGTGTTCGTGAACGTGGATCGCGAGCCCGACGCCAAGACGGTGATCGAGAACGCCAAGGGGCTCACCGCCATCGGCGCACGCGTCGACCTGAAGAAGGTCAGCGACCAGACGGGCATCCCCATCATCGAGCAGGAGGAGGACGACGAGACGGGCGACGCGAAGCCAGTCGGCTCGTTCCTGAGCGACGTCCTTGATCCGACGATGGTGTACTCCGACCTGAAGAGCGAGGAGCAGAAGGACATCGAGCAACAGCAGGTCGACAACGACCACGAGGTCGCGAAGATCAAGGCGAGCCAGCCTATCGTCGCCCCGCCTGGGTCAAATCAGTCGGCCAACACGAACGACTCGGGTGGCAAAAAGACAGGGCCTGGCAAGACCGCGGGCAAGACCGGTCTTGGCAAGGCGGCCGCGAAGAAGGGTGCCGCGAAGAAGAGCAAGCCATCCAGGCCGAAGAAGATGACATGGGGGGCCTGGACAGCGGAGGACGACGCCGACGATACGAGCTTCTTCCTGAAGCTCAGTGCGAAGGCCGACGCGGACATCGGCGACCGCGACGTCGCCGTGGCGGTGTACGAGCACCTCCTCGAGGACTACCCGCCCAAGGCCCTGCGCTGGATCCACGACGTCGGCCCGTGGGGCGGACCCGTCGAGGTGTCGATCGATGACATCGATTTCTCGAACGCGAACAAGTGGCAGGCGAGCCACGACGACATCGACCCGTACGTCGAGAAGATCCGCAAGGCCAAGGGGCAGTGGAAGCCCGTCGTACTCGTCAAGCGGCCAGGCAAGTCCAAGCTCATGATCGTTGACGGGCATCACCGAGTGCTCGGCTACCGCAAGCTCGGCTGGCCCGTACTCGCCTACGTTGCCCAGGTTCCCACGGAGGTGGGCGATTGGGACGCCGTGCACGACATGCAAAAGAAGGGCACGTCGAAGGGCAGCTGGGCGGACGAGAACTCGACCAGCTGGCGCGTGGACAACATGCCGTCCTGGGCAAAGGCGCCCGCGTCGTACCAGGGCCCCGGTCCGCATCCGCTGGAGGGCTCGGTCGAGGCATCCATCGAGATGACGGCGCGTCCGAATGTCACCCTGCGAGCGGCCGCCATCGCCGTCGTCTTCAACGAGGCGGGTGAGATCCTCACCGTCTCACGTCCAGAGCCGCCGAGCGAGCAAGCCTTCCCCGGCGGCATGAACGACCCCGGTGAGACCATCGAGGAGACGGTCGCGCGGGAACTGCATGAAGAAACGGGGCTCGTGTGCGAGCGCGAACCCGATGGCACGCCTCTGGTCGAGCCGCTCTTCACCACAGCCTCGCCCACGGACGGCCGACCGCTCTACGTCTTCCGCGTCACGCGCTACACGGGCACGGCCTACGCCGCCGAGCCCGCGAGTGTCGTGCGCTGGATGAATGTCTCGGACTTCTTCGCGAGGTCCGTACTGTTCCGCGACACCATCCGCGAGTTGATGGCGCGCGGTCTTCTCGCCCCACCCGCTGGCGAAACAGCGGCGCAGTGACGTTCACCCAACCTCGAAGGATCGATGCCATGTCGCTGAAGAAGTTCCTCCTCCCGCTCGTCGCCGTGTTCGCCATCGCGGTGCTGCCGCTCGGCATCTACGCGTGCCAAGGTAGCGCGCCCCCGGCGCCGGGCCCGGCGCCATCGGCGAGTCATGCTGGCATCGGTTCCGACATCAACAATGCCTTCGAGATGGGCGCCATCGCCGTCGAGACGGACTTGTTCCAGTGGCCCGCCACCGCGGCCATTCCGACGGGCGGCCTGACCGAAACCCCAGTCGGGCTGTTCGGCCCTGGACCGCAGTCCATCTCGATCGGCACCTGCTACTACCACACCCAAGGCACCCTCACCGCCAACTCCTCGAACTACGCAACGCTGACCGTCGCGAAGCGCACGAACGGTAGTAGCGCCACGACCATTGCCACCGCAAACACGAAGCTCGCTGCCGCAGGAGGTACCGGAAACTGGGCGGCCTTCACGAACATCCCGCTGCCCCTGGCAGCGGCTATCGAATACGTGAGCCCCGGCGACTCGATCACCTTCACCGTGACCGAGACTGGATCGGGTGTGATCGTGCCCATCGGCATGCTGGCGTGCTTCACCACTCTCCGCTGATCCTCGATGGCCAGCGACGCGACCACCCTCGACCTCGGCGTCGGCAACGTGCACGTGCCAACGGCGTCGGCCGGCGAAGAGGACAAGAGAACGGGCACGACCACGCTCGGTAATGCGTTCCCCGACGGCCCGCCGAAGGAGTCGACGAGCCGAAGCCCCGAGGAACGACGGGCGGCCCGCGCGGCGAAGAAGCTCGAGGAGAAGAAGGCGCGAGACGCCCGCCGAGCCGCGAAAGGCGGCAAGAACGGCCGAGCGCGTGTCCCCCAGTCCATCCACATCCGAGCCGACATCGCGCCCGGAGGAGCCATCCACGTGCGGCACAATCTGTCCCTCGCGGGCTGGGGTGAAACCCAGCTCCTGTCCATCAAGCCCGAAGACCTCGGCACCGACGAAGCCCCGAAGCCCGTCTGGATTCAGCTGGCGAAGCCAGGTTCGTTCCGCGGTCATCCGTCTGGCAAGCCGTTCGTCCTGAACCGCACCGTCTTCGAGCAGATCGTCGCGAACTTCCGCGGCAACAAGGACGGGCGACTCCCCATCGACTTCGAGCACGCCTCGGAGCAGGACGCGGCCGAAGGCAGCATCCCGGTCAGCGGCGCGCCTGCGCGCGGGTGGATCGTCGACATGAAGCTCGGCGACGACGGCAACCTGTACGCCAAGGTCGAGTGGGGCGCTCTTGCGCGACAGTACATCCGCGAGGGCGCCTACAGGTACATCTCGCCGGCCATCCACCTGCGCATGAAGGATCGGGAGACCGGGCTGGAGATCGGCGCGTACGTGTCGAGCGCGGGGCTGACGAACCAACCTTTCCTCGACGGGATGCGTCCCTTGGCGGCGCGGCGAGATGGTGGGCAAGCGCGCGCAGGCGATGGCGGAGCGACGCCGTCCGCGGTGATGCTCGCGAAGCCTTTCCTCACCCAGACGTTGCGCGCGCCGTCGGACTACATGCCCGTCATCCGCGCGTGCCTGGGGCTGACCGAGCTTTCGACGCATGACGAGGTGTGCGCCCAGATGACCCGCCTGAGCGAGCGGTGCGCGCTGGCCGACGCCACGGGCAAGCACGAGGGTGTGGACCTCCGGTCGACATACCTCAACGGGCTCGCGGAGTGCGCCGGTGTATCTGGCGGCGCGACGATGCAGGACATCCTCGACACCGTGCAGGACATGATCGACGTCGCCATCGACCAGCACGTCGACAGCTACCACGAGGGCGGCAGCGCGAACCTGAGCGCAAAGCAGCCGAGCGACACGACCACCACCACCACGATCATCACGCCCGAAGAGGAACACATGGAGCCCAAGCCCGCCGACCTGACCGCGAAGATCACGAGCCTGGAGTCCGAGGTGACCACGCTGAGCGGCCACGTCTCCACGAAGGACAAGGAGCTCGTCACGCTGCGGACGACCCACGAGGTGCTCACGAAGGCGCACGAGGAGGCCATGACCCTCTGCAAGGCCGCTGGCATCAAGGCCGAAGGCACCGTGGTGGACCTCGTCAAGAACCTGATCGAGACGAATGCGGTGCTCCTGAAGGCGAAGACCGACCGCGACGAGGCCGACATCCTCGCGGACGTCGCGCTCGTGATCGAGCAGTACGGTCCTGCAGGGCTGAAGCACTTCGGCGAGGACCGCAAGCCGGCGCTGCTCAAGCACCGTCGGGAGTCGCCCGAGTCGTTCAGGGACAGCTACCCCATCATGACCCGCGAGCAGCTGACCGACGCGGTACGCCTGCTCACCAACTCGCCCCAGGGCAACCCCCCGAAGCGCGCGATGCCGACGCCCAAGAGCGACAAGGTCGTCCTGTCACACGCAGCCCTGACGGCGAAGCTCATGACCGAGAAGAGCCTCAGCTACCGCGACGCGCAGGACGAAGCATCCCGCCAGCTGAAGGCGATGGAAGACGGTGCCGTCCACGGGGCGGCCAAGTAGGTCGACCATGTCCTCCCCGCTCACCGTCAGGGACACACGCGGGCGCGTGCTGTTCCACATGGAGGCCGACGACGCCGAGTTGCGCGATGACTCTGGCAAGCGTGTCGCCGTGCGCGCAGGCAAGGACGAGGAGTTGCATGATCTGTCGCTGTTCGCCGCGCGTCGCATGGACGGCGCTCTCACGCTCGACCTCGCACCGGGCGACGTCGTGTCGGGTCTCGCGATGCGAGCCGACTTCGGCATTCCCGGCGGGTGGGCAGAGTTCATCGCCGACGAGGTGAGCCCGGTCACCTACATCGCCCACGATCGTGGATCGTTCTTTTGCGAGAACGTGGCCGACGGAATCCAGATCGTGCAGGCTCAGGCAAACCTCGTCAGCGCGCCCACCGAGGTCAACCCTGGGTTCGCCGCGACGCAGTTCGTTGCACAAGGCTACGCGCTCGCGGCGCGCGTGCCCATGCCCGTGTGGACCAACGCCGACTTCGACATGCGCAAGCGCACCACGCGCTTCCTCGTGGACGCACTTCGTCGCGGACGTGAGGCTCGAGTCGCCAAGCAGCTGACGACGGCGGCGACCTTCCTCGCGGCGAATCAGATCGCCGTCACGAGCGGCAAGTGGGATGGCGCCGCGAGCGGCGCGCCGGTCACCGATCTGTTTGCGGCACTGCATGCGTCGTACCTGCCTGCAGACACCTTGATCATGCCCGAGATCGCTGCGCCGTACTTCGCCTACAGCGGTACGGGTGGCGTGGGTGGCAGCGGTCCGCAGGTGCGCGACTTCGTCCAAGGCGGTGGTCAACTTCCTCGCATCCTGTACGCCAAGGCGAAGCAGTTCTCGGGAGGAGGGCCGGCGTACGTGTGGATGCCCACGGGCGTCGGCAACATCCCGCTGGTCCGCACGACGGTGCACGAGCGCTACCCCCTGCCCACCCCGCGGTCGGGACGCAAGCCGCCGGCGAAGGACTGGGCGCTCGATGGGCGCGACTTCGAACCCAACGACTCCATCACCGACATCGGCACGAGTCATACTCTTCGGTGGCTAGGCGACAGCGCGAAGGACGGCGCCCGCGTCGGAGGCGTCCTCGTTCGCGAGTTCGAGGAGCCTGGCCTTCGAGGCGGCGGGCGCGTGAGGTGGATCGTGGTCGCGATGAACGACATCGAGATCACGCCCAGCAACACCTCGGGAGCTGGCGCAACGGTCGGCGCGATCATCACCGGCGCCATCGCGTAGCGCGAGGCACCGTCCATGTCCTGGCGCGGAACGGCGCCCGTCTCTGTAACTCCACTCCCACACAACCATCAGTAAGGAGCAACCGCTATGGCTGCCGTCCCCAAGGACTTCATCTGGCCGCGAATCCCCGCCCAGGGCTCGCTCGATCTCCCCTTCAAGAACACGACGGGCACGCAGATGACCCCCGGCCAGGTCGTCAAGCTCGACACGGCCAACCCCATGTCGGCGACCCTCATGACCGCGGGCATGGTGCTCTCTTCGCTCGTCACCGACGTGCCGGATGGCGTCGTGGTCTCGGACACCCCTGCCGGCCAGCAGGGCTCGATCCAGGTCGGCGGATTCGCCACGGTCTACCAGGACTCGGGCGGAAACATCGCGGCCGGCGCGCTCGTCGGCCCGTCGGCAGTCGTCGCCGGCGCCGTCACCACGGCCACTGCGGCCGCTGGCGACGGAGTGCTTGGCAAGGCGTGGAGCGCTGGCACCGCCACGGCCGATCCCATCGGCGTTCGCATCACCTGCACCACGTACTGATCCCGGCTGGCGAGCGCGCGTAGCGTCGGCGCGCTGCCTTCACACGTCCGCGCTTGGTGCGCGGCGCGCGCTCACCATCCATCAACGTCTCATCACCCTTCCCCCACGAAAGCGAGTCACCGAGCCATGGTTGCTACCCTCCTCCGAATCAAGCCGCACGAGTCCGAAAGGAACGAGGACGGCAGTCCGATGCAAACCGTGTATCTGGACGAGGAGACCTGCAGGGTCTACTCGGACAAGGACGGGTCTCACTATCTGCGCTCGGTCGAGCCGTCCGACGAGGGGATGATCCTCTGCGGTCTCGGTTCCTCGCCGGGCGCCGCCAAGGCTCGCGTGCTTCGGCACCCGAGCGGACGCCCCTCGCATGTCGCCGACCTCGTGATGGAGGCGACGATCCACTACCACCAGAAGGTCGCGAACCTCCGCGGCACGAAAGTGCAGTGCAAGGTCCGCGACGAGAACGGGGACATCGTCACCCTGGATCTGTCGCCGACCGACGTCCACCAGCCCGCGGTGATGCCGTACGCCGCTGGCTACCGCATCTCCGACGGCATCGCGGACATCATGTCGCCCGTCGTGCCCGTCGGGAAGCAGGCCGACTACTACGGCACGTGGAACGTCTCTTCCGACTTCAGCCGGAAGATGGCGAACCTCAACGCCGTGGGCGGACAGGTCGCCGAGGTCAACCCGGGCCTGAGCTTCTCGCAGTACAACGCGCTTCCGTATGCCCTCGCCGGCGCTTTGCCGACGGAGGTCCTCGCCAACGCGGACACCCCGTTCGCGCCCCTGCCGAAGCTCATGCAGGTCCTCACCGACGCGCTGCGGCTCGAGCGCGAGGTGCGCGTCGTCGCCCAGCTGGAGGCCTCGGGCAACTGGCAGACGTCACTCGTCCAGACGCTGCTCGCCGGTGCCCAGTGGGACGAAGGTGCGGCGAGCAACCCGATCCTGAACATCCACCAGGCCATCGACGCGTCCTACAAGCCCATCACGGGCATCGGGATAAGCGGTCAGATGTGGCGCGCGTTCGTCCGTAACGCCGCGGTGCAGAAGTTCTTCACCTACAAGGACATGGTCGACGGCATCCCGACGCCCGAGGCGCTCGCGGACAAGCTCAAGCTGCCCCCGTTCTACGTCGCCGAGATGAAGTACACGGTGAACCAGACCCTGGCCTTCGCCTGGGGCGCTCACGTGGTCCTCATCTCGCAACCGAGCTCCATGCCTCCCACCAACCAGATGGACGTCCAGACCGCGCTGACCTTTCGGTGGACCGGAGGCGACGTGCCCCCGGACGGCGGACTGACTGGCGGCTTCCTCGTGCGCACCTACTTCGACCAAAAGCGCGGTCCGCGCGGCTCGACGGTCGTGGTCTGCGCGCACAACGACGCCGAGGTGATGACCTCCGGCTACGTCGGTGGTCTCATTTTGAATGCCTACCAGTAGCATCGACGCGTACCGCTCGGTACGCTGCTACTGGTGACGTTCGCGCGAGTCGTTCAACAGCCCTCCGACCCGACCAAGCGCGTGTGCACGCGCTGCGGCAAGGAGAAGACGATCGAACGTACGGCGTGGCGATGCCCTGCATCGAGTGCAACCGAGCCCGATGCAGGGCGAACGCTGTGTCCCATCTGGACGATGCTCGACGCGGCCTGAGATTCGGCACGGTGGGGAAGAGGTCATCCCGGCTGCCTCATAAGCAGCAGATCGCAGGTTCGAATCCTGCCCGAGCCCCTGCAGCGAGGTCACGCTGCGTCCACAAGGAGCACACGCACATGGCATCCACGAAGAAGGCACCCGCAGCGAGCACCGAAACGTTCCCCGAGCGTCCCGCCGTCGTCGAGCGCAGTTCCATCCTCAAGATGCGCCCTCGGCCCGAGGGACTCGAGACCATCGACCCCCTGATCGGTCTGCGGACCACCGACCCCGACCAAATCCAGGCCGAGACGGAGGCGCGCAAGGAGCGCTACGCGAAGATCAAGGAGGCGGGCGGTGGCGACTTTCGTATCATCCACGGCACGATGCACGTGCCCCGCCCCCTGGAGGAGATCTACAACCCGGACGGCTCTCGCAAGGAGAACGAGAAGCCGTTCGTGACAGCGAAGGAGGGCGACATCGTGCGCCTCTCCGTCGACGACGCGTTCCGAGCGCTGGAGCAGGGCTTGGTCGAGGAGCTGGATGCCAAGCCGAGCCGGGTCGGCAAGGTGTTCTCCCCGCCCAAGGTCGTGCAGCAATTCAGCGGCCTGCCCGCCAACCCCCCGGCGAAGACCGCGGAGAGCCGAGCATGAGCATCGACATGAAGAAGTTCCAAGCCATTCACCTTCTGCACATCACCCGCGAAGGCGCCCTCAAGCGCATCGACCCCGGGACCGAAGTGGAGCTCACGGAAGAGGAGGCGACGATGGCAGGGGCGTCCGTCGTTCCGGCCGACGCCTCCCGGGAGGATCTCTCGACCGACCGCCTGCCGAGCTTCGCGGAGTTCCGCGCTCAGGAGATCGCGGAGTTCGAGCAGCGCATCCACGCGCAGTACAATCGCCTCGCCGCCGAGTGGAACCGCCGCAAGGGCGTCGTGTTCGCAAAGGCGCCCGACGCCGACATGACCTCGTCGCCCCAGGCAACCGCGCCGGACCGCAAGCCCGCGAAGTCGACGACCGAGGCCAAGGCCGAGGTGAAGCCCGGCGACGGGAAGTAAGGGGCGCAGTCGGTGGCGGCGACCTGGACCCCGATCTGGCTCACGGAGAAGGACATCGAGGACGCCATCAACCGCGCCACGCTCCTCGCTTGCTTCGACGACGGCAATGGCAATTTCGAGGCGAGCGCGCTGGCCTCGATCATCAAGCAGGCCGAGGTCGAGGTCATGTCGTGGCTGGGGGACTACGGTCCCCCGCCCTTCTCGGCCCAGACCCTGGCGGCGCTGGGCGCCGACTACTTCTTGCGGTCGGCCGCGCTGGAGTACGCCAAGTACTTCGTCTTCGACCGGCACCCGGAGTACCTCCGCACGAGCGCGACAGCGCAGCAAGATCGCCTAAAGAAGTGCGAGGAGCGCATGGAGCGCATCCTCGATGCACGCCAGCGGCCGGCTCAGACGACGCAGCCAACGACCGCCGTGGGTGGCGCGACCGTCGACAACGGAGCGCGCATCTACGTCGACAACGCCGACGGGACGACCAACTCAGGCGACTACTGATGCGGTTCGTTCGCTGGTTGCTCATCTGGCTGCACGGCTTCTTCGGCATGCCCATTGGCGACGTGGTCGCTCAAGGGACCAAGGCCTTGGGTATCGCGCCGTGCGGCGGATGCTCGAAGCGTCAGGCCATCCTCAACAGCTGGCACACCAAGGCGATGGGCAAGCCGAAGACGTCGACGCTCATCACCGTGCTCCGGCGCGACGGCAGCATCGTGCGATTCCGGGAGCGCTGAAAGCTCATGCCCTACCAAGTCACCCTCGAATCGACCCTCCGCGAGGACTTCGGACACGCGTGCCAGCTGCTGGTCTACGGCATCCGCGGCGCCGTCGACAAGGCATGCGAAGAAGGCGCCGACGAGGCCCGCCGCACGCACCTCTACAAGGACCGCACGGGCACGCTGACCAAGTCGATCGGCGATCGCCTCACGAGTATCGGGGCCCTGGGCGCCGAAGGTGTCATCGAGGCGACCGCGCCTTACGCCAAGTTCGTCGAGGGCGGCACGAAGCCGCACCATATCGTGCCGCGACGAGCGCGAATGCTCGCGTGGGAGGGAGAAGGTGGCCAGGGCGACTGGCACTTCGCGCGCAGCGTGCAGCACCCTGGCACCCAGCCATTGCCGTTCATGGGCCCCGCCTACCTCAAAGCCGAGAGGGTGTTGGAGAGGGAAGTCTGGCTCGCCGCTGAACGCGCGCAAGCGGCCTTCGAACGATGACCAACCCCGTCCCCATCGCTCAAGACACATGGGGCGCTCTCAGCATCCCGACGCAGCCCGGATACAGCTTCACGCCGATCGCCCAGGCGATGTGGGTTGAGCCAGCACGCATCGCAGCTTCTGACCCGTGCCTCGCTGTCATCCTCGACTTCCTAGCGACCGCCATCAACGTCGACGGCATCCTCGAGCCGGCGTGGCAGGACGTGCAGAGTCTCGCGAGCGATCTGGTCCTCAAGCGCGTGTTCGCTCACAACCCTGGCGAGAACGTCTTCCAGGTCAGCTACCTGCCGGCGCTCTACCTCTGGCGGGAAACGGGTTCGCTCGCCTACGCCGCCGACGAATGGAACCGAGACACATCGAAGGTCACGGGCCTTTGGGTGTTGCCTCTCGGTGGGCAGTCGCAGCAGAAGACGCGAGAGCCGTTCATGCACGCCCTCATCGAGGGCATCGTGAACGCCATCGAGCGCGGGCGCACACCGAGTTGGCTGCAGCCGACCGACACCGAGGCGCGAGCCCAGTACGAGGGCTCGGTCTTCTACCCGTTCGCGGGGTTCGAGTCTTTCACGCTTCGAAGCTTCAAGCGAAGCAAGTTGCTCGTGCCAAAGGGGCCGCAAGAGTCGATCGCTTACCCGGCGGTCGAGATGAGCTTCGACCTCGAGGAGAACCAGATCCGCGGCATCACCCGGTTCTTCGTGATGACCAGCGGTAGCGCCACGCTGTACGACGCCTCGGGCAGCAGCGAGTGGTCGGCCAACGTCGCCTATGCCATCAACGCGATGGTCTTCCCGCCCCAGGGCGTCGGCTATCAGATCCAAGCCGGCAACGGCTACGTGTACACGTGCACGACCGCTGGCACGAGCGCGAACGTGCAGCCCTTGTGGCCCACCACGATCGGCCAGACCGTGCAGGACGGAAGCGTCGTGTGGACGTGCACCGGCACGATGGCGCCCAACGGAAACGTCACCGACTCCGGGCCCCTGTAGGGGCTCTCCACCCCCCCCTCTCCCTCATCCTTCAAGGAAAGCACCCCGAGCGATGGCGACTCTGAAGAAGAAGACTCGGACGCTGAAGGTCACGTGCAACCCCTTCGCGGTCGTGCAGTTGGTCGAGGACGGCGACGAGGGCGAGCTGCGCTGCCTCGGAGCGTTCCCCCACGAGCCCGATCGCGTCTTCGGCGACGAGCAGGTGCGCCATGTCGGCGCCAAGCGCGTCGTCGCCTTGGTCTCCGAGGGCGATGACAGATCGCGCATGCCGTCCGTGCACATCCGCGCCTTCGAGTTCACGCACGAGGTGCAGACGGTCAACCGCAGCGAATACTACCGCCGCGCACTCCTCTCCCGTGAGCTTCTCGCAGCGGACGAGGACACCCACGCCTACGCCTTCGGCTCCAAGAAGGGCTTCGTGCATCCTCATGCGTACATCGCCCAGAAGTCGATCGAGCACGGCGACCTGCTGCCCGCGCACTTCGGCGAGCTCGAGCCGCCGCCGGCGCCGCCCGTGATCTCTGGCGAGGAGGGCGAGGAGCCCGAGGTGCCGGTCGAGATTGGCGCGGGCGATCTGCCCGAGCCACCCGTTTCGCCCGAGCCCAAGTGGGCCGCGGTGCTCGCGCCGCACAAGGAGAAGCACCTCCAGGCACGCGCCAAGGCCGAGCAAGAGGCCGAGCAGCTGCGCGCCAAAGAGGCAGCCGCTCGCGTCGCCAAAGCCGCCCACGAAGTCGCCCCCCACGCCTAGCCTGCAGGAGACCAGCAACCCATGGCCCTAGTTCCGATCATTGCCGGCTTTCCGAGCAGCAACCGCGTCCCCGGCGCATTCGGTGAGGTGCTCTTCGGCACCGCCGGCCAGACCGCAGCAAGCCTGCCTCTTCTGCTGCTCGTGGTCGGGCTGAAGCTCGCCGCGGGCACCATCACGGCCGACACCATGGTGCAGCCGATCCGTTCGCAGGCGGACGCCGACACGTACGCGGGCGCTGGCGGCGAAGGCGCGTGCATGCTTTACGACGCGCTGACCATCGCAGGCAACGCGGGCGTCCCGCTGTACTACGCCTCGCCGCTGCCCGCGGTCGGAGCGACGTCGGCGGCCGGCTACCTCACCATCGCTGGCACATGGACCAACGCAGGCCAGATCACCGTGCGCGTGGCTGGCGTGTCCGTTCCTGTCACCGTCGGCGCGACCGACTCCGTGTCGACCGTTGCGACGAACATCGCCGCGGCGATCGCCGGCTACAACGGCGGCCGCCTGCCGTGCACTGCGACGGCGGTAGCGGGCGTGGTCACGGTCACGTGCCGCACCGCGGGCGTGCGTGGCATGCAGCACATCGTCTTCGTGGACAACACCCAGATCCCGTCTGGGCTCACGGCCACGTGGTACACGACGGCCGCAGTGTCGACCGCGTACACCTCCGGCCAGACCGTGGTTCCCGTCGCGGCGACCGGGTACTACTACAAGTGCACGACCGCGGGGACATCGGGCGCGACCGCTCCCACCTGGCCCACGACGATCGGCAGCACCGTCACCGACGGTAGCGCCGTTTGGACGTGCTGGGGTGTCACTGTCACCTCGACGAGCAACGTCATCGGCATCGGGCTGGGCAACGCCACTGGACTGGAGACGTACACGAACCTCCTCGGTACGATCGTCAACACCCAGTACAACCGGATCGCCTTGGCGGCGAACGACTCCACGAGTCTCGGACTCTGGGTTACGCAGATCACGCAGCAAGCCGCAGCGCCTTTCGATCTGCTCCAGCACGTGGTCACGGCGAGCAACGGCACGTTGACCGCGGCCACGACCATCGCCCAGACGAACCTGAACAACGCCCGCTTCCAGCACCTGTGGGCGCTCAACTGCGAAACGCACCCCTCGCGCATCGCAGCAGCCATGGCTGCGCAGCGCGCGCTGAGCGAGCAGCAGGACCCGGACGCCGCCTACAACAACTTCCCGCTGCTCACGGTGGCGCCGCAGTCGCAGTCGCCCGACTGGCCGACCTTGTCGACCAAGATCTCGGCGCTGAACAACTCGGTGACCGTGATGAGCACGAACCGGGGCGACAACTTCATGAACGTGGTGCGGTCGATCACCACGCTGTCGCTCACCGGCGGCAGCCCGAACTATGCCACCTTCGACACGGGTCAGGCATCGGTCCCCGACTTCGTCCTCACCGACTGGCGCCTCTACTACAACTCGTTCCTCGCGCCGAACAACCCGCGCGTGCAGGACAACCCGAACATCTCGGCGGGCGAGAAGGAGCCGCCCGCCGGCGTCCTCTACCCGCAGCGCGTACAGAACATCTTCTTCTCCCGCCTGGTCGACTACTCCAGGGGAATCCTCGGCCCATCCTCGGCCACGCCGAACTCGACGGGCGGCAGCGTTGCGCCCATCGTCGATGCTCCGCAGGTCGGCGACGTCCAGGCGGTATACGACAACGTCGCCAAGCGCATCATGGTCACCGCCAACGTCCGCGTGAAGGCGAACGACGCGCAGCTGGGCATCAGCGTCCGGCAGGCGGCCTGATGGCGGTCATTCGCTGCCACGGGCCTCGCATGACCTTCGAGTTGCATCGGGCAACTCGAATGGTTGTTCGGGACAGCGTCGACGGGGCGCACGAGCACGCGTCGGCCGAGGTGAGCATCGAGATCGACCGCTCCAGTTCCTTCTGGAGCAAGGTCTCGCCGGGCAGCAACAAGCTCACCTCGGACCCACGCGTGGATGCCCTCGGCTGGCGGCTCGCCATCATCGAACGGCGCATGGGCCTTCGGGAGAAGGACGAGGCGGCCGACGCCGACGCTGTCGAGCGGCTCGCGAAGTTGCTGCCTCCCCCTCCCGCCACGGAGTCCTGATGGTGTTGTACGCATGGCACCCACCGAGCCGCATGCTTGTGCGGCTCCTCGACTACAACGCCCATGGGCAGCCGACAAAGGCCGTGGCCATCGCGGGCCCCGGCGACGCCATCCCGGCGGCGCTCGGACGCCAGCGCGCCCAGCGTGAGGCCCAGTTGCTCCGTGACGCCCAGCGCGAAGTGCGCCGCGGCCGCTCTCACTGAAGAACCACTGCCCGTCCTCGCGCCAAGAGGCGAGGCTCTCGCGCGTCCCCCCATGGTGGGCGCTCGCTGGGAGCCGTCGCTGCGCTTCGAGGATCGGCACGATGGCCTCCCCCGTATGCCGGTCTCCCGGCTGAACGGGGTGATCTGCGTTGCGTCCCACCTACCCACCGGAGCCCGCCGCCATGGCCAACGTTCGCATCCGTCCGTTCTCGATCTACATCAACGGGAAGAAGCTGGGGCAGATGCACCAGGCGAAGTTCACCCTGCAGAGCGGCGACGAGCCGCAGTTCGGCGACGGGGGGCTACTTGGCTACTCCGACGGAGCCTCGCAGACGATGCTGACCTGCACAGCGATCCAGCCCGCGACGACCCAGATGGACGTGGATTTGCCGAACCTGCTCATCGGTAAGCAGGACATCGACGTTGCCATCCCCATCGGCCCGAACATCTACACCGCCACCTTCCGCACCATCAAGGCGGAGTACGACACCGACCAGAAGACAGGCCGCCTCGAGGGCAACTTCGAGTTCGGCGGCGGTGAGACGAAGAGGACATGATGGTCGCCACGTCTCTCACGTTCGCCAACGAGACCGAAGCCAAGCTGGCGAGCCCGAACGTGGGCTCCATCAAGGCGCACATCACCGAGTGGAACGACGTGCGGGACCCGAATGGCGCCCGTCTCCACGTCACCTTCCTTGAGGCTGCATGAAGTTCTCCGACGTCGCCAAGGGCACGAAAGCCGAGAAGGCGTCGGCGTTCTCCTACGGCGGCAAGTCCATCCCGGTGCTGCTCTGTCCCCTCAGCTTCGAGGAGGAGATCGGCATCATCGCGCGCGCCGTGAAGATCGCGCAGAAGGAAGGCGTGCGCGAGCCCAGGCCCGGTGATCCCATCTACGAGGCCCACGCACAGGCCGAGACGCTGCTCCTCGCATGCCTCGATCCAGACTCTCCCGAGGGCGCTCGCACGCCGACGTTCGCCGACACGAAGGAGGTCCTGCAACTGGATCAGGACACCGTCGCCATCCTCTGCGAACAGCAAGCGATGTGGCAGCAAGAATGCTCGCCCAGCATCCACGAGGTGAGCACCAAGGATCTCTTCAAGCATGCCGAGGAGGTGTGCGAACGCGGGGACCCTTTCGCCTTCGCCCGTTTCTCGCCAAGCATGCGATGGCTGCTGCAGCGTTTTACGGCTGTCCTGCTGTGCAACTCACCCGGCTACAAGCTGTGGCGTTCGCTCATCTCCTCGGATACGGCGTTGCCCGCCGACGAGTTGGTGAGGCGGATACGGACGTCCCTGGAGGAAGTGCTGCAGAGGACGAAGGCGGATAGCGAGGCGGTCTCGTGACCGCGTTCGCGCAGGTCAAGAAGAAGCTCACCCCGCCGCGCGTGGTCAAGGTGCCCGTCGACGCGTGGGAGCCTACCTGGAAGGATCGACCCGCCGTCGATGTCGCCATGGGTCTGCGCCCTCTGTCGATCGCAGAGCTCAAGGACTGCCGGGTCGAAGCGAAGCGAGAGGCCACCGGCTTCTACGAGGAGCAGCCGAAGCATGGCGGCGCCGACGCCTTCATCGAGGAGATCGGCATCGAGACCTACAACGAGGTCCTGCTATGCGAGGCCTTGGCTCGAGCCGCGTGCAACCCGAACAACGTCGGCGAGCCGTACTTCGACAACGCCACGGTGACCATTCGAGACGCGCTCACGAGCGAGAGCCTCCGATGGCTCTGGTCGGAGTACACGATCATGCAGCGCGGCGCCCGCAGCACGATGGTCGTGGCCTCTGACGAGGAGTTGAAGCTGCTCGCGCGCTGCCTACGCAGCGATCTGGGACGCCGCATCATCACGACCGAGGGGCGACACCTATGCGCCTACCTACTCTCGAACCTTCAGGAGGCAATGCCCGACACGCCCGACGAGGAAGAGATTGCGATGGACAACATCCTGCTCGAGTTGATGGACGAGGGCGTCGCTGGCAGCGGTGTTGAAAGCGTGCACGTCGCGCGCTCCGGGTAGCCCATGCCCAGCTCCGGCTCGCTGAGGATCAAGGTCGGGGCTTACCTCGACCAGGCCGCGCTGAAGGCGTTCGAGCCGCTTGAGAGATCAAGCGCGCGAGCGCGAACGATCATCGAGCGCAACCTCAACGCTGCGGGACAGACCGGCGCCCGCTCAGCACGTCCGGTGCTCTCCGAGTGGGAGAAGGTCGAGAAGGAACTCGAGCGCGAGGCGACTCGCATCCTGCGGGCCCGCGAGAAGGCCGAGAAGCAGGCGGCAGCGGTCGCCAAGAAGAGCGCCGGCGAGGTCATCGCGACCGAAAAGAAGAAGACTTCGGAGGTCGAGAAGGAGGAGAAACGCCGCGAGGCGATCCGCCGCCGCTCGTCGGAGATGGCGGGGCGCGAGGCCGCCAAACAGGCCGCGGCCGAGATCCGCGCCGCGGCGCGTGCGGCCAAGGCCATCGAAGCCGAGCGGGCGAAAGCGGCGAAGTCCACACCCTGGTACGCCAAGGACATCGGCAAGCTGTCCGGCCATGGCGGCGCCATCGGTATCGGACGCCGCGCGGGCATCCGGGTCGGGCGTGGCGCCGCAGCCATCTACGGCTACGGCGGTGCGGCCATCCACGCCGCCGAGGGTTTCGGCGAGGACATGCTCCGAGGGATCGGGGTCGAAACCGACTTCACCTCGCACGTCCGCAAGTCGCAGGAACAGAACGACACCGCCCGCAAGATCTCCAACGCGGGCTACATCCCGGGGCGCAATGCGCTGGTGGCGCCGGGCGAGATCCTCAAGCAGGCGCGCCAGGTCGGCGAGGAGACGGGCACCGAGACGCAGGACGCGCTCGACGCCCTGAAGGCCTTCGTGGGCAAGACGGGCGACCTGAAGCTCGGACAGGAGAGCCTCAAGGGCATGGCCATCCTGTCGAAGGCGACGGGCTCAAGCCTTGAGGACATGGCCGACGCATCGGCGGAGGTAGCGAACCACCTCGGCGACATGCCGAACAAGGCGGAGGTTGTCGACAAGGTCATGCGGCAGATAGCCGGGCAGGGCAAGCTCGGCGCGATCGAGGTCAAGGATCTCGCGCGGCAGATGGCGAAGGTGGCCGCGTCGGGCAACTTCTTCAAGGGAGGCGCCGCTGCGAACATCGCGACTCTTGGTGTCTTCGCCCAGGAGGCGAAGCTCGAAGGCGGCGCCTCAAGCAGCACGACGGCGGCGACGAGCGTCTCCAGCTTCGCGCGCGCTCTCGCCACGCCCAAGACGGTCAAGCAGTGGCAGGCGCATGGCTTCGCCAACGGAGCCTTCACCGATGCGAGTCGGTCCGAGTTGATGGACCCGCTGACCATCGTGAAGAACGCCCTTCGCGCCTCTTCGGGTGCGAACGGACAGGGCAAGTCCAACGAGACGACGTTTGGACAGCTCTTCGGTAGCGCACAAGCCGCGCGAGCGGCGACGGGATGGCAGGCCGTCTACAACCGCGCTGGCGGTGGCGACGCGGGCATCAAGGCGGTGGAGGACGAGTTCAATCGCCTCAAGAGTGCGATGCTCGACACCGAGGAGGTTCAGCGCGCGTTCAAGACCACGCTAACGAGCAGCCAGTCGGCGGCAGCCATCATGAACAACAAGCTCGACGAGATGGCCGACTCCATCACGACCGCCGTCCTTCCCGCATTCCTGAAGATCGCGCCGGGCATCGAGCAGGGTATCAGCAGCTTCGCCAATCTGATCGCGCAGGTCACGGGCGCGAAGCGAGAGGGCGCCCTCGCGACGCTCGACAACGTGAACGACAAGCAGGTCAACGAGGACATGCGCCTGCTGGAGTCGACATCGAAGGTCGACAAGAAGACAGGGAAGAAGATCTACAGCCAGGAGGCCATCGACGTCGCCAAGCAGCACTGGGCGCAGCGCAACGCCGCCATCGCGGAGTTGGGTACCCAGGTGAAGACCGAAGGGGCAGAGGCCGCGGAGGCGCGCGAGCAAGGCAAGCACGAGGATGGCTTGCGGAAGCTGTTCGGCATGGAAACGCGCGGCTCCGTAGCCGAGCGCCTGAACGCGCAAACGGGCGAGGACTCCCTCAAGCTCCAGGCCGCGCAGCGCGCAGCCGACGACCAGACGCGCGTCCTCGGCGAGATTCTTCGTGCGATCAACACCGGCAACGCCATCGCGCAGTCTACCGGGGGCACTCCTCCGCCAGGGCAAGGCGGCAAAGAGCCTGCGAACGCCGCGCCGCCGGAGTAGCCGATGCCCAGCAAGGTGACCGCGCAGACCGGCCTGCCTCAAACGCAGTTCGGGGACATCAAGTTCCCGGGCGAGACCCACCACGTGTCGCTCGTGCTTCGGCATCACGTGCACGAGTACCCGCATTCGCCCGGCGGCAACGTCGAGAAGCTCGGGCGATCGCTCTACAAGGTCACCGTTCGGGGCAACTTCCAGGCGACCTTCCCGGCGTTCCCCGACCTATACCCCAACGGGATGAACACGCTGCGAGGCTACGCCGAGCAGATGCAGACCCTGACATTCGTCCATCCGACCATCGGCAGCTTCCCCGCCTTCATCATCGGGTGGGAGCAGGTCAAGGACGCCAGGATGCTGAGCGGCGAGAAGGTGGACATCACCTTCCTGGAGGACCAAAGCGCGCAGTACGCTCTGAACAACGTGGTGACGGATCTCGACGACACATCGATCGGTCCGAGTGCCGCGCGCCTCGCCGCCGAGCTCGCGGCAGTCGAATCCGACCTCGCCTTGAGCGACGAGGACGAGAGCCTGTTCGATGTCATCCAGAGCACGGTCACCCAGATCCTCGCCATCGGCGACACCGTGCAGCTGTACGGCAACGACTACTCGGCGAAGCTGCAGGACCTCGCGGGGCTCTGCCAACAGCTTGAGGGCGCGCTGTCGATGCAAGACGCCCGGGCTTGGCCGGTCGTCAACGTGCTCCTCGACCTATGGAACGGCGCGTCCCTCGCGCTGCAGGACCTGCAGTCCAAGCAGGTACCGCTGAACCAGTACATCGTCGAGCAGACCCAGACCCTCGTGGACTGCGCCGTCTCGATCTACGGAGACGCGTCTCGAGTGAGTGATCTTCTCGGCCTCAACCCCGGGCTGGCTGACGTCCTAAACGTGCCTGCGACCACCATCATCTACTACTACCCGGACAGCCCGAACGCGGGCGCCGGCCAGTCGAACACCGCAGGATGAGCAACCCCACGCCGCAGGCGCTGATCCAGGGACTGGGCGGACGCGATGACAGCGTAAAGCTCCTGGTCAACGGGCAACAGTTGCTCATCGCCGAAAGCTGGAACGTCAACGAAGGCGTCCTCTCGCAGCCCGCGGGCTTCTCGATCACCATCGGCAGCGGCGACCTCGCCGCATCGCTCATCCAGACCTTCCAGCCAGGTCCGAACTACATCTTTCAGCTCTTGGTCGGCAACGTCCTGCAGCAGAGCGGTTACCTCGACGCGGTGATGGCCGGGCAGCCCCCTGGCTCGGCGACGAAGGTGACACTCAAGGGGCGCGACTCGCTCGCGCCGCTGCAGGACACCTTCGTGACCGGGGTCATCGCGGCGAACGTGAAGACCTGCGCGCAGCTGGCGTGGTTCGCGCTGCAGCAGGTGAAGCTTGCGCCCTCTGGCCCCATCGACCCGAACATCCTGCAGACGGACAACACCGCGAACCGCAGCGCAAAAGCGGGCGTGAACGTCGCCGAGACGAAGGCGAGCCAGGCCGGACAGGAAATCTCTGCGGGCTCCATCGCCTCTCACCCGCAGGCGCGGCTGCATGAGACGTGGCACCAGTTCCTGCGGCGTCACTTCGATCGCGCGGGGCTCTTCTTCTGGGCCGCCAACGACGGCAGCTTCGTCCTCGCCGCGCCCAACGGCAACCAGGCACCCACGTACCTACTGCGCCGCAAGACGGGGCAGCCGAAGGACAGTCTGCGCGCGAATGTTGTGGGCATGAGCTTTCAGGACGACCGCACGCACCGCCATTCCGAAGCGATCGTCTACGCCAAGGGCGGAGGCAAGGCATTCGGTCGCGTGAAGAGCAAGGGCGCCTTCGACGACGACGAGATGCAGGCGAGCGGATACAACCAGCCGATCGTGTTCCGCGATGCCAACTGCCACAACCAGGCCGAGGCGGAGTTCTTCGCGCGACGCAAGCTCGCCGAGGAGCGTCGCTCGGGTTGGAAGCTGGAGTACACCGTCGACGGTCACACGTTGCCATTGGCGAGCGCCTCGAACGCCGCCGGCGGCGGACAGCGAGCCGTGCTCGTGCCCGACACCGTCGTGCATGTCGACGATGACGAGCTCGGGTTCCACGAGAACTTCTACCTGGAATCCCTCGACCGCCAGCGCGGACCGCAGACGACAACGACCATCCGATTGATGCGCTTGACAGACCTAATTTTCGGGGCGGACGAAGAGTAGGAGTCGACGAATGCCCCGACCTCTCGAATGGGACATCGGCGTCCAGATCGCATCCGTCATGGACGACCAGGGCTTCGAGGACGTCCAGTACGATGCCGAGGGCGAGGGCGCGAGCGGCGCATCGCCCATCGAGCGTCATCACTTCTACGGCCTATGGGGTCGCGCCCTCGACCCCGCGCTCAACACCGCACCGCCCGGTAAGCCAGGCAACGGCCAGCCAGATCCGACCAAGGGCGCCCAGCTCCTCTACGCGTACGAGGGCAGCCAGGGTCACGCGTGGACGATGGAAGACCCTCGGGTGTTGGCCATCATCCCCATCCCCGATCCGGGCTGCGCGGTCTTCTACGGCGTGAACCCAACGGCCGGCGCAAGCTCGGACATCCTCGGTTGCAGCTTCGTCCGCACGCACTCCGACGGGCGCATCAGCCTCGCGACGACGTCGACGGGCGGCGGTGGGGATGGGCAGACCATCTTCGAGGAGGTGAGCCGATACGGCTTCGTGCGCGCGTCGCCCTGGGGGCGCGAGATGTTCGGGCAGTTCGCTGACGACAACGGCGACGTGCTGTTCACCGGTTACTCGATGCAGGCAGGTGGCGGGGCTCGGTTCACCCTCGGATACATGGGTGGCATTCTGCCCGGGCTCGGGTCGACCGCGAGTCTGCAGGCGGACATGGTGCGCGTCGTCGCCCCGGTCATCTCGATCGGACCGACGGGATCCGTGGTCGGCCCCGTCGCCCAAGCCGAGCCCTTGGTCGGCGTACTCGGCGCGATGGGCGCGCTCGCTGCGGCGCAGTCGGCCGCGATCGTTGCGCTGCAGGCCGAGATCGTGAAGCTCGGCGGCGGCTCTGGATCGGCTGGCCCTGTCGCAGCGCTGGCAGCGCTGCTCGGGACCGCAGAGTCGGCGATCGGCACGGCGCTGGAGACCATCGCGACCGCCACGAACATCGGGTGAGCCCATGTCCACCTGCATCCCCATTCCCAAGCTGCCGTTCCCGTCGCTCCCATCGGGGATCTCCCTGTCGCCGCAGCTGCCGTCCGTCTCGCTGAGCCTCCCGAACCCGTGCTGCCTACTCCCAGAGGCGATCACGATCGTCCTCTCGCTTCCGCTCCCGCCGCTGACCATCAACTTCGCCTTCCTTGAGCCCGTGCAGGAAGCGTTCGACATGCTCGAGGCGCTCATCAACCAGTTGCCGCTCAACTGCCCGAGGTCCTGATGGGTGCTGGAGACTTCCAAGCTGGCGCCGGTCCCGCGGGCTTCGATCCCGTGTACGTGCCCGCCACGCCATCGCCTCCGTTCCTGCCGCGCGCGCCGTTCTTCGACCCGTCCATCAACCAGTTCCTCACGCTGGACGAGAACGGCAACCCGATCGACATGCACCCGATCGATCAGATCGTGACCCTTCGACTCACGACACGAAAGGGGCAGAGCAAGAGCGCGACGTCACTCGGAACGCGCCTGGCAATCGTTTGCGCGCGCTTGCCCGCGCCGAAGGTCCTGCAGACCGCTTACAACGAAGTGCGCAGCGTCATGCAGGACCTCATCACGAACGGCGATGTGCTCCTACTGAGCGTGACCGTGAAGCAACTCCGTGGACAGAACGTCTTCGCCGTCGCCTACGTGAACCTGCGCGACCCGGCGACCAACCCGCGGTTCCCCACCTCGAACAAGCGATCAATCTCCGTCGTCGGAGTGAACACCTAAGATGCCGCTCGACAAGCTCGCCGGAAAGCTGGTCATCCCATCGCGCGACCAGCGCATCGCGCTCTACAAGCGGGCGATCTCGGCGCGCGTGCCCATCGGCAATACCCCGCCCGACATGCGACCGGGCAGCAAGGTCGACCTCGACGCCCGCGCCACATCCGACGTCGCTGGCAGCATCGACGCCAACTCCATCACGATCGCCAAGGGCGTGCGCCGTTCCACGGCAACGGGTCAGGACCTGTACGACTGGGCCACGATCCTTGGCACCACGGCACCGCTGCCCGCCGTGGGTGGATCCGGCGCCGCGATCAACCAGGGAGGCTCTTCGAGCGGAGCGACCATCTTCGCCGGCGACGTCCTCACACATCTGCCGACGGGGCTGCAGTTCCAGTGCACCCAGACGGGTCTCTACCTGCCAGCCAATCCCGCCATCGCGGGCTCGGGCACGCCCATCCCGATCACGGGCATCGACACGGGCCTGCAGACGAACCTGCCGGCCGACTCGGTGCTCACATGGGCCTCGCCAAGGCCTGGCAGCTCGCTCACGTGCAACGTCGTCATCCAGTCGAACGGGCAGGGACTCGTAGGTGGCGCACCCGTCGAGACCGACGATCAGGTTCGCCGACGCCTCGACTACCTCGCCGCGAACCCCCCCGCGAGCGGCAACGATGCCCAGTACCAGGCGCTCCTGATGAGCGCCACGACGATCCCCATCGAGCAGGCCTTCACTATCCCCGATGCGATGGGCCCTGGGACCACGGCCGTCTTCTTCACCCTGCGCCCAGGACAGCCAGGGGCGAGCCGAATCCCTACCGCGACGCATCTTGCGCTCGCCGCGCAACTGCTCGGCGGGCAGATGCCTGCCACCGACGGCATCTTCATGTGCACGATCGTGGCCTCTCCGGTCACCGTTGTCCTCGAGATCTTGTGGAACAACTCGGCCGACAGCTGGGCGGACACCACGACCTTCCCCCCGTATCTGGGCCCCATCGCGACCAATGGTGTCGTCGCAAGTGCGAACGCCGCGGGCAGCCTTACCGCCTTGGCCTTCCGGCTGTCGAGCCCCGAGCTCACCGCTGCCACGGCGCCGCAGGTCGGCCAGAACATCGCCTTCCTCGACCTGCCGAACCTGACCTTCCGGCAGAAGAAGATCCTCACGGTCACGGTCATCTCCACGACCACGTACGACATCACCGTGGACACGACGAACGGCATCTCCGACACGAGCTACACGCCGATCGCTGGTCAAGCATGCTGTCCTTGGAGCCCGTCGCTCAACGACGCCCTGGCCCCGGTCGTGAGCTACTTCGACACCATCGGCCCCGGCGAGCAGTTCGCGACCTTCTTCGACCCTGGACTGCGTCAGAAGCGCAGTCCCGCCAACCCGCAATACTGGCCGTCATCGATCACCAACCGCCTGCTGGGCGGCACCATCACGAACCAGCCGCCGCAGGGCGCGCAGCAGACTCAGCCCCCGGTGCCCACACTCTTCTCGACGGACAGCATCGCGGATGTACTGCTCGAGGAACCCACCGTGCCGTACGCCGCTCCCACGGGCACTCCCGGGGTCTTCGTGTACCTGCTCACGCTGGGCAACCTCGTCGTCTTCCCTGGTGGCTGACGACGGCATGTCCGCCTTCTCGATGACGTGCACACCACCGCGTGAGACGTGAACGGAGAGTAACAGCATGCCGGCGCCCGGATGTTCCACGTTTGACGGCAACCCGAACCTGCCGATCCCCACGACCCAGGGCTACCGCCCTGGGCAGGACGACTTCGACGGCGCAGAGTTTGAGGACCTCGGCAGCGCACCGCCCAACCCGCGCTACATCCCCAGCGCGGGACTCACCAACACCGAGGGCTGGCAACTCATCTCCGTCTCGCGGATGATCCCGTGGGGTGCATGCGACGTCGCCGCGGGCGTCGGTCCGACCATCACCAACTGGCGAGTGGCGGCGAACAACGTCACGGCCAACCCCTTCACGGTCGTCCGCAACTCGGTGGGGAACTACTCCATCACCACGGCGGCCGGTGTCTTTCCCGCGCCGGTGGGCAACCCGCGCGCGACCATCACCGCGATCCTTGGCGCCCATAGCTACAGCATCGGCGTCGTGAACATCGCCAACGGCGTGCAGGTCACCACGACCATCGACGGCGCTCTCGCCGACATCTCGTTTGGCGTCGACTTTTTCTAGGTAGAAAGCATGCCGCAGCCGTCCGCTTTCACCTGGCCCGGAGCCTTCGACTTCTCCAGCAACAAGACCCACATCCAGGTCTTCTACGAGCTTCTGCCATCGCTGTGGGGCAGCGAGATCGACTTCACGGAAGTGGGCAGCGACGACGAGTTGCAACTGTACGCGACCGCCGTCGTGCTGGGCAGCGCTCTCTACGAGTCGGAGAAGGCGGGCAACCAGGCCAACCCGCTCGCGGTCTACGACCTGTTGCCCCTGCTGGAGCAGGACTACGGGCTCACACCGGGGCCCACGGACAACATCCGCACGCGACAGAACGCGCTTGCCGCGGCGATGGCGCTACCGCTCGGTGCCATCCCGAGCAACATCGTCAACACCGTCAAGAGATTGGCGGGCGCCGGAAACTTCCTCGGCTACGTACCGAGCCCCACGGCGCCGGCGCCGTCCATCTACCCGGCAGCGCCGGGCGCCGGCCCGGGCCAGTTTCTCGACGTGCGCGTCCCGCCGCGGTTCGTGCAGTTGGTCGACCCCGTCGTCACCGCGGGTGCGGTCTGGTGCGCCTACCAGAACCTCGACACCACGATCGTCGTCCCGGAGCTACTCCTCCTCGGCGACACCATCATCGTCGGCGCGGGCAACACCGCGCAGATGGAGCGCGTCACCGTGACGGGGACCGCGACGACCGCGCCGGCCGGCTGCACGCCCGGATACAACTACTTCCAGGCGACCTTCGCGAACTCGCACGACATCGGCGCGCCAATCACGACCGGAAACTTTCCGTACTGGTGGTCTTCGCAGCGACTCAGCTACATCGTCCTAACAGCAGCGGCGGCGACCTCGCGGACGACGCGCGCGGCGATCGACGCGCAACTGGCAAAGATCATGCGCACGAGCGACGCATGGGCCATCGTGGCGCCGACGTCGACCGCTGGCATGAAGTTCACCGTGGGTCCGGTCGTCGTGGGCGGCGCCATGGGTACCCAGCCGATCTCGCCGTTCACCTTCTTCCAGTCGATGTGACGCATGGCCCATCACACGCAACAGCGCACCGAATGGGTAGGCCCGTCGATGTGGTCGACGTGGGCGGCGCTGCAGGGCTACGCGGTCGGCGCGTACGTCATCCCCACGACCGTCAACGCCACCGGCTTCTACTACAAGGCGACGGCCATCACGACCGGGCAGAGCGGTGCCGCGGAGCCCGCGTGGCCCTTGGTGCGTGGCGCGACCGTGGTCGACGGCGGCGTGACGTGGACGTGCATGTACTACACGTCCGTGCTGACCTCGGACTTTGCCACCTTCGATGGCAACCTGAAGAGCAGCATCAACGGCGTGGACGGCGGATGCTGGGCGCCGGCCACGCCCATCGTCATCGGCGGCGCCGGGCTGCAGTTGACCGGCCCCCTGGTCGTCGCGCGCGGCGGAGTGCTCCACTCGAACACCGGGGTGCTCGCCTTCGACCCCGGCAACTTCCCTCTGCTCGGCCCGACGCACTCTTGGAACACGCGCAAGGTCGTCTACTCGTTCGTCGACGCGCGCCCCATCCCATACTCGATGTGGGTCGTACGGCGCGGCACCAGCTCGCTGCAGAGCGTGGCGCCCCAGTACGTGCAGAACGGGACAACGCTGCCCTCGAGGCTCGCGCTGCGCATCCGCGGGGTGCAGTATGCGAGCATCACCTCGGTCACCGTGACCTTCTCCGTGGTCACGCTGCACACGTCGCTGCCGACGACGATGCCTTCCTTTCGCCTGCTCGTGGTCGACGAGAACGGCAACGCGACGCCCTGCACGAGCGTCGCCGCTGGTGCCGACGTCGACGGGTGGTGCTACGTCCCGACGCCCGCGAACGTCACCGCCTGGTACAACGCAGGCAACGCGCAGTCGTTCACCTTCGCCGTGGACAACGGCTACGTCATCCGCAGCCTCTACACCTACGTCCTTGAGGTGCGCGACGAGCAGGGCGTGACCGCGTTCCCCTGGACCGTGCCGCTGATGCAGCCGTGCCGGGTCCTCAGCTACGGCCCGAGCTTCCCCCTCGCGGGGCTGGCGGCCATCGACGGCTACACCCCCGCCGCCGGCGACCGCGTGCTCGTCGTGGACAGCCCCTTCAACGGCGGCAGCTGCGAGACCGGCATCTACATCGCGAGCGCGGGCGACTGGGTGCGGTCGACCGATCTGAATCAGGCCTCGCAGTTCGGACAGGGCTTCGTCGTCGGCATCCAGCAGGGCAACAGCTTCGGCGGGACCTACTGGGCGGCGGCCTCGGAGATCGACACGTGGTCGCCAGGCACGACGCCACCGTGCGGCGCCTGGCTGGCGACGTCGGGCTACACGGCGAACACGCCGATCCTGCCCTTGGCCTCGACGACCGGTTACTGGTACCTCTGCACGACGGCAGGCACCACGGGAGCTCATGAGCCGCCGTGGCCGTCGCAGCCAGGGCAGACCGTGAAGGACGGCACCGTTGTTTGGACGTGCATCGGTCCCGCGGCGACACCGCTTCCGTTCGTGACGCGCCCCGCAGTCGACCTGTACACCGGTGGCGAGGCTGCCAACGCGTACGGCACGGTCTTCCACACCGCGACGATGACGTACTCCGACATCCGCTTCAACGAGTGGCAGTAGCCCATGCCCGCACGAATCTTCGCCGACAGCTTCTACGTCAACGGCGTGCCCATCCCAGCTTCGTACTTCACGGCGCTGGACGCTGGACAGGTCGCCGCGATTGATGGCGACGCTGGAGGCACGTGGGCGCCTGCCGCGCCGCTCGGTATCGGTGGCGCGGGCATGTGGTGCGCGGGGCCGTGGTATCTGGAGCCGCCCGCGACCCAGACCAGCGTCCACTTCGCGCGCAACCTGCTCACGTTCGAGAACGTGAACAGCCTGACGCACGGCGACAGCGACTTCATCGAGTTGGCGACCGGGCAGGCGATGAACACCCGGACGTTGAACACGCCCATGTCCTTGGGCAAGGACGCCTCGGGCTGCCAGATCGTCGACGCCGCCGGAGACGCGGTCGGTGGCTATGCGGTGATGCTCCCGAACCCCGTGCTGACAGGTGGCGTCATCAACACCAACTCGGCGTTTGCCTACCGCCTAGGTGGGCGCCTACTCGTGCCGCTGCGGGTGCACAACGGCGCCACGCTTGCGACGGTGACCTTCTGGTTCGCGACGGCGACGCACACTGGGGTGCCGACGAGCCTCCCCCTCTTCCGCGTCCACCAGATCGACGTCTACGGCAACATCACCGCCTTGGGATCCGGCACCGTCGGCGACGGCTTCGAGGTCTTCCATCCGACGCCGAACCTCGCGCAATGGAACAACGGAGGCAACCCGCAGTCCTACACCCTCACGTGTGTGCCAAACGTGATCATCGACACCTCGCAGTTCTTCTATTTCGCCGAGATCATCGACGAGGCGGGGAACAACGCGGTGGCCGGCAACATCTGGCTTGAGTGCGTGGCCTCCTTCACGGGCATCGCCGACATGAGGCCGCAGTGAGCCACTTCGATTTCGTAAGGCCGTCAGGGCGATGGGTAGGCGAGTTCGTGCCGGGTGCCCAGGACTATCGCACCCTCGACGACCGCATGAGCCGCACCGTGAGCGGCGACGGGGGAGGCGCCTACGCCCCGAGCTCGCCAGTCATCATCGGCGGCGCGGGCATGCAATTCATCACCACGGGGACGCTCTTCACGGGCAACGTGAGCACTGGGCCCGGCGGCCGCGTGCTGGTCGATGCGGTCGCAGGCAACAGTCCAAAGCTCACTTCCGCTGGCACCGACGTCATCGTGCTGTCGATGACCGACATGCAGGTGCCCCTTGGCGGGTCGACGATCTCGGGCAATTACTCGTGGCTTCCCGACGACTACCTCGCCGTGTCCACGGTGCCCTCCACGGTCGGCGCCCAGTCGGTCTACGGCGGGCAGTACATGACCTTGACCATCCCGGGTCGGAGCCTCCACGCCAGCGCTCAACTCGTGAAGATAATCCTCCACTACCGGGTGGTCACGAAACCACCGGCCTTCGCCTCGGCGAGCCCGCTCTCCTTCGCCATTGTCGGCTGGGACTCGGCGACCGATAGCTACTCGCTCCTCGCACCAGCGGCCACGAGCTGGCTACCCTCCACGGTGTACCCGGTCGGCACGTACATACTGCCGCAGACCGTCAACGCCACCGGCTTCTACTACAAGGCGACGGCCATCGCGGGCACGGGCACATCGAGCAGCACGACGCAGCCGACATGGCCGACCGTCGTGGGCGCGACGGTCATCGACAACCCAGGCGCCAACCAAATCACGTGGACATGCGTCGGGCTGTCGGGACAGCTGCTCCCCTCTTCGAACGCATCGACGTACTACAACGATGGACAGCCGCAGTCGTTGGAGCTCGACTTCGACCCGAACAACCTGCCCACCGTCGACGTCGCGCAGACCGCCTACCAGATCCTGGTCTCGGGCGCGGTCGACGTGAGCGGGTCCACGGCGCCGTTCGTGAACATCCTCCTCCACTCCGTGGAGTTCCACTTCGGCGGGATCTTGCTGCTCGGCTTCGAGTAGGTCATTCGACCGCGGGCGCGGGTCCGTTGCTTGGGCAGCAGAAGAAGGGCCCTCCCGCACTCGTACAGCCGCTCTGAGTCGGCTGCGCGTTGCACAGCACAGCGGTCAAACTCGCGGGGCACGCAGGCGGATCGCGAACGACGTCAGCCGCTGCCACGCAGGACACGCACACGGCGGTGGGGCTGTTGATGAAGCCAGCGCCGCAGGGTGTTCCCGCCACGCAGTTGGCGACGGTGGCGCCGCCCGATGTGCACGCCGACGAGCACGTGTCCCCGCCATCGGGACAGTCCATCGGGTTCTCTGGGCCAGCGTCGCCACCGTAGACGACGGGTGGCACGCCCCACCGCTGCAGGGGCATGGCGTTGCAGCCGACGACGATGGTCGACGGATCGACCAGGCAGGCGACGAGGTTCGCGAAGGCGATGGGAGCGGTCGCCTCGACGGGCGCTGCGTCGGAGCCGCCGTCGTCGCCGAGCTCGGCGCCACCCTCAATCCACACGGGCCACGCGTCCGACGCCCCAGCCTCGATAGGCATCTGGACGCCGGCGTCTTGCTCTATGGCGAGGGGACCTGGGGGCGCGGCCGAGAACGACGCGCCGCCACAGCCGATGAAAGCGATCACGAACAGTGTGTATGCGTTGCGCATGCTTTTGAAGGTACGACTTCCTGCCGTGAGGGACAAGGTGATCAAGTGACCAGCGCCAACGTCCAAGTTTCCATTGCCGGCGGCGCCGTCGTGACCGGACCGGTCACGGTCCCCTTCGGAAGCTCGGTCCAACTCTCGGCCGCGAACACCAGCGGGTGGACGTCCGCGCTTTGGCAGATGGTCGACTACCCACCTGGCATGGCCTGCCCGGCTGGCTGGTCGACCGACGCGATGGGGAACTACTACTTCCAGCCAGCGAACCCCACGACGCTGCCGCCGGCATTCAACGCGCCAGCGGCCGGGGCCAACAACTGGGGCAAGATCCCCGTCCGCCTGACGGTGAACAACAACCCGGCGCGTCTGCTGGCCAACGGCGCAGCCAACCCGGCGTACAACCCGGCGCTCACGGACACGTCGCTCGTGATGTCCATTCGTAGCCCGAACCTCGCCATGGAGGGCCTGGGCGCAACCGAGGCGAACCAGTGGGACGTGCTTCGAAATTGGGCCGGCGGCGTGATGCGCATGTTTCGCCTCGTCGACGCGGGCAGCTCCGGGGGTGGTGGCGGCTCGATGCAGTACGTGAACGCCGCCACGGTGTTCACGGTCGCCCAGGCCGGCACGATCTTCCTGGTCGACACGAGCGCGGGCGGATTCACCGTGACGCTGCCCAACGCGGCCTCGCTGGCGGCGGCGAGCAACGGCGGCAACGGCCTCTGGTGGGAAGTCGTGGACGTGCCGCTCGCGACCTCGGGAGGCCACCCGCTCGGGAAGTCGGGCTGGCAGTCCAACCCGCTGCTCGTGAGCGGCAACGGCATCGCCGTCGTCGACCCGAACTACGTGGGCAGCACGGGGGCCACCAACTCGCCGGTGACGCTCACCACCGCGCGCGGGCGCTTCCGGTTCACCTACTCGGTCGCCGCCGGCCTGTACCTCTGCTGAAAGACACCCATGACCAAGACTCGCATCCTCGTCGCGCTCGCGGTCGCCCTCCTGTCGGCGGCGCTGCTCGTTCTCGTCGGCCTCGGGCGAGACATCGCCCCTGCTGGTCACGCCGATGGACCAGACGCATCGGCGAAGGTTGGCGCGTCGCCCCTCATCCCGTCCCCTGGTCCCGACGGGTCCTTTCTCGGCAGCAATGGCTCGACGTGGAGTTGGCAATACCCGCCTTCGAGTTCTGGTTCTGATTCGGGTGGCGTTAGCGGCGGGTGGACGACCCTGATGGACCTGGACCTGACGGCGCAGGGGTCGCAGACGTTCACCTCCGACGGCACCTACACCATCGGCGCTTACACGTTTACTAAGTTCAACTCTGCGAATGAAGTCACGCACGCCACGCTGAGCAGCTCCGGTATCACGTTCACGCCGGCATCCACCAGCGACTACAACACCGGCAAGACGTATCCAGGTCTCTACGTCGACCTAGCGTCGCTTCTGCCGCTCTACGACCCTTCGATCTCCGTGCGCGTTTGGGCCTATAACTCGGCTGGCAACTTCTCTGCCAACTACGACAACGCTGTATTGTCCCTGGACACTGGCGAAAACGCGACGAGCTACGGCTACGGGTACAAGAGAGGGTACGGAACTGCTGGAGTCGGCGTCGCTACCTTTTTCGAGTACAACAACAGCAACAACTCTGGCTTCGTCAGTGACTTATTTTCCATCAGCTCATCCAATAACGTGATGGTTTTGGAAGTGTCGAAGCTGTCGTCCTACCCTCAGTTCTTCTCTTACAGGGGCAGCTACTCTAGCGGGTGGCCCACTCTCGCCAGCCTTACTATTCAGCAGGTTTGGACTTCCAGCAGCTCATCCAACAACTGGGAACTCGCAAACGGCAAGACATTGAAGGCTGGCATCGGGGCGCAACGGTCCGGCTCCGGCACGTCGCTCGTCGTGACGTTCGCAAGGCTGCGCGTCGACTACAAGCCATGAGTGAGGACCGCACCATGCGCAGGCAGTGCCAGGGCACGACCAACGCGCTCGGCCACCTGCGCGAGTTCCGGTCGCTGCGCTACGGCGCGCTCCAGTAGGCGTTCGCTCCAGTCACGTCATCGATGCCGCGCGAGCCCGCGCAGCCATAGGAAGGAAGAGCGAGCATGCCCGTCATCCGTCGTCGCCTCTACGTAGACCAGGGGGCCGACTATGCACGCACGTGGCTGTGGGAGACGGGCGCAGTCGGCGCGGTCTCACCCGTCAATCTTACGGGCGCCACGGCGACTTTTCAGGTGACGTCGCCCACCGTCCCCGGAACGCCGGTGGTCAGCGTGTCGACGACGCCCAACGGGCAAGGCTCGATCGTCCTTGGCGGCAGCGCCGGCACGATCGCGCTCGCCATCGACAACGCAACCACAGCGGGGCTCGCGACGGGAGTGTACCTCGCGAAGCTCTTCATCACCTGGGCCAACGGCACCATCCAAGAGTTCCTTTCGGGACCCTTCATCGTGAGCGGCAGCTGAGGCAGCCATGACCAACCCTGTCATCGAGACCGTCGTCACCGAGTACGTCCAGGGGCCACCGGGGCCGCTGGCGGGCAGCGTTGCGAGCCTTGTCGCCCTTGAGGCGCTGTCGCCCACGAGCGCGTACCCCGATGGGAGCCTCTTCTACGTCCAGGCGGGGATGCAGACGTGGCAACTCCAACAGTCCTCTCTCCTGACTCCCGAAGGCGCCACCGTCGTGGCTGCGACCGCGGCGGCGGGCGGCGGCAACTTCGTCATCCAGTCGCCCGTCGTGGTGGAGGTGGCCAACCAGAACTTCTCGGCTTCGGGCGCGAGGGCGACATACGCGACGACGGGGCTGACCGCCGCGCGCATCGCGACGTTGCCAGCTGGGCTCCCCGTCGGCATTCCCATCACCTTCGTCGACGGCGACGGAAGCATGTCCGGCGCCAACACGCTCACCATCACGCCCACCGGAGCCACCATCAACGGCGCCGCGACACTCGTGCTGGCCGCCGCCCACGCCAAGGCGACCGTCGTGCAGGTCGCGACGAACGTATGGGTCCAGATCGCCTGACCAACTCCATCATGACCGAAGGACGCCACCCCATGAATCGCTTCCAAGCCGCTCGAGGCACCTGGCTCGCCGTGTCGCTGCTCGCGCTCTTCCTGTTCTCGCTCTCCGCATGCGGCATCTCCTGGTACATCGGCGCCAAGCCGATGCCCGTCTACGTGTACGTCGAGGAGGCGGGGCTGAGCCCGTCGCCGACATCGCGTCCTCCGTCGCCTCCCCCGCCCCCCGCGCCATGGGTTCGCATCGGCGGCGTGTACGACGCGGGATACCAGAATGGCAACGGCACCTTCTACCTGACCGCTGGCACGTCGACACCAGCGACCGTCACGGTGCCGGCAGGCAGCTACGTGACGATGCTTTCCGGGTCGGCTGGCTCGGGCGGCACGGGGACGATCACGATCACCCCGGCGGGACCGAGCATCACCGACGCGCAGATAAACCCGCCCATCACGCTGCAGGCCAACCAGTCCTTCACGCTCGGCAGGCCCGTGCTGCAGGGCAGCCCGAACGAGTTGGGCGCGGGGTCCACCATCGTCTTCTCGTCGGGCATCGCGAACTACACGGTCACGCTCTTCTACTACGGGGGGAGCTGAGTCATGACGAAGTCCAAACTACTTCTGCTCGCGCTCTGCCTGACCGTCTTCGCCATGCTTGCCTCAAGCACGGTGAGCGCGCAGAGCAACGGTTACGGCCCGGTGGGCGGCAGCGGTTCGGGCGGCTCCGTCACGTGGGCGGGCGATCTCGCGGGCTCCACGAGCACCTCCCAGACGGTCGTGAGCATCTCGGGGACGAGCCCCATCACGATCACCCCCGCGTCGCTCCAGTGGACCGCGGGGACCACGAGTCCGACGCTGACGCAGGCCACCTCGACGACCGGCAACGGCGTCAACCTCACCATCGCGTCTCAGGCCCCGCTCAACGCCGGCACCAACACTCCCGGCAACATCATCCTGAACACACCAGCTCCGAACAGTACTGGATCTCCAGGTGCTGTCCAAGTTCAGAGTGGTGGCTCGAACTATGTGCAGATGGGGCAAGAGTCAAACGGAAGCAGCTACGGAGCTATTTGGCTGAGTAACCTTTCTGCATCTAGCTCGAACTACAGTCTCGCCTGCAACGGCTCAACAACCATTATCAATGCGCCGGGCAGCACTCTGCAATTTGCAGTGGCTAACGTTGCGGAAGCTAATCTAACGGCGAGCACGTGGGCCTGGATCTCTAGCATCGCGAATCCGACGTTCACCCAGTCAGCTCTGTCTTCTACATCCGCGGGATCTGGTGCTGCCGGCGTCACCATGACGCTCAGCGCGCAGGCGGGACAGGCTGCAACAGGTGCGAGCAACAACGGCGGCACGGGTGGAAACCTCGTGCTCAGCTCTGGGGCTGGAGGCACTAGCGGATCGGCTACGGCGGGCCTGAACGGGTCCATCGTCTTCCAGTCGGGCGGCTCGCAGTTCGGCAACGTCCAACCTCTCGTCGGCTCGGTGACCGCTTACGGCGCCCTGTACCTAGCTGGCACGGGTGGGATCACTCCGGGGACTGGCAACTACGCGATCATGTCGAACGGCGCCTCGGAGACGAACGTCAACGCCGGCACGGGCGGCAGCGTGTACATCACGCAGTTGGGAAGCGCGCTGGCGCATTTCTCAGGCAACACGTTCTTCCTCGACTCGCAGGCGACGGTGCAGTGGGCGAAGACGCTGACTCCCGCGCTCAATCAGGCGGCCCAGACCACGGACACGGCGACGAACAGCACGACTATCTCCGCTCAATCGGCTTTTGCTACTGCGACCACAAACGTCACTGGTGGCTCACTCAATCTTGCAGCCGGAGCAGGCGCGGCCTCTAACGCTACTTTCACTTCAGGCTCGATCAACCTCCAGGTGAACGCGCCGAACAGCGGTGGCACGGAGGCGTACGTCAACGTGCAGCGTGCAGGCAGCACTCTCGTGGCGATGGGGGCGCAGGTGGGGACCACTTCGCAGGGCGCTATCTATTTCAACGGAGTTACTCCAAGTTCCACGAATTACGCAATCGCGTACTCAAGCACGTCGCTCACTCTCAATGGACCAGCCAACGAAAACATTGGGTTCAGTCTTGGTGGTTCGACGTATGTTGCCTTGTCGAACGTCAACGAACAGCACCGTGTACCTGTAGGCGGGGTGAGCGGCACGAATGCTTTCTCTTGGATGAGCACCTCCCAGGCCCTCACCTCGGGCGCCTCTAACGTCCTGGCGAACACGGTCTACAACTCGCCCCACATCAAGTTCACCGGGACGCTTTCGGGAGCTGGCACCACGGTCACCTTCCCGGCGACCGACGGAGCGTGCTGGGACCTGGACTTCACGGCGGTCACCGGCTTGTCCAACGGCGTCACGCTCATCGCCAACAGCCAAAACTGGGGCACCACCATCACGGCGACGGCGTCCACCCAGACGCCGCACGTCTGCTATTCGGCGGGCGTGGCGCGGCTCGTTGGGACGGCGATGACCCAGTGAAGGCGGCGCCCGCGAACGACGCGGTGCCGCTGCGGGACGCGATCTGATGGTCGTTCACGCAGCGCATGCGCGGTGCTAGCCTCGGCCCGGAGGTCACTTCCGATGCGATTCCTGCTCGCGCTGTCGCTCTTCACGTTCGCCATGGTCGCTTGCATGGCGACGCTGCCACCCCCCGTCCCACCGCTGCCACCCCCTGCGCCCACTGCCTCAGTGCTCGTTGTCGACGCCGGGGTGGCCGAGGCCACTGTCGAGGCATCCGCGCCCGTCGCGACCACCGCCCCCAGCGCAGCGGCGGCGCCCCCGGCCTACCACGTAGGGGACTACCGCCTCATGCTGCCGACGGGCCGCACCGTCGTCCCCACGATCGATGGAGGCTCCTACGCGGTGGTCGATGGCAACGAGCGGCCGTGCGACTACGGCTGCACCGCGGCCTACGCGAGCGTCGGGCAGACCGTCTACCAGCGCTTCGGCAAGCCGCTGTCGGAGGTCTCGCCGGGCGACTACGCGGCCTACCTGCACGACTACGAGGCCTGCACCAAGAGCTGCAAGGTCGCCGACCACGTCTACTGGCCGGGGTCGCGGTGAGGGCGCCGCTCGCAGCCGCGCTGCTGGCGCTCGCGGCGTGCGCGCGCCCGACTGCGGCTCCATTGGAGCAGTCGCAGCCGGTGCCGACCGAGCGGGTCGAGTACGACGTGCAGCGAGGTGGCCCGACGATCCTGCAAACGGCGCAGTACCCGGACGGCGGCGGCGTCATCTACGTCGGGGACGTCGTGCCGTCCTCGACGAACTGGACCGTCGCGCAGACCGGCGAGACGACGTCGTGCCAGACGGGATGGAGCGACCGCGACCACGACGACCACACGCGCTGGGCGTTTCGGTACCCATCGGGCAGTCCGTGCGTGAAGGCTTGCGAAGACGTCTCGGCGGCGCGGTGGGCAACGTGGCCTCGCGATGACGCTGGTGGGTACGTGGACACCAAGGGAGCCCTCATCACCGAGGGGATCGAGTGCTTCCAGCGCTGCGGGCTCGTGCCGGAGATCACACACGGGCCGGACTGGAAGCCGCCCACCGGCATCACCCTGGACGACGGCGGCGGCATCACGGTCAGCGGCACCGTCACCGCGGGAGACGGGAGCATCGTCATCACCTCGCAGCCGAAGGCCTGGGCGAACGCGAAGCCGGGCAACGTCGTCCTCTCGGTCCCGCTCAACGCGGACACGAAGGGCGCGCGCCACGCGGTTCTTCAGGCGCTGCCCGACGGCAACATGCGCGTGTGGGTCGGCAAGGCTCACATGGGCGACTACTCGCCCGAGCTGCTGCATGGGGCCCACATCGACGTGGGCGGCAAACTGCTCGAGGTCCTACCATGAAGACCACCATCGCCATCCTCACCGCCGCCGCGGTCCTTGCCGCGTGCGCATCGGGTCCGACAGCCGCGCGCCACGCGCAGCGGATGGGCGACTCGCTCGACGTCGACGCGAGCGCCCACGAGGGGGGCGCAGCCGCGCCGTGGCTGCCCACGCAGCCGAGCCCTCTGCCGGCTTGCGCGTCGGGCCAGGACACCTGCGCCAACCCCGATCGCTCCGCCGGCGGATGCTGCGCCGCGGGTACCCTCTGCGGGGGAGCCGCAGGCACGTGTCCTGGAGCCTGCTGCCCATGAAGCCCATCGCCGTCGCCTTCGTCGCCGTCCTCGCCATCACGCTCGCCCCCGCGTGCGACTGGATCAACCGGGTCGACCCGACCATCAAGCCGCTGCCCGGCCACCTGTGCAGCGAGGTCGAGGTCGAGTGCTACGCGCCTGGCACACCCGACGGGACGGGCAAGCCAGACGGCTGCTGTTCGCAGGGACAGGTCTGCGGCGGAGCGTTCCCGACGGTCGGGTGCCCGGATCCGAACGAGTGCTGCGACGTCGGTAACGAGATCGGGGCGAGCCGACACACCCCGAAGCGGCGCCCGGACGTATCGCAGTAGCTTTCGCTCCACACGCCTGCCGAGGAGAACGACACCATGAGTAACCGCGAGCACCGCGGCAACGGCCGCGATCCGCTCATCGCCCCGTTGCCCCCCCAGCGGCCCATGATGACAGACGTGCCTCGCAACCTCCCGCGGGCGTCGTGGGAGGAACTCGCGCGCGTTTACGCGAACGTTGTCGCCCAGGACCACCAGCACCTCAAGGCGATCTACAAGGAGTTGGACGAGATCCGTCCTGCCATAAACACCATCCCTGCGCGACTTGAGCACATGGTCAAGGAGAGCGTGGCGGGCGCTCTGAACGACGCGCTCGAGCAGCACGCGGAGCAGTTGCGCGATGAGTTGAAGGCGCGTGTCGAGGGCATGCGCGACGAGCTTCCGAGCGTCGAGGACATGGAGGCTGGGGTGAAGCGCGCCGCCAGCGAGGCCTTCGACGACATGATCGAGAAAACCAATCCGGGTCTTCGGCTGACAACCCTCCCCGGCTTCCCGCCACCGCCCCCGGTGCCGGACCAGAAAAGCGACAGCGATCGGGTCCGCGAGGTCATCGCCGACGAGCATCTTGCGGCCGATGGGCGGACCCTGCGGCGGATCAGAAAATGGTTCTGGGGCGTGGCCGCGGGCGTGGCCGTCGCCGTCGTGATCAGCATCCTCGGCTTCATGTGGAAGTTGTCCGCCGAGGTCGCGAAGGCGCACGAGCAGGGCCTCCTCGAGGGCGTCAATCGTCAGCCACCACCCACTTCCGCACCAGCGACCTCGCCAGCGTTCATCGATCCCATCCCCGCCGCTCCGGTGCCCGCCACGGCGGCGCCAGCATCACCGCACAAGCCAGGGAGGTACCCGTCGCCATGAGTCTCGCCGATCGCTATTTCTTCGCCATGCTGGGAGCGGTCACTGTCGCTGTCGCGGCGCTGTCGTGCGGCGGCTCGCAGCTGGACAAGTGGACCGATGCGGACACCGCTGCGGCCGAGGCCCAGCGCAACGCATCCATCCAACTGGAGAGCGTGTGCGCGCGCGACGGTGGCCCCTGTCCCGGGGGGGCGGTGAGATCGATCGAGGGCTCGATGTGCCTCAACGCGAGCGCCATGCTGTACAGGCACGTGGCCGGGTACCCTGCAGACGCGGGATGTCGCCCATGACCTACGACGAGATTTGCTCGACGATGGCCGAGAAGGCGCCGGTGAAGTCGCCCGAGGAGTGGGACGACTTCTTCAGCCAGGGTATTGAGCTCCAGCAGTCCGAGGCGCTGCTGGTGAAGACGGCGATCTTCCAGCGCGACGATGGCCCCACCGTATGGGACAGCATGCTCGCGTTCCTCGGCGTCGCGGCCACCATCGCCGGCGACGCGACCGGCGTGGGATCGGCGTTCCAGTTCTTCAAGGCGCTGGCCTGACCCAGTTGACCTCGGCTGCTGCGACAGCCACGATTGCCTGCGAAGCGTCATCAAGGAGAACCCATCATGTCACCTCGTCGTAGTCTCACTTCCGTGTTCCTCGTCGTGGCGACGTTCGCCAGCCTTTGCGCCACCACCACCGCCTTCGCCCAGGGGACCACCACCCCGGTCGCGATCTCGCCTCTGCAGGACATCGTCGCCCTCGTGAGCTCCCACGGATGGCTGCCCCTGTTCGGCTTCGCCCTGCTGTACGCACGCAAGCTCTGCGGGCCCGACAGTCGTTTCCCAATCAAGTTGCCCGCGCAGTGGCTGCCGTCGGTGTCCGCCTTCCTCGGCCTGGTGTACGGCGTGGTCTCCGCTCTGCAGAACGGCACACCCATCGGCTCGGCCATCCTCTCGTGCATCGTGCTGGCCGGCGGCAGCGGTTTCTTCGATGGCATCCTGACGGCGATCGTCAACCATGGCGCGGCACCGAAGTGGGCGCAGGCGGCCGTCTTCCTCATCGACGATCTGAGCGGAGGGAACACCAACGCGACCACGGCCGGCAAGATCGCCAAGGCCGTCGCCGTGAAGGCGAGCATGACCGCGCTCGTGCTGCTCGGCCTCGGTGGCCTGCTCGGCGGCACCGTCGCGACCCAGACCGGCTGCACTGCCCAGCAGGGGCAGACCGCCATCAACAGCGTGCCCGTGGACGCGGCCTTCGTGGCCTGCGTCGCCACGACGTACGCGAAGGAGCCTGCGGGAACGCCCATCCTGACCGTGCTCGAGGACGGCGTGGCAGCCTGCGGAGGCAGTCTCCTCAACGTCGTCAACGCGCTCGACCAGTCGGAGCCGCGCGCGGTGCATGCGAGCGTGGCGCACGGGAGCGCGAAGTGACCTTCCACACCGGACACATCGCCGATGCTCCCGCGGTCGTCGCCGCGCGCATGGGGCTGCACCTGCACCACGGCATCGGCGCCATGCGCGCCGCGGCGCAGTCGCTGCCCCTGAAGACGAGCAACCGGCAAAAGCTGCTGCCGTCGCTCGGCGGCCCGGGCATCCTCAACCAGAACGACACCGAGACGTGTGAGGCGCATGCCCACGCGGCCGCGATCACGCTGTACTACGCGGTCCTCGGCAAGCCGCTGCCCGAGCTACTGTCGCCCGTGGGCATCGCATACGGCATGTACACGATCGACCGCCCCCCGCCGGCGCCGGACGGCACTCTCGTGCCACTCTTCGACGTCGGCTCGATGCCGTCGTCGGTGCTCTCGGCGCTCGGTCGCTGGGGCGGGTGTGGCGCGAGCGTGTGGGGCCAGTACCCCGCCAGCTCGGCCACCATGTACGTGCCTGGCACGACCGATGCGGAGCTCATCGAGCCCGCGCCCGAGAAGTTCAAGGCCGAGTCGCCCATCAGGGTCGACGGAGCCTTCTTCGTCCAGTCGAGCGGGCTGCAGCGCCGCATCGACATCATGTCCGCGCTCGCCGTGGGCCGCCCCGTGAGCATGGCCATCCCCGCATCGGGGGCGACCTTCCAGGCGTACCGCGGCGGCATCCTGCGCGCCGTCGACCTGACCGGCGACGTCGACCATGCGAATTACCTGCTGGACTACGAGTGGTCCGGGACCCAGGCCGAGCTCACCTCGTGGCTGCAGGGCGCGCCCGGCCTCGACAACAAGCTGTCCTTCTGGAACGGCAACAGCTGGGGCGAGGACGGCTTCGGGACGTCCGACGTGCCTGGCATCCGAGGAGGGCTCTGGCAGTGCGACGTCACCGCCCTGGACAGCTCGATCCAGGACGCGTGCGTGCTGGCGATCACGGGGACGACGTGAGAGCGGCCATTGCCATTACCGTGATCGCGCTGATGGCGTGCCAGACGCCCAGCGCGAGCAGCGTCTCTGACGGGTCGCTGCCCACGACGCAGCAGTGCAAGACGGCATGCGAAGCGCTCAAGGCGGCGACATGCTCCATCGGGGGCGAGTCGGACTGCCCGACCTTCCTGATGGGCTACAGCGTCGACCACGACCATCGCAACCCGACCACGGGCAAGGTCTTCAGTTGCGCCGACGTCACGTCGTCGACGGTGAAGACCGTGGCCGACGCCCAGCGCATGGGCTTCGTCTGCGCCCCGTAGTTGCGGGCGCGTTGCGCCTCATCCTGGCCGCCTGGTCGCCGTCGTGCTGGCGGCGGCCGCGGGGGTCTGGATGGAGGAAGGGGAGCCCGGACTCACCGTAGGAGGTCGACATGAGCGGCGAGGACGACATCCATCGGAGGCCGACGCCGCTCTACACGGAGGTGCCCGAGGAGCCCCCGACGAAGCCGGCGCTACCGGGCGCGCGCATCCGCTGCTACGTCTGCCTCGGCGAGAAGGCGGTGCTCACCATCCTAGAGCGCAACGAGGACGGCACCGTCGCGAAGGCGATCTCGGAGCAGTGCCGTGAGTGCATGGTCGAAGGCAACCCCACGGGGTACGTGAGCCGAGAGCAGTACGCCAGGCACCACGCGCTGGGCCAGGGCCGACGACGTTGATCGGGGACCATGGAACGGTCGGCCGAAGACATCGAGCTTGAGAACTACGAGCTCCGCGAACGCGTGGAGTGGTTGGAAGCGGCCATGGCTCACATGCTCGCGGGCGGCTACAGCCTCGAAGGATTTCATCGAAGACGACCCAGGAGAGCCACCATGTCTTTCGCAGCGACCCCGGTGCCCGACAGCATGGGCGCCGACACCATCTTCGTGTTCAACCCAGCGACGTCGAGCCAACTGCACGGTCAGGCCATCGAGGGCAAGCCTCTCGTGTTTCTGTGGCGGTACGGCGAGGACATGAGCATTGCGGAGCGCGATGCCGAGCTCGGTGTGGGCTGGATTCTGCTGCTGGTCTTCCACGTCCTGCGGCCTGGTTGGCAGGCCACGGGGGCGCTCGGGGCGAAGCACGGCGCAAGGATGGTCTCCGACGCGACGCGCCTCGAGTACCCGAAGGGTGCCCATCTCGCGCTCGACCTGGAGGGGCTCGGCGACACGGGCGCCCCGGTGCTGAGCTACGTGCGCGACTGCGCAGCGCCCGTGATCGCCGCCGGCTTCAAACTCTGCTTGTACGTCGGCTACAGCGACGGCTTGCTCCTCGCGCAGCTTTCGCAGCTCGTGAGCGAAGGGACCGTCGACGTCCTCTGGAGCGACTACGGGCCGCGCGTGGCCCCCGATGGCGTCGGCTTCGTGGCCAAGCAGCAGGCCCAGACCAAGGTGGCCGGGATCATCGTCGATCCCGATCGCTGCTACGGACACGACGCGCGCGGGCGCCAACTGTTCGGCATGGCACTCGTGGCCGAGATCGCGCCGTCGCCCGAATCGAATCCGCCGGATCCACACGTCGATCCTTCCGGTTCGGTGGCCGCATGAGAGGCGCTCAGGACCCGGTCCAGTACGTGCTCGTGCGGCGCGACATGACCCACGAGGCGCAGATGGTTCACGTTGGTCACGCCGCGGGCGAGAGCATCCTCGTGGCGCCGATCTCGAAGCGCACCATCCTGCGTCTGCTACACGTCGCCGACGAGGCCGAGCTGCGCGCCTATCACGGCCGCCTGGTCGCCAAGGGCTTTCGGGTGGCGCTCGTCGAGGAGACCGACGGCTCGCTTGCAGGTCAGGCGACGGCGCTCGGCACGGAGCCGTCCTCGGAGCGGCTCAACGCGCTCGGGAAGTTATTCTGGCATCTGAGGCCCGCTTCCAGCGTGCCCATTCCCGCCAGCGCGGTGATGAACACGGACCCGCCACCGCCACCGACAGATCCATCGCCTGCTCCAATCATCGAATGATGCTGCGCGCGGTGCTCCACGCGCTCGTCGTCCACCTGCTCTGGCAGCTGCCCATCGCCTAGCCGTTCGACCCGCCGCTCCCGCGTTGGTGGAGCGGCGGCCGTGTGGTGACGGTGCCAGGCGTTCGCGACAGCGATCCAGACCGCCTCCACATCGGCGTGCGTCCCGCGGCGGACCTGGGCGACATGGGCATCGGCGTGACAATCCAGGTGACGACGTCACTCGTGCCATGACGCGGCGGATGCGGTAGGGTGCCCCTCGTGCACCAGCTCGATCGCATCGAAGGGATGCTCCGTCTTCTCCTCGAGCGTCAGGGCCTCACCCTCGAAGGAGTCACGTCCATGTCCACCCAGCTCACCGCTCTCCAGGCCCAGGTCGCGCAGAACACCTCCGTGGAGGAGTCCGCGGTCATCCTCATCAACGGGCTCGCCACCCAGCTCCAGGCAGCGATCGCGGCCAACGCCGCCGGCGACACCGCCGCGCTGCCCAACCTGCAGGCCGAGCTCGCGAAGAGCGCGACCGACCTGGCGGCCGCCATCACGGCGAACACGCCCGCCGCCACCCCGTCGCCGGCCCCCACTCCCGCCCCGTCTCCCACGCCGGCGACGACCGCCACGCCCACGACCTGACCGCACCCCGGCAGATCGACGCTCCAGAGGGCCTCCTGCGCGCGAGCGTGGGGGGCCCTCTTTTTCGTTGGGCCATCCATGGGTGCCGTGGCAAGGTCCGGCCCATGAAAACGACCATCGCAGCCTGCCTCTTGGCCGTCCTCACGCTCTTCGGCGCGCATCTACATGCCGGGGCCCCCGAGCGCGTTCGCGTGCTCTCGATGATGGCCAAGGTCCCCGAGAAGGCCCACCAGTCCCGCCCAGGGCGCTACGAGACGATGCGCGACGCGCCGGAGATCGCGGACGCCATCGCGGCCGCGTCGTCGTCCGACAAGGCAGCGAGCGACGCCGTGGTGTTCGCGGCCTACGAGTCGAGTAACTCGAAGACGGATGCGAATGGCGTGTGCCTCGGCGGGGACCCGGACCCCGTCACCGGCGAGTTCCGGTCGTGGGGGGTCTTCCAGCTCTCGGCGCTCTCGGTCCCGAAGTCGGTCGCCTGCGATCCCAAGCAGGCGGCCGTCGCGTGGATGAAGCTGCGCGCCGACGCCCTGCGTGTCTGCGCATCGAGCCCGCCCGAGGACAGGCTGGCATGGCTCGCCGCCGGCTCGTGCACCAACCGCGGGGGCCTCAAGGAGGCGCGCTTCCGATCTCGCGTCGCGGAGCAGGTCCTCGCGAGGGGCGGGCCGTAGTCTTTTGTGCTCAGCCGGACAGGTGTTGCCGCTGCATTCGTGTTCCGCCATGACGGTTGTCTCCTACGGTTTCGGGCGCAGCGGTTTCGACTTCTTGGCGACCACCTTGGGGGACGCCGGGGCACCCGTGTCCACCCACACGCCGTCATCGTCGAGTAGCCCTGTCGCTCGGGCTGTTTCGTGAGCCTCAATCGCGTAATCGAGCCGGCAGAACGAGCACGAGCCGTTCACGAGGTAGCGGTCGTGCTTCTTGCAGTAGGGTCGCTCAGCCATCTTCGTCCTCATCTTCGTCCTCATCGTCGCCCATCCCATCGGCCGCGTTGTCGTCGAACAGCGTCGCTGGCCGGATGTACGTCATCGCCATCCGCTCGCTCTTGTGCCGCGACTGCCGCATGATCTTCGGCAGCGAGGCGCCCCGCTTCGCCGCGCTCGTGATGAACCCAGCCCGCAGCGAGTGCCCGGCGAACACCTTGGGGTCGCGGTACGCGGTGAGGTCGCCCTCCCCACCAGATGAGTGCGGCGAGCCGCAGACGTCGCGTAATCAACCCCGCCCTAAAGGGCGGAGCTTTCGAGAGGACGACGTGGAACACGCAATCCAACCCGTTTCCTGTTTCGCAGGGTGCCCAACTTCGGCGAGCCCTCCACAGGCAGTCCCGGGCGATTCGCACGCGCAAAAAGAATCTTCGCAGCATTGAGGTCAGCGTGATCTTGGTAGCCACACGCTGTGCAACGACTGGTTGTGTACCAGCTGGACCACCTGGTTCCAGTTGGTGGCCACGGTTACGCCATCCACCACCTCGGTGTTGATCGTGCGGTCGGTTTGCCAGAGCACCGGGATGACGTAGTCGTTGTTCTGGCTGAGCCAGTAGTCGAACCAACTGCGAACGTGCTCGTACTTATCGTCGATGAAGATGTCGCCGTGGATGCGCTCTTCATCAGACCTTCTTGCCTCCATGCCTCGTGGGACGCGTGCGGTTGTAGGCCTCCTTCTGGTCGATGGCGGCCCACAGGTCGATGCCCTTGCCCTTGCAGAATGCGAAGACCTCCCTGAGGGCGTCGGTGAGGTGCGCGAGGTACGCCGTGTCCCCCTCCCCCATCGTCTTCGACGAGTAGGCCAGCGCGACCGCCAGGTGGGCCTCGGCGATGAGGGTGTCGAAGTCGGCGTAGTGCTCATCGCCGATGCGCTCGTTGAAGAGCTCTTCGAGCGCGGCCGACTTGCCGGAGGTACCCACGTGCTGGGCCACGCGGATGACGAAGTCGGCGAGCTCGATGGGGATGCCGCAGGGCTTGCACCTCGAGAGGTCGGCATCTTCCTTGAGCTGCGAGGCGTACGTCTTGCACCAGATGCCGCCCTCGCCTACCGTCTCGATCTCGTACCAGATCTCGTTCAGCGGCTTGTTGTTGCGGTACTCCTCGAAGGCCTCGGACAGCTCGCTGTGATTGAGCGAGGCGATGGACGCGAAGGAGCGCGGGTCACCTTCCGCGCTGACCCAGCCCTTCTCGAGGGAGATGGCGTGGGAGCGTTCGCAGAGGGCCTTGATGGTGTGCTCGGGCGTGGTGGTCATGGACGGTTCCTCAGGGTGATGTTCTCGGCTTCGAGGCTCTTCTTCTGGCTCTCGAGCTCGCGGATCTTCACGTCCGCGGCCGCGAGCAAGTCGTTCATCGACTGCCTGTGGAGGGCTCGCCGAAGTTGGGCACCCTGCGAAACAGGAAACGGGTTGGATTGCGTGTTCCGCTTCCCGAAGCTCGGCACGCTCCGCACGGTGATGCACCGTCCGCTCGAAGGGAAGCCGAAGACCTGCTCCCTCAAGCGCGACGGCGACCAGTGGTTCGTCAGTGTCGCGATGCTGCGTGCGCACCGACCGCGGATCTGCCCGGAGGTGGAGCGCAAGTTGTGGGGTCCGCACTTCTGGAGCCCGAGCTACTGCGCCATGTCGTGCGGCGGCGCGCCGCTGGAGATTGTCAAACGCTACGTGGAGGCGCAGCGCGGAGACAGCGCTTCCTCCCCGCCCTAAAGGACGGGGTTTCCGCGCTGGAGATCTGATGAAGGTCCGCATCTCGTCAGGTCTCCGGTTCCTCGTCGCGGATCGGGCGCAGCGGAGGTGCCTCGCTCGCGACCAGGTCCGTTGGTGGGCGCCGGATGGCGCCGCCCGCCATCTTCTGCACGCGCGCGACGTACTTGCCCCACGCAGCCGGCCCCAGCCACCCCCGCTGGTCGCGGTGCTCGTCGAGTACGTGCGGCGCCGCGAACGCCAGATCGTGCAGGACCAATCGCATCCGGTCGCCGTCCTCGACGAGCCGACGGATGACGTCGGACTTGCGTGACTCGGCCACGTCCAGGTCCAGACGAAGCCGCTCGTTCTCCTTCGCGAGTCGGATCATGTCGAGGTCCGGCGTGAGCGACATTCCTCGACCGGCCAGGGCGCGCTCAGCCTCGATGAGTTGTTGGCACACCGCGAGGAACGGCTTGAGTAGCGGCGACTCGCGCACGATCGGGTAGTTCGGGGAGCGCAGTCCGCCCCCGTGGCGGTAGTCGTGGATCACCGCCCCACACGTGTTGCACTGCTCGCAGGTGTCCAGCGACTTACCGGGGGCGTCCTCGCCCGACGAGAACACCAGAGTGCGGCTCGTGTGCTCGCACGCCTTGACCTTCAGCATTCGATCGCTCATCTCGGTTGCCTCCTACTTGCTCGGGCGCATGGGTGTCAGTGCTCTGCCGCACACCGCCTGATGTCCTCCAGTGCCCGCTCGTTGGTCGCGTAGAAGTGCGGCGCACGTCCGGTGCTCGCGCGGTAGATGGCTCGCGCTGCCGACTCAGCGGAGCCCAACTCGGCCTCCAGCGCGTACCCGGCCTCACCCGCCAGATGCACCGCCCAGCCACCTCGGCAGTGTGTCGTCTCGCACGTGTGCCAGTCGCCCATGTTGAGCGCGTTGCCAGGCAGAGATACGGCGTCGAGGATCTTCGCGTCCAGTCGCTCCACAACGGGCACCTTGGGATGATGCTCGCGATACCGCTGCGCTGAGGCCAGGCGTTCTGCCCGTCGCGCCTCGGGAGTCGTCGCTCGCCCCGATCGCACATATGGCGTCTCGGGATCTTTGTGGTCGGCCAGCGACGCGGGCCTGTTTCTCGCGCCTGCGAGGTACGCGTCTGCGAGGTACGCGTCTGCGAGGTTCGCGCGTGCGAGGTTCGCGTCTGCGAGGTACGCGTCTGCGAGGTCCGCGTCTGCGAGGTTCGCGCCTGCGAGGTTCGCGCCTGCGAGGTACGCGCCTGCGAGGTCCGCGCGTGCGAGGTACGCGTCTGCGAGGTCCGCGTCTGCGAGGTTCGCGCCTGCGAGGTTCGCGTCTGCGAGGTTCGCGCCTGCGAGGTACGCGTCTGCGAGGTCCGCGTCTGCGAGGTTCGCGCCTGCGAGGTCCGCGCGTGCGAGGTCCGCGCGTGCGAGGTCCGCGCGTGCGAGGTCCGCGCGTGCGAGGTCCGCGCCTGCGAGGTCCGCGCCTGCGAGGTCCGCGCCTGCGAGGTCCGCGCGTGCGAGGTCCGCGCCTGCGAGGTCCGCGCCTGCGAGGTTCGCGCCTGCGAGGTCCGCGCCTGCGAGGTTCGCGCCTGCGAGGTACGCGTCTGCGAGGTACGCGTCTGCGAGGTTCGCGCCTGCGAGGTTCGCGTCTGCGAGGTCCGCGCCTGCGAGGTACGCGTCTGCGAGGTTCGCGTCTGCGAGGTTCGCGCCTGCGAGGTCCGCGCCTGCGAGGTCCGCGCCTGCGAGGTCCGCGCCTGCGAGGTACGCGTCTGCGAGGTCCGCGCGTGCGAGGTCCGCGCGTGCGAGGTCCGCGCCTGCGAGGTCCGCGCGTGCGAGGTTCGCGCGTGCGCCACGATCCCCACCGCTATCTCTCCAGAGCTTGTGCTGCTCCAGCATGGTCTTCAGCTCGTCTGCTGCAATCCTCATGGTTGTCCTTTCACGTTCCGAAAATGACGGGCGCACGGGTGTCAGCATCATCCCCGCCCCCCAGCGATCAACCGTAGCACCGGCCCCGCCTGCTTGCGCCCCTCGTCGGTGAGCTCCAGGCGCCACCTGCGCAGGTGCTTCTCCCCGTCGTCGGTCTCGAGCCAGCCCATGCCGATGGCGGCCGTGATGGCGTCGATCTGCGGCACGGTGTCGCACGGCGGGCGCTGACCGTCGCGAACCGTTCGCAGCACGGCGATGACGGCGGAGCGGGTGACGGTGCCCATCAGAGCGCCTCCGCGCGGTCGGCCGCTGCGTTGAGCAGCTGGGCGAGGCCGCGAGCGAGGGCGGGGGTCATCTGCGCGACGGCTCTACGCGACAGCGCAGTGATGGGCTCCGGGGTAGTCAGCGTGAGCGTCACCGATCGTGATCGGTTTGCCGGCCACGCTGGCGACGCTGACGGCCCCAGTGAAACGCTTTTTTATCCATCTTCGCCTCCCTTTCGTTGTCGGCTCCCGCCGAAGTCTGCGCCCCAGCGCGGGGCTCTTGCCGGAAAGGAAATAACGGTGCTTTCCCTGGCGAGGCGCAGGCTTCGACGGCCCTCCGAAGAGGGCCAGCCGGAGGCTTCGCTGATGAGCCACCCTTTGGGGTCCACCCGCGCGTCCCACGTCTCCGCGAGCATCGACGGCTGCCCCTCCCCATCGTCGCCGGATGCTCTCCAAGTGCTCCGCGTTCTCTTCCTCCTCCGTCTGCTTGCCGCACAGGACACACGGCCCCGGAAACTCTTGCCCCGCAGGGACGTCGATCGGTACAGGCGAGCGCCTGCTGCCCAGCTCCTCGAGCTTGGCCTCCACGAGCGCCTTGAAGGATGCCTTGGTGCGAACCACGGCGCGGCTCACGACGTCACCGCCCTTGCAGGCCTTGCCGCGCTTATCGCCCAGCGACTGCGCGGATCGATGCAGCCCCAGAGGGCGCCGCGCGAAGCGTAGACACGTAAAGCGCGACGCCAGAGCTTCTCTCGTTGCTTTTCGGGATGCCGACGTTGATACCTGCGCTCAGCCGCACGCACCAGCTCGCGGTTATGGGCTTTCCATGCGGCTATACTTGCCGCTGCCCGCTCCGGGTGAGCCTGCCGATAGCGAGCCGTGGCGCGGCGCGCCTGCTCCTTCGCTCGCTCCGGGTTGGCCAGACGCCAGCGACGCGTGTCCTCTGCGCTCACAGCGCCCTGCCGATCTCGTCCGCCGAGTACGCCTTGGGCTGGTAGCTGACCGACGTCAGTCCCTGCTCGCCCGTGCTGCGATCTTGCGCCCACGTGTCCGTGGTGCGCTTGCAGCCGCACTGCACGCACACTTCGTGGATGACGACGCCGCCGCCGCCGTGACCCCAGACGAGGAGCGCGTAAGGCGATCGCCAGTCGTGATCCTCGTAGTTAGAGCATGCGGGCTCCGTCGGATCGATCGCCACCGTCACCGAGTCGGCGTGCTCGCCGTCCTGGCTGATCACCACGCGGATCCAAATCGTTTCTTCGGGTTCGTTCCAGTCGCCGGCGCGCACCCAGGCTTCCGCTTGGCGGCGCGCATCCGCGAGATCCGCCGCTTGGATGTACTCTTCACTGTTTCCGTCGCTCAGCAAGTAGGTCGTCATCGATCTACCGCTCGCCCAATCGCGCGTTGCGCACGAGCTGCTCTACGGCGCCGGATCGCGTCGTCCCGCGCGCCCTGGCGATCTCGTCCAGCCGGTCGATTGTCTCCCGCGAGAGGGTGATGCGGACGGGCGGGCGCTTGCGCTCGCCGTCGCGGATGTTGGGGCCTGAGCGGCTCACGTCTTCCTCCGGCGCTGCTCGGCCAGGTCTGCGCCGCGAGTGCAGACAGCGGTCGTAGGGTCCGCAACACGACACAGCACGCAGTGTTCGCGCCCCTCAGCTGCCGAGCGCCCACACCCCGGCGTGACGCATTTCCGTCGCGTTGCTCGTTGCCTCCACGGGTGAGTCATTTCCCATTCTCCATCTTTCCCTCGACCATCGATTCCGGCCTCATCTCCGCGGCCCATGCGCGCACGAGCAATTTTATCAACTCGACCCGAGTGCACGGGCGGCCGAGCAATCCTGCGAGTCTGACGGCGCCGACGTCGAGTGCGTGGGCCTCGTCGTCGCTCCAGCGGATCTGGGTGGTGTCGACGGTGGCGCTCACGGCAGCACCAGCTCACGGGCGATCGGCTCGGCCGTCGCGTCCAGCCACTCGCTCCAATCGTCGCCCCACGCCGGGTGATCGGCTGCCTGGAGACGGCCGAGCAGCGCGGACACCAGGGACTCGTCCTCGTCGGTGTACGGCGCGTAACCCTCGCCGCGATCGTTGCCGGCCCGGTACGCGGCCACCGCCGCTGCCATCGTGATGTGCATATGCATCGTCCCATCCTCCTCGTCAGCTTACGCGCTGACAGAGATAGTGATGCACCAGCGTGGCCACAGCGCAAGTTCGTTTTCGTCGTTTCGCACGACTCACGATTTCCAGCGCCAGGGTGCGAAGCCTGGCGCCTCGCCGTAAATGGACAAGCTGAGATCCTTGGGGAAGGCGTGCTCGTGCCCCACGAAGGTCACCCGCGGCGACAGCGGCATCACGAGCGCGTGCCCGTGCACGTAGTCGGAAAACCACTCGGTGCTGACGGCCGCCGGCGTGAGGAGCAGGACGCGCCAGTCGTGTCGGTTGCGCCGCGCGTGGTCGGCCTGGACGCGTGCGAGTTCCTCGGACGCCTTGCGCGCCCACGGCGTGATGTCGCCGAACTCGCAGTTGCAGGCGTGGACGAAGACGCGTCCGCGGTCGTCGAGGGCGTACAACTCTCCCGGTCGACCGCCGGAGTCTGGTATCGCCTCGAGCTTCACGAAGCGGGGGCCCTTGTGGATCGTGTGGTACTGGCGCTCGATGAGCGACATCGCCTGGGCGAGCACGGCCACGGTGGTCTCCAGCGCAACGCCTTCGCCGTCGTCGGTCGGAACGGTCAGCGGTCGCTGCCCGATCGCCTCGGCCAGGATGCCGAGCTTACGCAGCACCGACTTCATCTCCGCCCCAGATGCTTCCTTCGCGGTGTGCGACTTGCTCATTCGTCGAGGTCCTCGATGTTCGGATCGTGCACGACGGTGTCCACCCTCGGCTTGTGCGCGCCGAAGACGGTCTTGGGCTCCTCGAGCAGCGCGCCGGCCTCGCCGAACTTGGCGAAGATGCGACGCACGGTGGAGCCGAGTTGCTTCTTCACGCCCTGCTCCTGGTGCATCGCGCGAACGACGTCCTCGATCGACTCCTTCGAGATCGACCGCTGCACGACCTCGGCGGCGTGCTCGCCGAGCTCCTCCTGCAGGATGGGCAGCGCCTGCTCGACGAGGATGCTCTTGGTGGGCTTGTCGTATGGCCCCCAGACATTTCCATTGCTCATAATGATGGCGCGGCCGCTGGCCTCGACGTCGGCGCGCAGCACGTCGCGCAGGGCCTTGCCGACGCGCTCGAAGGCGCCCAGGCGGTCGGCGACCCACGTGCGCTCCTGCTCGGTGAGGGGGGCGTCGCCGACCTTGGCCATCTCGCCGGTCGCCAGCATCTTGAGCTGGGCGGTGTGCACGCTGCAGCGCGCGCGCGCCGGGCACCACTCGCACCAGGGCCCATCGACCATGTCGAGCGGCTCGCCGGCGAGCGCCTTGCGCTGCTGCTCGCGGACGTTGTCCATGTCGGCGCGTACCTGCCGCTCGTGCCGTCGCATGTCGGCCTCGCCCCAGGGCAGGAGCTTGCCGTCGTCGGTGAGCGGCAGGTCCCACTCGCCCATGCCCTTGCGCCAGAAGAGGACGCCCGGGGCAACGCGTCGAGCTCCGGTCCAGCGGGCGGCGAGCAGCGCGTTGGTGAGGATCTGGAAGTTGTGCTCGACCGGCTCGACGTACGTCTCCTCTCCGCTCTTCACGTCGGGCACCCATAGCACGGACCCTGGCGGGCAGCGTGGGTGCTCCGGGTCGGACAGGTCGAGCGGCTCGGGCTCGCTCCACATCAGGTCGAGCGTGCCGCCCGTGACGGCGTTCGCCGGCCAGGTGTAGGAGCCCTTGCCACCGATCATGCGCTCGACGGTGCCGTCCTCGAGGAGCACGAGCGCGACCTCGCCGAAGGAGCCTCTGGGGGGGCTCCACTCGAAGTGCTTGCACCGGGCGAGAAAGATCGACGTCTCGCGGGGCGTCAGCTCGTGGCGCTTGGCGATCTGGTCGCAGAGCAGCATGGCCTCGCCCACGCCGTACTTCGCGCGCGTGTCCATGTGCTCGTGCAGGGCGTCGCCCATGCGCGAGCGAGAGCTACCACCGCGGCCGCCGTGCGGGATGGCGAAGGACGCGCCGCACTGATGGACGAGGGGTAGAGACGAGCTGCTGGGGATGCGGAAGGTCACGACCTGCACCCCGGGCACGTGACCTGCGCGTCGACCGTGGTACGCCGCTCGCTGACGAACAGGAAGACGCCACACTTGGCGGTCCGGCTCTTCACGTCGGCGATCTTGTGAACGATGCGCGTGGGCAACGGCTCACACTCGGCGGCCTTCGTCGCGGCGACGAGAATGGCTCTCACGTCGACAAGGTCCGCGTTGCTGCTCATGCCGACCCAATCGCGGCCCGGGTTGGTCACGATGACGACGAAGCGCAGGTCCTCGCCACCCAGGTCTCGCTTGATGGCGTCCACGGCGCGGGCGGCCGCCTCGTTCATCTCCTCGGCTCGTGTGCCCATCACGCTTCACCCCGAACGGCCTTGCGCCCGCCGAAGGTCTGCTCCCACGTCGTGCGATACCTCTCGGTCGCCACCTGGGCGGGCCCGCTCGCGCAGCTGGCCGCGCGTCGCCTCGCCGCGGCGCCGAGCCCCGAGGCGATCTGCCCGATGACGCAGCCGCCGGACGTGCCGTGCTCGTGCTCCTTCGCCATCGTCTCCGCGGCGTCAGCGATCGCCTCCAGCGCCTTCTTCGTCGAGTCGTCGTTGCTCATCAGACTTCGCTCCTTCTTCGATGCGGACCATCTGCCAACGTACCCCGGGGATGCGGATGTGACCGTGCCCCTCTCGGATGATGGCGCCCTTGGCCTCGAAGGACGAACCGCTGACGCTCGGTCAGCGGCCGGTCCTTCCGGGGGATGCAGCTCCAGCGCCAGCGCCCCCCCCCCCTGGGCATGGGGGAGCGACTGGTAGTCGCTCGGCGGGCGTAGACATGACGCGGTGCGCCCTACTTGATGGGGCGGTCTTCGTCCCCGGCGAGCTTCAGGTCCTCGGGCGGCTCTTCGAGCCCCTCCTCGGTCCGTCGGCGGCGGTCCTTGCCCTTCGGGGGCTCGGCCGCCGAGGGTGTCCCCGGGAGGGAGGCCTGGGCCCCATGCGCGGGCGCTGCGCCGGGCTGCGCTGCGGGCGTCGGCGTGGGCTGGGGTGTCGACGCGGGGGGCGCGCCGGGCGTTGCTGCGGGCGTCTGGGCGATCGCGGCCGCAGGCATGGGGCAGCCCCCGTGCCGGAACGCCATCCCCTGGCCCGTGTAGACGGCATCGGCGGGGCCGACTTCCTTTCCGCACACGACGCAGGCGACCTTCGGCGTCGCCTGCTCGGCCGTGGCGGTGGGCGTCGGCTCGGGCTTCGAGGCCGGCGGGGCGTCGCCAGCTGCGGGCGGCACCTCCCCGGTCGGCGCCTGCTTCTCGGTGACGGTCCACGGGAACGACTTCGGCACGCTCGTCTCGCGCGCGATGATGCCGCGGTAGAGAGCGCCGAGGATGCGCGTGTCGTTGGCCGTCCACGTGGCCTCGGGCTTCGCCGCCGGCAGGTTGCCGTCTTCGCTCCCGAGGAAGCGCTCGAGGTCGATGAGCTTGACGCCCATCTTCTCGAAAAGCTCCTTGCTCTTGGCGATCGCCGCGGGCAGCTTCTTCGCCAGTCCGTCGACCTCGGCTGCCTTGGCCGCCGCCAGCGCCTTCTTTACGAGCCACTCGGGCATCGCGCGAAGGACCACGTTGCGAGAGCACTTCGACTGGGCGATCTGGAAGGCGATGTCGAGGTTGCGCTCGGCGTCCCCGCCCGACTTCTGGTGACTCTCGCCCTTGCGCTGCCGGAAGAGGCGCGGCAGGGACATGCCGCTCTCCAAGTCGATGAAGGTCGCCTTGAAGATCCAGTGGCTCGGCCCCTCCTCGACCAGATCGAGTTCCAGGGCGCAATTGCCGTAGTGCCGGAGCATGACCATCGCGCCGCCGATGGTGACGCCCTCGATCTGCTGCCCGCCCTGCTTCCATCCGAAGTAGAAGTCCTCGCCGCAGAGCGCGGCCTCCTCGACCACCTTCGCGGTGAAGATCGCCATCGACCGCGGCTTCTGCACCGCGATGGCGGTGTGGTAGCTCGTCTGCGTCTTCATCGCGCCGCCGCGCACCGTCGCGAGCGCGCCAACGGCGGCGCCTCCGCCCGGCTGGTCGTTGTCGAACTCCCCCTCGATCGGCTCGTTGTCGTCCGGCTCAGTCGCCGGCTTCGTACCTGTTCGTGCCACGGTCGTCCTCCTTGTGTCGTGCGCATGCGCTACGCATGCGCGGTAACCTACTGCTTCACAGGTGTTGGAGCAAGCGAAGGCGCCGCGCCCATCGCGATCTCAACGCCGCGCGCTCGTAGTTCTGGCTCGATCTCGTCGAACACGGTGCGGCAGCCCTTTGCCATCGCGGCCTGCCCCTTCAGTAGCGTCTCGAAGGGCTCGGTCAGGTAGAGCAGGACGTCGCACGGAGCCCCGGTGTCGTGCGCGGCGAGCCACTTGCGCAGCGCTCGCGGGACCGCCACGCCCTCGCAGATGAATGGACCCGGGGCCTCCAGCCACTCGGCGACCTGCGCCGATGCCTCTGACCACTCCAGCACGCCGACGAGGTCGTCGGTGTGGCGCACGGCCAGCAGGTCGAGCCCCATGATCGCAGCGATGCGGCGCGAGAGCGTGGTCTTCCCACACCGCGGACCACCGGCGATCACGATGCGTCCGGTGCCCGCGGTCTGGATGACGACCGTGTCCATCACGGCACACCTCGCAGGTCCGCCGCCTCGTTCACGATGGCGATCCACTCGTCCACGAGCGCATCCGGCCAGCGCCCCTCGGCGATGAAGAACGCGACCACGTGCGCGCCCACCATGCGTCGTGTCCCGTCGCTGCGCGAGCCGACGCCCATGGTCCCGTAGCCAGAGGCGAACGCTCCGGTCCATAGATGGCACGGACCGAGCGCGGGTCGCACGATGGGCCCGTCGACGTTCACGTATCGGCGGAAGCGGTCCGCCAGCGGCAGCCTCGTGTACACTCTCGGCATCGGCGCCTCCTTCGGGCGTTCGGTCAGGCCCCCGGACCCGGCAAGGTCGCGGGGGCTTCGTTCGCCCGAGAGTAGCATCACGGCGAGGCTTCGATGGCTTCGATCACGACCTCACCGGATGCCACGCGAGTGGCCAAAAGCTGCCACCCGTCGGCGGTCGCCAGCTTGATGAAGCTCTGGATGTTGTCTTCGTCCAGGCGCTCCATGCCATCCACGACCAGCATCTTGCTCTTGGCGTTGAGGCGCTTGGCCACGGTCACCGCGAACTGCATCTGGCCGGCTCCAGAGAGCTTGTCGATGTCGACCCCGTCGAGGAGGATCTTGTCGTCGTCGAGCACGAGCCCGGGGATGCCGTTGGCGGCCGCGACGAGCGCGACGGGCGCATCGTCGGTGAGGCGCTTCACGATCTGGTCGAGGTTGAGCGCCGCGTCAGTCGCGCGCGCGGCCTTCGCCTTCGCCTCGTCGAGTTGCCTGGCTACTTCGGCGCGCTGCGCTCTGGCCTTCGCCTCGTCCACGGCAGCCTTCGCGGCCCCGACGCGGGCGCCGATCTGGGCCACCTGCTCGGGGGTCACGCGGGCGACCGTGGCGTTGAGCGTCTGTTCGATGCTGGCGGCCGACCGCTCCTTCGTCTCGGCGTCCGCCACGAGCCGCGCGGCCGTGTCGTTCACGTCCACGAGCGCGTCCAACTCGCTGCCCAGCGCCTGCATCTCCCGGCGCACTTCGGCGAGCTTCTTCGCCAGCTGCTCGGCCTCGGCGCGTTTGGCGTCGAACGCCTCCCGCTTCGCCTGCTCCTCGGCGATCTTCGCGATCGCGACCGCGTCGGCGCGCGCCTTTGCCGCCTCGGCCTTGAGCCCCTCAAGCGAGGCGCGGGCGCTCGCCTGCCTCTTTTCGGTCGCCTCCGCGTCGACCTCCTGCTGATGGAGCCCCGCGGCGGCGGCGCGGGCGGCGTCGAGCTCCGCCTCGGCGTCGGGCAGATCGGGCCCCGTCGTCGCAGGCATCTTCGCGAGGATGGCGCTGATGCGCGCGACCTCGCGCTCCGCCTCGTCCTTCACCCGGTTGGCGTCGGTGCGCTGGTCGTAGAAGACCTTCCGCACGCGCGAGAGCACGACGAGCCCGTGGCCGCTCGTGTCCACGTCGTCCGGCACGGGCGCCCACTTCTGCAGCTGCGCGGCGCTCACGCTCACCGGCAGCGCCTCGAGGATGACCGCCCGGCGCTCCTTGTCCTTCTTCAGGAACAGATCGAGCGGGTCGATGGCGGCGTTGCCGAGGAGCTCGTTGAGGAACGTCTGCGGCTTGGCGGCGAACATCCCTCCGCGGCTGGCCTTCACCGTCGTGGTCTTCGGGGTGATGACCCGCTGGACGCTCACGTCGTCGACGTCGATGAGGATCTCGGCGCGTTCCTCGCCGATCGTGATGGCGTCGGGGCTGATGTCCTGCGCGGCCAGGGCGGCGCGGATGGCACGCAGGACCGAGGTCTTGCCTCCCCCGTTGCGCCCCTTGATGACCGCGCCGCCCGGGCCGATCTTCGCGTCGAGCGCGCGGACGCCCCGGTAGTTCGTGATGGCGATTCGAGTGACCTTGTGACCGTGGCTCATTGGGACGTCGATCCTTTCCGTTCGTACTTCGCGAGGACAGAGAAGGCGGCCGCCATGCGCTTCGAGGGGGCGGGGACGCCGAGAGGGGAGGCCATGCGCATCGCCGCGACGACCTCAAGCAGGACCTCGCCCGATGGGGTCGCGCGCGCCAGGCGCTGGGCGATGTCGTCGGGCGGCAGGAAGCGGAGAGCCGTGAAGGCGGCTAGGTACGCCAGCTCGAAGTCCAGGTGGGTGAAGCCGGCCCTCATCGGCGTGCCCTCCGGGCGGGCTTGCGGCGCAGCGGCTGCGGGCGGTTGAGCGCGTCGAGCATGCGCTCCGTCGCCAGCGCGAGCGCCTCGATTGCGTCGGCGGTTTCGCGCGTGCGCACGCCCAACTGGCCACCCCACTCCGGGGCATCGCGCATGCTGCGCACCCTCTCGCGGGCGCGCGCGATCGCGTTGCGGATGTCGAGCTTCACGCGCGCGGGTATCATCGTGGACCCCGCACCAGCGGCGGCGCCATGGCGCTGAGCTTCTCGGCAGTGAAGGTGCGGACGGCGGCGATAGCCTTCTCGACCTCGCGCTCGCTGACGCCGATGCTGCCCTCCAGTTCTTGCCAGAGAGCCGGCAGAACGGCGGCCGCGGCGATGCGAAGGTGGCGTGGCGCCTTGAGCAGAGACACCGCCTCCGGTCGTCGCTCGTCGAGCACGGCGAACACCCAGTCGCCATCCTGCTTCTTCCATGCGAGCCGTTTCCCTAGCAGAAGAGGAACCGAGCCAGTCACCCCGTCCACCTTGAAGCGCATCTCGAAGATGGTCTCGGCGTCGTCGAGCGCCTCGTTGAGGGCGTCGGTCTTCTCGGCGAGGCTCATCGGTGGCGCTCCAGCACGGTCGCCGCCATCTCGTGCCCCTGGCAGGGCTGCGGCAGCCATGCGGGGCGTGGGTGCTTGCGGAGCGGGTTGTCGCTGGCGCGCGCGTGGACGTTGAGGGCGTACACGATCGCCTCGACGTGCTCGCGCATGCTCCACGTCGCCACGACCTCGGCGCTCACGTCGTAGCCGACGAGCCCGAGCAGGTCGCGCGTGCCCTTGTAGCGGCCCATGGCCACCTCGCGGGCGACGGCGCGATACTGCACGCCGAAGCCGCGCGGGACGTTCCAGACCATCGCCTTGCGCTCTCGGTCCTTCACCGCGATCGAGGTTGTGGCGGTCATCCGCGCCTCGCCGACACGAAGATGCGGTGCTGTAGGAAGGCGTCCTTGTGCGTGGGCACCTCGCGGAGCTCGCCCAACTCGACCATCCGATCGAGGCAGGCGGCGAGCAGCCACGGGTCGATGCAGCGGTCGCCGTCCGTCAGCGCCGGGGCCTCGGCGCGGAAGGCGCACGACCGATCGAGGATGGCGCGCGCGTTGTCGCGCACGCGCAGAAGCGTACGCTGCCCATCATCGGTGAACAGCGTCGGGCGAAGATCGTTGTAGGCATAGGACATCGGTCACTCCTTCTGCAGGTCGGTCACGGAGGCCTCAAGGCGGGCCTCGTTCTCCTTGCGGTCTTCCTCGTCGGCCCAGAGGCGGAAGGCGCGCTCGGCGTCGATGGCCAGCTGCCCGACGTGGCTGCTCAGCCCCTCGAAGACCTCCTCGCCGTCGACGACGATGAACAGGCGCCAGCGCTTCGCTGTCGGCACGAAGCGCAGCACCCACGTCAACTCGGGCTGCCGCGGGCCGGACATGAGCACCGCGGACACCCAGTTGGCCATGCATGAGAAGAGCATCGCGAGGGGCTCGCGGCTGAGCGACCGCACGACGTCCTCGCGGACGCGCGTATCGTGCTCCTGGTTGGCGCGCGCGATGGCGTGGGCCACGATCGGGTGGCGGGTCGTCTCCGCCGTCAGGCGGATGCCGGCGGCCATGGTGTGTGCGGAGCTCGCGAGGGTCGTGCCCTGGTCGAGGATGTCGCGGCCCTTGGGCCCCTTCGGTCGCATCGGGTTCCCCCTTCAGGCGCGCGGCGGTCGGTTGCCGCGCGTCTCTGGAGGAGAACCTCGCATGCGCAACGCATGCGGTCAAGTCCTTCGCGGGACTACGTCTTCGCGAGCACGCGTTCGGCCGCTTGCAGGAGCAGCGTGCGAGCCCAGACCGCCGGGTAGCTGGAGCCGGCCTTCTTCGCGGCGCTGGTGATCTTCGCCAGCTGCTCGTCGTCCACGCGGACCATCAGGTACGGCTGCGGCTTGCGCTTGGTGGTCTTGGTGGTGGCGCGCGGCGTCGTCGACATGCCCGGAGCATGCCTTGCGCAAGTGCCATCGGTCAAGGTAGTAGTGGGTGAGCCCGCACCGACGAGAAGGCGTCGCCGCTCGCGACGTCGTGGACGTGCGCGGCGAGGAGACGTCCATGGCTGCGAAGAAGGCGAAGAAGAGCAAGGGCACGAAGGAGACGCCCGAGGCGGCGCGCGACGCGCACCTCGGCGCGGCGGGCGACAAGGCGCACCAGCATCGCGATGCAGTCGTGCGGCGCACCTACAAGGAACTTCTGCCCGTACGCGTGGGGCAGGACAAGGTCGAAGAGGCCATGAAGCAGATGGCCAAGCTCCACCACGAGGAGGAGGAGCTCGACAAGTCGAAGCGCCAGTTCCTGTCGGAGTGCCGGGAGAAGAGCGCGGCGATCAAGAACATGCGGTCGCGGTGCGTGGAGACCATCGACAACTCCACCGAGTTGCGCGAGGTCGAGTGCGTCGACCGGCTCCTGCCCACGGGCGTCATCGAGAGCGTTCGCGTGGACAAGCAGGAGCTCTGGAAGGACGCGCGTGTCGCGACGGCCGATGAGCGGCAGGAGGGTCTGCCCGGATTCGAGCCGCCCGAGGAAGAGGACGACGAGGAGTTGCCGGGGCCGCGGTCGAAGGCCAAGGCGAAGAAGTAGCCGATGGCGGCCGGGCGGGCGAAGAACGGGTTACGCCCGCTCGGCCCCTGCCAGTACGGCTGCGGCTGCGAGGAGTACCGGCGGTCGCGCGCACGCGCGAAGGCGAAGCGCGGCCGCCCGCTCTGTCGGTGCGGCCACGAGATCGCGTGGCATCTGCTGAAGGAGGGACCGAGGATGGAAGAGTCGACGAAGAAGCCCGCGCCGAGGTCCGTGACCGTGCCTCTGCCGACCGACCTGCAGGCGATCGCGACGGCGTTCGATGCGGTGCGCGACGCAGTGATCGCGGCCATCGCGCTCGGGCGTACGCCGGGCGTGGCCTCCGTCGACATCGTGCAGCGCACGCTGCCGCCGGTGCTCCAGGGGGCCATGAGCTTGCTCGCCGATTCGGGGCAGGCATCGTCCGATGCCGAGCGCTGAGCCTGCGCTGCGACCGAAGCGGGAGAAGCACATGCGCGTGAAAGGCGCCAACGGGCTCACGGGGTGCGAGTTGGCGATCCGGACGAAGGGATCACAATCGACACCCTGCTGGTCGCGACGCACTATCGGCCGAGCGGGACAACCAACAGCGCAATCGCGCTTCTCCGTCTGCTCGAGTTGGTCGATGGCGCCCGAGGCGGCACCCCGCGCGTGTCGTCGTACCTCTGGAACGGCACGTGATGGGCGTGGGGCTCGCCATCGCGCTACTCTGCCTCGACCCAGCCCGAGGCCGTCGAGCGTGGTGGAGGCGCGAGCGGTGATGTGGAAGTTCTGGACGATGCCGGAGGGCACGAGGGCGCCGCCGAAGCCGCTCTGGGAGCGCGCGGCCATCGCCTTCGAGAGGCCGCACAAGCCGAACAGCGACGCCCCGGCGCGCGCTGCGCTCGTCGCGATCGAGTCCATCACGGTGGGCGCGCCGACGTTCTTCACGGCGAGGGCCTTCGCGCGCGGGGCGCTGCGGAGCGATCGCTTGCTCGACGAGGTGGTCACCGGCAAGGTGGAGCCGGACGTGTTCCTGCGCGTCGTCGGCGACTACAATCACGGGGCGACGCCGGGGTGCCGGCGGCTGCAGCTGCGCAGGCGTGGGGTCGAGGAGTGGGAGGACTTCGCCTGATGCCGATTCGACCCGAGGAGCGGGCCCGCTACCCGAAGGACTGGAAGGCGATCTCGAAGCGCATCCGCGAGCGCGACGGCAACCGCTGCGCGCACCCTGGCTGCGGCGCCGTGAACGGCTCCATGGTACTGCGCGAGATCGCCAACCCGGAGCGATTCCTGCCGGAGGGCACGGCGCCGTCGGGCTTCGAGGACGACTGGTATCCGGTCCGCATCGTCCTGACCGTTGCGCACCGCGATCACACGCCGGAGAACTGCGACGACGCGAACCTTATAGCACTCTGCCAGTTGCATCATCTGCGGCTTGACGCCAAGCACCACGCGAAGAACGCGAGGGAGACGCGCGATCGAAAGCGCGGGCAAGGGAAGCTCTTCACATGACGTGCGACGCCATCTACTGCCGCTGCGAGGAGCGCGCGCACGAGAGGGACCGTCTCCGTCGCCGCGCGGGCTCGCGGGTCTTCGTGTGCCTCCCCTGCGGCTGGCAGGCGGTGCAGGTGTCGCTGGAGCCGCCGAAGAGCAACTCGCCGCCGAACCGGATTCCGGCATGACGCTGGCCACGAGCCTCTCGCGCATCGAGATCATCGTGCTCGGCGACGTGCACGACAACGGCGGCACGCTCACGCTCTGGGGCAGCTGGAAGCGCATCGGCTGGCGTCTCATACGCCAGGGCCTGCTTGCGCTCATCTGCTCCGAGCGCCGCGGCGGACGCACCGTGGTGCACGTGCGGCTGCACACCGAAGAGTTGGACGGCGTCAACGATGTGCGCACGCACGGCCGCACCGACATCGCGGAGATCGCCGACCTCGCGGCGCGCTGCTCGGCCGCCGTGCGGCTGGCGGCCGAGACGAGCAAGCAACTCGGGCGGACGGTGCACCCGTGCTGGCGCTCGGTGCCGAAGACGGTACCGCCGCCCACGTGGCCCGTTGGGGCGAAGACGTGCGGGGCGTGCTTCTGCAACCCGGACAAGCCGTGCACGGTGCGTCTCGATGACGGCTGCGGCACCGGGTGCTGCGTCCCCGCCGGCGTCTTCGGGATGCAGAAGTGTTCAGCATGTACGTTCGCCATGGAGGTCGTGTCCGATGAGGAAGCTCAAGGTGCTGCCGTCGGTGCGATGCGATGACGGCTGCGGTGCGTGCTGCGGCGTCATCCCCGTGACCGAGACGGAGTACAACCGGATCGCGGCCCACATGAAGGCGCGCGGCATCGTGCCCCTGGCGGGTCCCGAGGACGTGTGCCCGCTCTACCAGGGCGGACGCTGCTCGGTCTACGAGGTGCGACCGCTCATCTGCCGCATCTTCGCCCACTCTGAGCAACTGGCGTGCGCTCGCGGCTACGCGGCCAACGTGCCCGAGCGCGAGATCCTGCGCATGACCGGCGCCAACGGGATGCCCACGCGCCTGCTGCAGGAGATGCGACCCGAGCACGACCCTGCCTTCGTCGATGCGTGGCTCGATGTCGTGCGCGACGGGTGGCCGCCGGTGAAGCCGTGAGCTTCGAGGACGACGTCGTCGCCGCGCTCACCTCGGTCCGTTACCACGTCTCGCAGGAAGGTCCGCTCCACGATGCGATCGCGCGTGTGCTCGCCAGCAACGGCATCGAGGCCGAGCACGAGGTGAAGCTCGGCCCCCGGGAGCGCATCGACTTCCTCGTGGGCGACGTCGGCATCGAGATCAAGATGCGCGGCACGGTGAGCAAGATCGCGGCGCAGTTGTGGCGCTACGCCAAGAGCCCGCGCGTGCGCGTTCTTCTTCTCGCGACGACCCGCGCGAGCTATGTAGAGTTGGACGGCGTGGAGTGGTACGGCAAGCGGGTGCGCGTCGTGCGCCTCCCGGGAGGACTCATCTGACGATGAAGCTCGGTCGAGTGACGAAGGGCGAGCCTGGCACGGTCTGGATCATCACGCTCCCAGCCCATCAGGCCATCAAGCTGAAGAGAGTCTTCCCGAAGCTCGGCGCGGGGCCGCGCGATGAGTACGTCCTCAGCGACACGCCCGAGAACGCGCGCGACCTGCAATGGTTCCTTGAGCGCTACGAGATGACGACCGACGCCGCTGCGCGCGCCTACCTCGAGCAGCGCGCAGACGAGCACCGCGAGCAGCAGTCGCTGGTTGCCAAGATGCTCTCGGGCAAGATCCCAAAGCTGCCCGTGGAGCTGGCCGTCCCGGCGCGCCACTACCAGACCGAGGCGGCAGCGCTCTACATGGCCAGCGGCGGCCTGCTTCTCGCTGACGACCTCGGTACAGGCAAGACTTGTACGGCGATCTGCTCCTTCTGCGACGAGCGCAGTCTGCCCGCGCTGGTCATCGCGCCCACGGCATTGCCCCAGCAGTGGCGTCGCGAGATCTCGAAGTTCGCCCCGGCGCTGCGCGTCGCGGTCATCCAGGGGACCAAGCCCTACGATCTGACCAAGGGCTGCAGGCGGCACGACTTCACCGAGGCCGAGCGCCTGCGGCCGTCGCGCTGCCGCAAGTGCGGGTGCCGACCGAAGGAGGTCGGCCGCGGCCCCTTCCCGATGCCGGATGTCATCGTCACGAGCTACTCCAAGATCGTGGGGTGGGCCGAGACCTTCGCGGAGATGGCGCAGGAAGGGCTGCTCGCCAGCTGCGTCTTCGACGAGGCGCAGGAACTACGGCGCGAGTGGGGGCGAGACAAGGATGGCAACAAGCAGCGGACGCAGAAGTATGCGGCCGCGAAGCTCATCGCCGATGCCGTCAAGTACCGGCTCGGCTGCAGCGCCACCCCGATCTACAACTGGGGCTCGGAGTTCTTCACGGTGATGGAGTGTATCCGTCCCGGCGCGCTCGGCACCGTCGACGAGTTCACCACCGAGTGGTGCGACGGCGCGCATCGCGACCAGGCCGAGATCAAGGATCCGAAGGCCTTCGGCGTGTACGTGCGCGGCGAGGGCATGATGTTGCGCCGCACCCGCGCCGACATCGGGCGCGAGTTGCCACCGCTGACGAACGTCCTTCACAAGGTGGAGAGCGACGCCTCGGTCCTCGAGGCGGTGGAGGACCGCTGCGCGGAGCTAGCGCGCTTTCTACTCGGCAAGGACAAGGTCGCGCCGGCAGGTACCGAGATCGCTGAGATGGGTCCAGTCACCGCCGAGCAGAAGGTGCGCGGGGCGAGCATGAAGGCCGCGACGGAACTCGACTGGCGGCTGCGGGAGGCGACTGGGCTCAGCAAAGCGCCCTACGTCGCCGAGTTCGTGCGACTGCTCATCGAGGGCGGCGAGAACAAGATCCTGCTCTTCGGCTGGCATCATGCCGTGTACGGCGAATGGATGAAGCTCCTCGGCGGCGGTCGCGAGGGGCTGGCCGATCTGAAGCCAGTGCTGCACACGGGGCGCGAGAGCGCCAAGCAGAAGGAAGAAGCGCGCGCGGCCTTCATCGAGGGCGACTCCAAGGTCCTCGTTATGAGTCTGCGCAGCGGCGCCGGCGTCGATGGCCTGCAGAAGTGCTGTCGCACCATCGTCTACGGGGAACTCGATCCGTCGCCCGGCGTGCACGAGCAGTGTAGCGGCCGCCCCCATCGCGACGGCCAGACCGATCCGGTGTTCGCCTACTACCTCGTGAGCGAGGACGGCAGCGATCCGCACCTGATGGACCTGCTTGGGCTGAAGACCGGGCAGGCGGAGGGCATCCGCGACCCGGAGCGCGAGTTGACCGAGAAGCTCACCGGCGGCGGCCACCACGTGAAGAAGCTCGCCGAGGCGTACCTCGCCCAGCGCGAGAAGCGCGCGCGGGCGCGCATCGACGCCGCTGCCCTGTGAACGCACAGACTCTGGACGGGCGTCACGGTTTCGCGCGATGCGCGAATCCTTCCGCTCGCTTGCAAGCCATCGAAAGATCGATGGCGTTCGCCGCGTCGCGTGGCAATCCGCCACAAGCGTGTCGCGTTTCGACACAATTTCTTTGACCGGCTGAGGCAGGATCGGGTAACGGTGGTTCTCACACGGCGACTGGAAAGCGCCGCGGTCGTCGACGTTCCTGCCAGCGGTGCGGTTCGGAGACGGGGAGACCCGTCAACTTTCCAGACCGTATCGCGCCGCTGGCAGGGGCGTCGTGGGCTCGCGCGCGCTTCGCGAATGGAGGCGACGGGCATGAGAGGCAACCAAGCATGGGCCAGGTCGAGGACGACGGCATGAGCCGCGCGCGCATTGAGGCCGCCCGTACGGGGCTCAGGCTCATCGCCAGGCTCTCAACGGAGGACAACGTGCGAGCCATCGCAGAGGGCCTCCTGGAGCAGCTGGCGGACGACCAGGGCGACGAGGCACGGCGGGTGCGCGATCGCGATCGAAAGAGACGCGAGCGCGGCGGCAGCGATCCGCCGCGTCCGAGCGGACACGACGGACACGACGGACACGACGGACATGCGCGGACTGTGGTGGACATGACGGACAGAGGACGGACGGGGAAAGGGGAAGGTGTGTCTGTCGATCTTGAAACAGAGATCGAGATCGAGAATACCAACCCCCCCGAGCCGCATGTTCCGTCCGTGTCCGCGCGGACAGAGTCGGTCGGCATCAGCGAAGTCGCCCGGCGCGATCTGCGCTGCATCGCCAAAAGTCTCCGTGGTCAGCACGGTAACGCAGCGAGCCTAAAGGACCGCTACGAGGAAGCACTTCGAGACCTTGGCTGGCTCGTTGAGCGCGAGGTGGCGGTGTCCGACGCGTTCGAGGACGGTCGCAACGGTCGTGTCGATCTGGTCGCTCGCAAGGACGGCGAGACGTTGGTCATCGAGTTGGACAACCTGACACCCCGCGGCCGTTCCGTCCTGAAGATGGCTCGCTTTCGCGGCTGCGTCCGGGTGAGCATTCTCCGCTGCGCCCAGTGGGGATGGCGCGAGGGCACGGAGTGGGCGGACGTTGTGATCGGCATGGAGTGGCAGGGGGGCCAGGTCGTGCCGATGCGCTCCTATCCACGTAGCGCCGTGGAGGACGGCTGCATGGGCTACACGGTCGGCGTGTGGCGTGATGCCGTGTGCGTCGTGACCGCTGGCACCCTCAGCCCCATGGCGCCCGGTGAGCAGCGGAAGCTGACCGGGGCCATCGTCGCCCATGGGCCGAAGAAGGACCCTCGGGCCCTGCTGGAGTGGACGAAACAGAAGGCCACGGCGTACGCGAGCAGCTGCATGTCCGTCGGTGCTGAGATCAGCGTGTGGGGCTTCGCGCGCTGGTGCGACAACGGCTTCCAGCACACCAAGGGCCTGCAGCGAGGCGGGCCAGGAAAGATCAAGCAGGGCGGCGAGGGCATGGACCCGGCGGAGGGCACGTGAGCGATCCGCGCAAGGTGCACATCGACGTCGAGCCCTCGAAGAAGATCGACCCGATGAAGCCGTTCGTGCCGCCGTGCACGTGTGGCAAGCCGTGCGCACCGCTGCCGTCGCAGCGCGTGATCTCCGGCGGGACGGTGGTCTTCGGCGGCCGGCGCACCTACTACGCGCACGCCTGCGTGGACTGCATCGCGCTCGACAAGCGCGAGCGACTCGCGCGCCGCTACCTGACCATCCCGGAGCACTACCGCTGGGCGGACCTTGAGGAGCCGCTGCTCGCGGAGCGCGTCGGCGCCGATCACGTGGCGCACATGGGCGCGCAACTCGGCACGCTTCACACGCGGAACGTGATCTTCACGGGCCCGACCCAGAGCGGCAAGACGTCGCTTGCCTGCGCGCTCCTGCGTCGGTCGTTCGACCAGCACGAGGGACTGCGCGCCAGCTTCGTCGACGCGATCACGCTGGGCAAGGCGGCCATCCAGCACGCGCTCGGGCGCGGCGAGGCGCCCGAGATCGACAGGCTCGCCAACGTGGCTCTCCTGGTGCTCGACGACGTCGGGCAAGAGACCGCGCGCGATTCCAACCCCATCGTGGACGTGCTCTTCGAGCGGCACCAGCACGACCGGCCGACGTGGGTCACCACGTACCTGAGCCATCAGGAGATGGTCGACAGGTACAACGGCGGTCTCGCGCGTCGGCTCACCGAGCGCGGCAAGGTCACCGTCGTGTCGTGGAGGAAGTAATGCCCGACGACCGAGACCACGCCGCGAAGGCCCTCGCGGAGATCAAAGCCATCCTCGATGCGCCGCCGGACGCGCGGCAGAAGGCGCCGCTGCCGGACTGCTCGAGGTGCGCGGAGCGGAAGAAGACCTACCCGGACTGGAAGGTCTGCCAGGTCGAGGAGCGCGTGATCGCTGGGCGCGTGTACCGCCAGGCCCTCTGCCGCGCATGCCGGATCGCGACCGCGCCGAAGGAAGCGGGTCCCGCGGCGGCGACGTCGACGGGCAAGCACGCGCCCGACTGCAAGTGCACCAACTGCGCCCGCACGACGTTCGCCGATGCAGACGACGAGCGCAGCCTGTTCCCGCACGGTCACGAACCACCACCGCGCCCACCGGCGCCCGAAGGAGAGAAGTAGCGATGGCTCAGGGACTGAGAAACCTTACGCGGCCGCACGTGCCGCACTTCGCAGCCGACGTGCTGCAGGCGCTCGGCGAGTACCGGCAGGCGCTGCTCGCCGAGGCGTACGCCGAGAGGCAGGCCAAGACGCTGCGCGGCTTCCGCACGCGCGGCCAGGGGCGGCACGAGAACGACCTCGAACGCGCCACGCGCCTCGAGGAGACGGCCACCGCGAAGGCGAACGAAGCGCGCGACAACCTCGACGAGCTATTGACGCAGGACCTCTGAACGCTGGAAGGAGAAGACCATGAACGCCAAGGACATCACCGTCTCGCTGTACGCCAACGGAACTCTCGTGAAGCACTCCGAGCCCCAGGACCTCACGCTCGACGACGCGCCGCCCGGTGGGCGCGCGATGGCGCTCGCCAACCTCAAGGTGCCGCTCGACATGCAGGTCGTGGTGACCTTCGACCCCGCGCAGATCGCGGCCATCCATGCGCGCACGACCTACGGCTTCAAGACGCTGCGGGCGATGATCGACGACCTGCCGCAGTGCCAGGCGAAGGGCTGCCGCGAGCAGCAGCAGCACCCGGCCACACACTCGGCGAGCGCCATACTCATCACGCCGAGCGCCAGCAGGACCACGCCAACGCCAGCGGAGATGACCCACGTGAGGCTCTGCGACAGCTGCGCGGAAGCGTCACGCCGAGCGGGAAACGACGTCACCGAGTTGCCCAGCGCACCGGCCGTGCGACACCTCGAAGGCTACGTCCTCGACTACGAGCGCGAGCACGCCATCCCCAAGGGCGAGCGATAGGACCGACTCCGCCACCACGTGGCAGAAAGTGGGAAGATATGGCAAAGCATGGCGTGGGCGGGACGAAGTTCAAAGGGCGCGCGGGAGGCAGCAGCGGGACCATCGACGTCCCGCCGCACGTGCTCGCGCGATGGGCGAAGGAGCCGCCGCCGGCGGTGCTGTCGCTGAAGCCGAAGTACCCGCCCGGCGATCCGCGCATCGCGAAGGAGGCCGAGGAGGAGCGCAAGGCGCGCTTCGAGGCGTCCAAGGAGCGCGTCCTCGAGGAGCACTCGGGCACCTTCGAGAAGCTCGCGTCGCACGAGGCGGCCGAGAAGCGCGACCCGCTCGTCGTCGAGGCCCCCGACCTCATCTCGGACCTCGCAGCCGCCCCGGAGAAGATTGCGCGCAACGCCAAGCGGCTCGCGGCCAATGTGAGGCGCGCGTCGTGAACGAAGCGCTCACCGCCGATCTGGTCCGCGCGTGCGCAAAGTGCGACCATGTGGCGGCCGCATACGTGAGTCCACACGCCCACGCCTTCGTGGTCGTGGCTGTCGTCGGCGTGCGCGAGCGCTCCCTCGGCAAGGACGGCACCGCCTACGGGCCCCTCTTCCCAGACGAAGTCGCCACGCGGGAGTTGTCGGCGCTCGTGAAGAAGGTCCGCGACAAGCACGACGTCTTCGTCGGCTGGTTCATGGCCACGCGCTCGCTCGCGACCAGCTGGCCGAAGGTCTACGAGAAGGTCGCGCGCGTGGCGCTGAAGGACGACGCTCCGACCGGCGCATCTGCATCAGCATCTCCGTGAGGCAGATCGAATGAACCTCCAGCGTCACGACCTGCGAACGCTCATCACCATCGTGGACAACGTCATCAACGGCGCCCCCGTCAAGATGGGGGAGCGCGAGTTAGTCGATCTGCGCCAGCGCATGGCGCATGTCTTCGCCAGCTACGGCCCCGAGTGGGGCGAGAAGGTCTTCGAATGGCGCATCGCGCTCGTCCAAGAGGTCTTCCCGACCCGTGGCAAGAACAAGGGCAAGGCGGTGCGGAAGAAGCGGGTGGCCACGATGAACGAGTTGGTCAATCTCAACATCTGGGCGAAGCAGGAACTCCGCGAGTGGCTCGATGCGGACCTGCTCAAGGCACTCGAGCGATGGCCGCTCGCGGTCATCCAAGATGAGCCGCGTCCGCGCGCCGTGCGCGTCACGCGCTGCTCCTCGAAGCAGCCAGACGAGATGGGGGTCGACGTGCTCGGTGGCAAGGTCCCCGTCGATCGCATGGTGCAGGCTGGCATCCTGGCTGGCGACACCGTGAAGCTCCTGCAGCGCGAGGCGCGATGGCAGCAGGCGCCGAAGGAGGAGGGGCTGCTGCTGATCGAGGTCTTCGAACTGAAGGGAGCGACGACATGAGCGACGACAAGAACGGTCCCCCGTACCCGCCCTATCCGGTCATCCGTCGCGAGCGCGGGCGCGGGGTCGACGCCATCTTCGAGCCCGCGCCGCCGCAGATCATCGTGCCGCACCCAGAGTCGCCGTTCCCTGGCAGCATGCCGGCGGCGAAGGACGGGTGCGTGCCGATGCTCGAGCACATCAGCGAACGCCACGTAATCGACGCGACGAGCGTAGGCGATGGCATCGGCCGCACACGCGAGATCCTTGAGGCGTCGTTCCGACGACGCATGGGCAAGGACGTGATAGCACGCATCGTCATCGAGATCGTCGAGCCCGCGGCGGCACCGGACAGCGAGCCCGATCTGCCCGTCGACGACTTCGACGACGCGTTGCAAACGCCGCATCAACCCGGCTGACGCTTGCGCAGCGCATGCGCTCGTGCTTCTCTGCAGTGGCGCCCGGTCAGGTCAGGCTGGGCGCGTTCCGAGGAGGGTCAAGAGCGTGAGCGTCGACATCCTGCAGCCTACGAGCCTCAGCCAGCGGGTGAGGATCTGATGGGCTGGCGCGACCTCCTGCAGAGCCAGAACAAGATCGAGACCGTCGTGGCCCCATGGCTCGGTGGCCGCGAGCTCCGTATGGGGCCGAGGCGCTGGACGATCGAGGGCCGCCTGCCGCCGGAGCACGGGTGGCAGTCCTTCTGTGTACGTGGGCGCGTGGCGATGTGGGCGCACGTGGCGACTCACCCGCTGCCGCCGCTACTCGGACGCCAGCGAGGCATCCCCATCGGGGATCGCTTCGTCGTCGACGGCACCTTCGGGTGGCTCGGCGGCGTCCGCGGGCCGGACGATCTCGGTCGCGTCGAGGCGGAGTTGCTGCAGAGGGCCGAGCCGATCCATCTGCTCGACCCCGGCATCGATCGCTTCCAGTCCGTGATCGCAGGACGCCCGTTCGAGGGGGGGCCGCTCGTGTACGTCGAGATGGCCATGCCAGAGGACGCGGCCGAGGGCGTGCTGCGCGCGTGGGAGAACGGAGAGCGTTCCATCGCGGGCATCCCCGGGGTGACGCCCGCCCTCGACTGGGGCTTCCGTCTGCTCTGGATGCAGCGCGACGTTGCCGAGCGCGCCCGTGCCGAGAGCGAGCGCCTCGATCGGCTGCGGGAACTCGACCGCGCCGGCGTCAGCGCCGTGGGCCGGCGGCAGTTGGCTACCGTGGACTTCGAGCGCGCAGCTCGGGCGGCGCTGTCGACGGGCGGCGCCGAGTTGCTCGACAGCCAGCCAGGGGCGCGGCCCACCGAGAAGGTCGTGCGCTTCCGCACCGAGGGGCGGCGCTTCGAATGCGTGTGCCACGCGCTCACTCTCGCCGTGATCGACAGCGGCATATGTCTGCAGGACCACGCGACGGGTCGCCGGGACGACCAGTTGCTGTCCCTGGAGAGCCTGCCGAGCGTCATCCGCGAGGCGATGCGCACGGGACGCTTGCACGTCTACCGCCCCGTGGAGCCGCGAGGCGCGTACGCTGCGGCGAACGCAGCGCGGGACGACTGGGACGAGGACACACCGCTATGACCGACGAGCAGCGCCCGGAAGACTTCATGCCCGGCAAGATCGTACGTCTGCGGTCGGGCGGGCCGAACATGACGATTTCGCACACGGGCAACAACCACGACGCGTTCAAGGTTGGCACCGTGCACGTGAAGTGGTTCACGAGCGAGGGTGTTTTGCAGAGCGGCAGCTTCGATGCGCGCGCGCTGCGGCCCGTGCGGTACAAGGCGAGGAAGGCGAGGAAGGCGAAGCCGTGAAGGTCGACTACAACACCGCAATCACGGTGTGGGCGAGGGATGGCACGCTGCATGCCCTGGCCGAGTCGCGAGGACATGACCACGTTCGCCGCCCTCGAGGCCGGGCTCGGGAGGCGCTTCTCGTGGCCCATCATCACGGCCAACAGCGGCGCCATCTTCGCTTGGCGGGAACCGCTGCGGCGCTATGCTCGCGCGGCAGCCTGGGACGACGGCGCCCAGCGTGGCTACCCGCCGGCTAGCTCCGACACCTCGCCGCCGCCCTTCGTTGTCCGTCACGTCGTTCTCCTCCTCGTTCCGCACACGTCAGCACGTTCGCTCCTTGTGACGCCGCAGAGGGCTTGATTCCCTCTCTGCGGCGTTACTCATTTCGGGATGGGCAAGCGCGCTAGGCGACCGACGGAGCCCTTCACGCTCGGCCAGCTGCCGGTCGCGCACGACATGCGGCCGGGGCTCCTCTGGCTCGTGAAGGGTCTCCGGGCAGTACCTCGACGCGGGCGGATGGCTCGTGGGCGATCCGGCGAAGGCCGAGCCCTTCTTCGTCTTGAAGCGCGCGTGGCGACGCGTGCGTGCCGTGCGTCGGCGGCGCCTCTGGCTCGGACGCGTCTACGTCGTGCGACGTCGGCACCTGCGCGCCCCCCAGTGGTAGGCTCGGCCACAATGGGCATGGCGGACCCGAGGACGAGAGAGGACATCCTCGACGAGTTGCGACGGACCCTCACCGTCGACTTCGTGGCGAAGCTCGATCGCGTGCTGTCCATGCCGGACCTCGCGAAGTTGGCGGACGGCATCCAGCGACTCGCGCGCATCCGCGGAGAGCCTCGCGTCATCGTGATTGGCGACTCTCGCGAGGGCGAGTTGCGGCTCGTCATGCGCGAGACGCGTGCCTACACCGAGACGCGGTTGGAGATCCCCGTCTCAACTTCCAGCGGCGACTGCGGGAGCAGGTGCCTGCATGGCCACGCCCGACCCGCGCGCGCCGTCCCCAGCTGCCCGCGCGGCGGCCGCCGTGGCTCGCCCGCGCCAGAGGGGCCCCGCGCGAGCGTCGCCCGCTGAGGGCCCGCCCAGGGCGTCGTCGTCGCCTCAGCGCCGAAAGCCGACCAGCACGACCACGCCTTCGGTGACGCGCGTTCCGCAGCGCCGACAGTCGACCCCCGCGGGGCTCTTGAAGGGCCCCAGGCGCAGGTCCTCGACGTGCTGGCAGCCCTTCGCGTTGCAGACGCGCGGACGATCCTGCCCCTTCTCCAGCCCCTGAAGGCGACGCACCGCCTCGGCGCTGCGCTTCTCGGTGGCACTCGTCGGCTTCGTGGCGGGGCGCGGTCGCGTGGGCTTCAGGCGTGGACGCCCCGTCACGGCTCGTCCTCGCGCGGCACCAGGGGGCACCGATCGTGAGGCCCGAGCTCGGCGCAGCACGAGTCCAGCGTGACGCGATCGGCCTCGAGCACGTAGCCGTCCTCGCGGCGCGTCAGCACGCCTCGGAGCCCGAGCTTGCGCAGGTTCGAGATCGCCGTGAACACGCGATCGCTGACCGACTTCGGCAAGAGTTTCTCGCCCGGCCAACCGTAGCGAGAGGCGTCCTCGACGGACACCCCCATCTTGACCGGCTGCTCGGTGGCGTTGGCGCTCGCGATCGCGGCGAGGATGCGACGGTTGGCGGCGTTCGTCACGACGACGCGACCCGTGGACGGGTGGCGACCACCGACGGATCCGACGGATTCGAACCAGTGGCCTCGAGGGCAGACGAGAACGACGATCGGCATTCAGGCGACCCTCATCACGGTGGCGAGCGAGAGCCACCCTTCGTCGTACCAGCCGCGCATCACCTGCCACGCGACGTTCACGCGCCAGAGATGCAGCGCGCCGGCCGCGCGATCCCCGAAGGGCGCCGGCACGCGGAAGCAGCCATACCCGATCGGCCCCGGTCTCAAGATCCGGTCTTTCGGCGCCGTCCCCCTGCCGCCGCGGCGCGCTCCAGCTGCATCTCGCGCAACCCGCGCATGATGGCGCTGCGCAGCACGTCGGCCCGCGTGGGCTTGATGAGCCCCATCATCTGGCCCGCGTGCGGGATCAGATCGTCGGCCTGCGCGATGGCCTCGCGAGGGAGGCGCACGTTCAGCTGCTCGGAGTCGGTGCTCGGTCGGGGCATGGTCAGATTCCTTTCGATGTGTGGCGCCGGCGCAGCCGGCGGGTTCCGTGGTCCCAGTGCCACCACTGCTGATGGCACGAGTTGCAGAGAGTCTCGACGTTCTCAGGCGCGTTGTTGCCGAGGCTGGAGCAGGTCCGATCGCAAAAGCGCCGTCGCAGGAACACGCCGCGATCCTCCAGGCGCCCGGCGAAGCGCTTGCGGGTGGTACGCTGCAGGGCTGGGGCGACGGCGAGCCCACCCAGGAGGACCGGGAGTCATTCTGCGCGCTCGTCGAGGCGCGGCTCACGCAGTGGTACCCCGGTCACACCGTCGAGGCGTACGGGGCAGACGACGCTGATACCGCGCGCGATGCCGAGCCACTCAGCGCCCTCGGAAACTCCGTAGTGCCTCAGTGCAGTGCACCTCGACGAGCGCATCCCACGCGGCGGCGAACTCGGAGCGATCGACACCCGCCAGGGCCGTCGCCGTCTCCCTGTCGCCCGCCTCACCAGCGGCTCGGACCCAGCCATCATAGGCCCGCTCCCCGTCGCGCTCGACGGGGAGCTCATCGGCGCGGCCCATGTCATCAGCGAACAGGCTCTTGGCAAGCTTCTCGGCGGTCATCGAGATCATGGTCAGCACTCCTCAGTGTTTGCGCTCGCGCGCGTCATCGTGTCGAGCATGTCGCGCTGCCCCGAGAGGCGAGCGCGCAGGAAAGAGACTTCGAGCGACAGCGCGCGGCGAGTCGCTTGCGACGTGCGCGCGTCGTACAGCTTCGCGCACTTCTTCGCGAGCTTCGCTTCGAGCGTCGCGCGATTCGTCGTGGTCGTCATCACGAGATACACAATAACGCACCCCACCCGGGGCGCAATATCTTTGCCTGCTGTCGATGGGCTTTTCCATTCCTATGTTCAGTGCTCGGGTGCGTGTCCATGTCGCACTCCCGCGCGATCGTGGCGGTTCCCCGGAAAAGCCAGGGCAAGCGCGCAGCGCGAGGCGAACGGCTCGGGAACGGTCGGGAGCTGGTGCCCCTGGTCGCACCGAAGCTCCAGCCGCGGTAGGCCAGCAACTCGGTGAACGCGCCCGAGTCGAGCGCCCAGATCCCCTTCGCGCGCGGCAACGTCTTCATCTCGAAGAGCCGACGTCGCGAGACGAAGAGCGGCACGTCCAGCTTCGCGAGCCACGACGGCATGTGCGTGCCCATGAAGAACATGGGCACGCGGCGCGGCGCGCGCGGGGGCAGCGTGGCGGGTGCGGGCGGGGCCGCGAAGCCGAAGGCGGTCTGCGCGATCACGACGACGCCCTCGCCGAGGCCTCGCGGCGGGCGCGATCGCGGCGCGCGATGTGCAGCGCGCAGAGCCCATCGCGCACGGACCGGTGACGCTGCACGCCGCGGCGCTTCGGGCAGGCGTAGCACCAGGGCGACTGCGTCCGCTCCAGCCCGCGCGCGCGCCGCAACTGGTCGAGCACGAAGGTGAGGGCTTCCTTCTCGGTGCCCACGAGGCCGACCATGCGCCGCAGACGCGTGGCCCCGTGGAACACCTCGATGACTCGATAGACGACCGAGCCGCTCACGCACACCTCGGTGCCCCCGAGCAGCCGCAGAAGCTCGGCCCGCGTCTCGGCGGCGGTCATTCGCGCCACCCGAGCACGATGCCCCCGGCGGCCTTGTATGCGCGCACCCACGCGTCGATGAACGTCGCCATCGGCTCCCGCACGTCGATCGCGTCGACGGCGCGGTCGGCCGCCTCGCGCGCGCCTCCGCTCGGGAAGCGCTGCGCGAACCATCGCTCGTCGGACTTGGCGCTCATTCGAACACCGCGACCTTGACCGTCTCCTCGGCGTACTGCCTCAGCGCCGCGACGGTGCCGCGATGCATCTCCTGATGCTTGTCGGTAGGCAGCGTCCAGTCGCTGGCCGACTGGAAGCGCTCGCGCTCGGGCGCGGGGTGACTGCGATACAACATGCAGCCCATGCCCTTGAGATCGACAGAGAGTTGCCACTTCGGTGTGATGATCGGCCCGCGGCTGTCGAACACGACCCCCGAGGGGATGTGGATGTCGCGCGTAGGCCGCGAGAAGCCCCACGCGCTCATGTCGAGCAGCATGTGGCGGCGCCCGACCTTCGCCGCGAGCACCACGTGGCCGTTGAGCCCCCCGGCCTTCTCGCGCATCTCGCGTTCGCCCGGCTTGATGTCGATCCCCGCGTCGCACTGCACGACGTAGGCGGTGACGGGATCGCGGCCGCCCGAGCGGAATGCGAAGTTCGCGGCGACGACCTCGCAGAGCAGCGGGCGCGCCTTGATGTCCCACCCCTTGAGGACGTCGAGCGCGGCGCGCGAGGCGAGGACGCAGCAGTTGGACTGGTAGCCGATGCCCTCGAGCACGGGCCGCGCCACGAGGGCGAGGGCGGCGATCTGCTTCTCGACGCGGTTCACGTGCCCACCTCGACGATCTCGACGGGCATCACGTCGCGCCCCGCCTCCATCTCGCGCTGCTGCTGCTCGGGAGGCACGTGCTGCCACACCCCGCCCCCGTCGCGATAGGCGGGCTGCGCGCGTCGCTTGCACGCGTCGATCAGATCGAGGCTCGGCGGCCCCTCGAGGATCTCCCCAGTCTCGAAGCTCTTCACACGGTACATCATGCCGCCTCCGGCGCACGCTCGCCCGCGCACCAGTCGTTCCACACGTCGTTTCCGATCGTCGAGCAGAGCTCGGCCTCGTCGATCGACTCGTCGTCGGAATCGCTTGTGGCAAGACGCGCAAAGTAGTCCATTACGTCATCGTATCGGCCGGTGAGGTTCGCCCATTCGTAGCCGCGGTGCACGCCGTGATCGATGACGCGCCACGCGCGCTTCTTCCCCGGCGGCGCCCCGCGGCTGCGTGTAGTGCTCGCGCAGGCAGGCGACGAAGTCCGGGTCCCATGTCGAGCATGGCCAGAAGGCGATCACTTTGCCCTCGTACCCGAGCAGGCGGGCGACCTCTCGTAGCACGTCGATGCGATGCTCGTCCCGATTGTACGCGCTCACGACTCGACCCCGGTCCAGCCCCCGCCGATTCCGATGTGGTACGTGCCACCCACGGGCAGCTGGTCGAGGTCGCGCTCCCACGTGGGAAGCTCCTCGTCTTCGGCGTTGTGCTCGCGCAACTCGGCGAGCGTGAACGGCTCGTGCGTCGCGCCATCGTTGCAGAAGGTCTTCACGTCGTCGCCTCCCACGTGATGCGGGACGCGCGGCTCGAACGTGTCGCCCGTGTCGGTGGCGGTCACGACGCACCCCCAGCCGTGCGCGCGATGAACGCAGGCAGGCTCTCGATGAGAGCCTCGGCGACCACGAACTCGCGCGTGGTCGGGCGGCGCGGGCGGCGCTGGAAAGAGTCGACGCCATCGGCGGTGCCTCGGGACCATCCGGCGAGCCAGATGCGGGCAGCGGCGTGGTGCTGGGCGGGGATGAAAAGGCGTTCTCCGCTGATCTCACGGCGCAGCCGAGACGCGCGCGATGGCTTCCGCTCGGCCTTCACGAACTTCGTCGCCGCCTGGTCCTTCACCGGCGTCCGGGCCGGAGCCTTGGGCAACGTGAACCCCCCGGCGAGCTTCTTTCCCTTGTCGGCCATCATGCAGCTTTCCTCACGGCGGCCAGGACCGCCTTTGCAAATCGCTTCACCTCGAGCCGCCGCGTCGCTCTCGGGCGCGTAGTCCACGACCCCGAGCCCGGCGAGCGTCGCTTCGCCGTACGCAACGCGGTTCTTGATCACTTCGTCCAGCACGCGCACGTCGAGCTCCCCGAGCGCTTCCAGGGCGAGCTTCGCGAGCGTGGTCCGATCGGCGCGGTTGAGCACGATCACGGCGCGGAGCTCCTCGCGGTACTGCTTTGCCTCGTCGAGGACGGCGATCGTCTCTTGGAGCGCCCATACGTCCGCCGCTCCGGGGATGACGGGCATGATCACCAGGTCGGAGGCGAGCATCGCGGCGCGTGTCTCGGCCCCCATGCGCGGCGGGCAGTCGATCA